GCTTACTCGGCAGCGACTCCATCATCGTCGATGCCCGCACTCGTCTGCGTCCAGGCGATGCATTCACTGCCGGTAACGACATGGCACAGAGCTGGAACACAGGCGGGGTTGTTGTCACCGCCACCGCCGCTCGCAAGTGGCTGTATGGCGAGTACATGGAGCCGCAATTGCGTGAGGTGTACCGTGATGCCCTCTGGTACCTGGCTCAAACCGATGCTTCGGCCAATATGTTCATTACCGTCCACCTGAATCGTCTGCACCTCATCCGTGGCTCCGACATGGCCAACGTGCCAAAAATCCAGAACATGGAACCCGACGTGTTTGAGCGCTATGTCAAGGGATTGCGCCCAACCCTCATCGCGTCCTCGTCCATCTGCACCGCGATGCGTGCCGTGCGCTCGATGCTGCCTGAGGCCAAGTACGTTTGGTTCGACGGCGACCTGCGCTGGTGGTACATGGATTCGAGCATGGTCAACTTGGTCTGGCCAGAGAACAGCAGTGTTCCTGTATCCGTGTTGGAAGACGCGGTTCTCGAAGCAGCTGACCGCGGCCTGATGAATCAGCCCCTGTGCCCTGACCTCGCTTAATCGTCCACTACTCGTCTGTATACTTTGCAGACACCCACAAAGGAGATGTACCCGTGAAACTCGTTATCAATGATGCAAACCTGCTGGCGGCGTTCCAGAAGGTAGAAGGTAAAGAAGGCGTGGTGCAGGCCGTTGTTCTGGCGGGCGGTACCTTCGAGAAAGTTCGCCTGCAGGCGCTGGGCGGCGCCACCATCGAATTGCCTATCGAAGGCCTGCAGAAGCCCCAGGTCATCGAAGCCGGTCAGACCCTGCAGTTTACCGCCAATGGCTGGGTTGATGGTTTCGACTTCAAGGACATCAAGCTGTTCGGCAAGGCACCTGAAAAGGCCGCCGAGCGCGTGCACTCCGGCGGCAGCTCGCCTCTGGCAGCGCCTGAGAAGTCCAACCGCTACGCGTGATCGGCCAGCGCCTCTCTCTGCGGGGAGAGGCGCCTATGCTCAAGGATAGGAAATGACTACCATCGTTTATCATCGTGGTGAGTTAGCCACCGATAGCCGGATCATTCGTCACCAAGACACCATCGAACTTGAACAGTCGTCTTGGGGCGAGAAAGTTTACACCAGTCCCTGTGGTCGTCTGCTGCTGGCTAAGGCTGGCATGGGTTGGACTGAAGCGTTCATGGATGGGTTGGTAGAACACCTCATCGGTGAACTTGCACGTAAACGCGAGAACCCTGGTCACAAGATCGTTGTCCACAAGGATGCGATGGACTGGGCAGATTCTCTGCTCATCGTTACCAGCGATGGCGCGCACTGGGTCGATAAGATCCGTTCGCGCACTGTGGACGACGTTGACATCGTCACCATGGGTACGGGTGCCCATTTCGCCAGAGCCGCTGTAAACATCGGTAAGAGCGTTACAGAGGCTGTTGAGATCGCCATTCGTCATGACAAGATGAGCGGCGGTAAGATTCACCATTACAAGGCCTCTGATCTTAAGCCTTTGATCGAGGAGAAGGGCGATGAACATAGTCCTGTATAAGGGCGAGCGTATCCGCTTCTGCTGCAACATCGGGGGCGATAAGCACGAACCTATCTTCGCCACCATGGATGATTGGTTTACTCCTAAGGGGTTGCTCATCCCACTAAGCCGTGGTGCTGTCGAAATGCGTGAGATCCTGCGCGATCCCACCTACCAGCCTGACCGGGTGTGGGAGGACACGGTGTGCTCGATGCTCTTGGATACCAAGGGGCTAATCTTCAACATCGAGTTCCTCTGGGATCACGACAACGCGCGACTGCGCACCGTATCCATTCTATCCAACACCGGACCTAGCGCCGTATGGGCGAACTCCTACTCGCGCCGCCTTCATGAGGCGGCTACAGTGATGCTTCACTTCTACGAAGACATGAGTGATGTGGTCACTGAACTGAACCAGATCGTACCTATGATGGTAGAAGGTTACGAGGAGTGGGATCATGCAGCGCTTACCAAACATGTCCGGGAAGAAGTCGAACGACGCTACCCTGCCAATCCCGCAACAGAGCCTGGAGGGTGAGCTTCTACCGTTCACCCCTCCGCCAGCTGTCCAAAGCCACAAGGCCGAGGACATCTATCGCTTTGAAGAATTGCTTGATGTAATCAAGCACCTGGAGGACGTCGTTAAGACCGTCCCTGTACGCTTGGAGATCGGTCAAGACTCTGAGCAATAACCGCTAGAGCCCCACAAGGGGTAAGGAACCGCCACATGGCACTTTCGATTGAACAACAAGTAATGGCCTACCTGATTCAGTGCGCCATTGAACGCCGTACTACCACTTACGAAGAAGTGGCTGAACGGTTTGATCTCCCCACCACATGGCCTCGTCTGAGCCAAACGGTGAGCCCGATCCTGTATCGCATCTATGACTGGTGCGAGAAGAAACGCTTGCCCAAACTTACCGTACTGGTCGTGCGTAAGTCTGGTGCAGATATGGCCCTGCCTGGACGGGGTTTCTGGGCCGTGAGCAATCTACCTCACATTGGCCGGCATGAGAAAGTTCTCTTGACCGAGATGTGGGTCGCGGACGTTTACAACTACTTCACGGTACCCAACATTGCAGTGGATGCACATCACCGCGCGGACATGGGTTTCAAGCCCCTTAAGCAAGAGAACGCTTATCGAGCCTGCCTTGAGTTGTGGACCAGTATGGGTAACAACATTGGTGCGTACACCAACGCTCAGGTTGAACAGATCTTCAATGATCAGGCTGCGGGCATGTACGGTCCGAGCGTTATTCGGGCGACGATCGTTGAGAAGGAAGTGGTATTCGAGTTCTTTGACGGTATTCGTTGGGAACGTCTGCGGATGGACCTGCCGCTAATCCGGGAGGCGCTCGGACATGGCAATTGAAGATGAGTACGAGCTGACCTTCACAAACCGACAGGTGCGTGAAGAAGATGGTTGGCGGATGAACCACATGCAGGTCAGGAACATCGATGAAGATAGCTTCTACATCGTTGATCGCCAAATGACCACCCCTGCACCACGGTCGACGACCATCACCGACACCTGGACACCCAACAGCATGGGTGTTTACGCGGACGATTATAACTACGACACGCGATTCAGGAGGTTCCGCCATGCACCACTTTCCTGAAGAGGAAGACCTCAACCTGATCTGTGGAATGGAGGACGAGATGCTCAAGCGTCAACACCTCTACATCTACAACAAGCAGACGCGTACCCAATGTGGCAACAGTCACGTTGAGCACGTAATGCGTGGCGGTGCCAGCGACGATGTTAGGGCTTACTGCTATACTCACAGCGATGAGTTCGGGCAATTGCGTGAGCAACACCTTGCCAACGTACCAACCGGGCTCTGTCATTATTCGCCTCACTTTGAGGCGTGGGTAAGGCCAAAGATTCGGTTGTTGTTCCTGCCGGATGTTCCACCGAGCATTGGGATATGATCAAACTCAGGTACATCGTTGACCAAAAGCATGGTGACCTGCGCTGGCCATTCGACAGAGCGTGCATGACCACAATCATGGATGAAGAAGGTCGGCGTGTGGTCTCCAGTGGTCCAGACGAATACGGTGGGCAGTACCAGCGCTCCACTGCGTACGCTCGCGGTGGCTCGCCTCAGTATTCCTACCCGCTAAGTGTAAGGAGAAAGATGTGATCGAAGGAAAGCTTGTAGCCATTTCCCACAGCACAGAACGCTGGGGAAGTGGTGACGTGCAGCATACTACCACCGAACACTTGGACAACCACACTCATCGGCTGACCAAGGCATGGCTAAAGCCGGATGGTCGGATGGCTGGCTACTCCATGTTCGGCGATGGTCGTAACGGTGCCGACTGGGGTTACCAATGGGGTAATCCATTTGATCAAATGTCCGACACCTGAATAAGCTATCCTCCCTCTCCCTTCGGGGAGGGGGAGGCTATGCCCTCACTTCTTTTTTTTTGTTTTACGGCATAAATGCCCAGCCCGAAGGCTGGGCACTGGCTTACGCCTGGAGGCCGACTTGATTCGAACCAGCTTCCTCGATCGACTTCTTGTAACCGCGGTTGGCGGCTTCAACGTTCGCGTGGATGCTATCGAATGCAGCAGGACGGTTGTTCGGCGATACGCCGGTCAGGGAGATGCTGTTCAGCACTTCCTGGGCGAACTCGAACACGGCGGCAGTGGACTCGGTCACGGAGGTGAACTCCATGGACAGGGTCAGCGCTTGGTCGCCGTCTGGCAGGTTGCGGACCATTTCGCGAGGGATACCGGACGAAGGCATCATGTTGCTGAGCAGGGCAGCCTCCACCACATAGCGGTGGGTTGGGTCTGGCTCGATGAAGAGCATGCTCATGGACATGAAGTTTTCCAGGATTTCCTCTGGCATGTCCGAGATGGCCATGTGGAGGATTTCCGGGAACTTCGTCTCCGGGTTCATCATCGCAGTGCGCTGCCAGTAGGTGAAGAAACGGGTAATGACTTTCCCGTACTTCTCCTGGTAGCTGAACGAAGGCGTGGATTCCGCCTGGGTCATGTTCTGGATGATGCGCAACTTCTGACCGCCACCGCCGACCGGAGTCTCGGCAAAGTCAGGAGTGATGGTGAGGTTGATACCCTCGATGGAGAGCGGGTGCTCTTCGACCAGGACCTTGAGGGTCTCGATCATCAGCTGGCCGCCGTCGATGTAATCCATGAACAGCGGATGCTGAACAAGGATCGGAATCATCGACTTCCGGGTGTAAGGGGTGTTGCTGGGCAGTTCGCGGAAGTTGGGCATGAAGCCCATTTGCTGACCCATCCGCGGGTCCACTACAGGCGAGTAAGCGCCCTTCGCGAAGGACTCTTTACCCAGCATGCGATTAACGAAATCGTTTGCCATGGTCATGCATCCTCAAATGGCCCGCCCCTTTCGGGGCGAGCAGGGGGTTAAGCGGCTTGAGCGGTCTCGGTGCCGTTCAGGGCGTCCAGACGGTCGGTGAGAACGGTGAACGAACCCACGGTGCGCATGGTGCCCATGTACAGGGTCACATTGCAGGACCAGGAGAAGCCACGCGAGCTGTCCGCCGGGGTGAAGTAGGTGTCCGGCACAACGGTAACACGACCGTCGTACTTGCCAGCTACCGCCTTGGCGATCTTGTCGTTGGACTTCTGGATGAACTGCGCTTCGGTCAGGCCCTTGATGCCGACCAGCTCGGTCCACACAGCACGGCACACTTTGATGACGTCGACTGCCACGATCATGTTGAACGCGGAGTTGAGCACCGAGGTGTCGTCCTCGTAGACAGTCTGGTACGCCGGGACGAACTGATCGCGACGGTCCTTGTACTGAGCCCAGCAGATGCCGTTGGCCCAGAAGTTGTCGATCATGGCTTCGGACTTCGAACGCGCGTTGATCTCGGTGTAATCCTTGACCACGTTGTTCTTCGGATCGTCCGGCTGCTTCTCGGCCACCCAGATGCCATCGCCAGCGCCCATGTAGGCCGCACAGTCTTTGGCAAACTTGTAGGTGAGAGGAACGACCGACTTGACCTTCGCCTTCGGCATTTCGCCAGCATGGCCCAGGATGATCGCGCGGCAGCACTGAGTGCCGTGCAGCACGGATTCTGGGTAGCCCAGCAGAGCGTTCTTCAGGGAGACGCCGATCGAGTAGTCCTCGGCCTCGCTGTTCATCGGCTGGCCCCACACCTGGGTCGACATGACCAGGTAGATGTCATCGCGGTTGGCGAGCATCTGTGGGAACTTCAGCTTGGTTTCCAGCGAGAAGCCCGAGTCGTACATGCAGGACATCGGCACACGCCAGCGGTCCCACAGACGGTTCTCGTTGTTCATGAAGTTGTCGAGCCAGTCGCCGCAAGCCTTGTCGTAGGCTTCGTCGGAGATGTCACCGTCGTCACCGCCCTCAGCGAAGTGGGTGGTGGTGTCGGTGAACAGCAGGCCACCGTTGGCTGGGGTCTCGACCTGGATCGAGTAGTACGGGTAGCCCAGGTACGACTGACCGGTCAGGAAGTTGACCATGTGGAAGTCTTCAACGTCATCGCCAGCAGTGCCGAATTCGATCTCGGCTGCGTGGATGGCCTTGAGGAACAGCTCCAGGTTCTTCTCGTAGACGTGGTAGCCGCTGAAGGTACCGAAGGTGTGCGGACCGCCATCGGTGGAGCGAGCGTTGTACGCCTGCACCAGGGTGTCGTCGATGCCGTATTCAGCGTTGGTCAGACGGTCATAGACGTCTGGCTTGAACGTGAACTCGACATACTGCTCGCCGGAGATGGTCTGCTTGGTCAGCGCGGACGAACGAGCATCCTTACGCTCTACTGCCTGGAAGCGGTACAGGAATGCACGCTGGTCTTCGATCAGGCCTTCACGGGTACCACCAGCCGACTTGATGGTCGGAGCCATCAGACGGAAGCCGCCACGATCGCCAGCAGCGCCCTTGTGAGGACGGATGATGTCGAACAGTGGGACCTTGGTGGACGACTTGCCGTCCTTGTTGGAGATCAGGTCACCGGTGGCCTGTTCTTGCTGACCCAGGGTGTTGTCCTTGAGCGGCGAGGAGGTGATACGGATGCGGGTACCGCCGGTGATCTTCGGACGGGTAGTGCTCACGACCTTTTGGCCTTGGGCATTAACCTTATGAGAGCCGTCGGAATTACGCTCGTAGTTCACGATGTCGTCGACAACCCACTCACCCCAGATGGTCTTACCGGCACGCTTGGCACCAGTGCCAGTGATGCGGCAAATCATCTGTTGGTTGGCAGCCTCATTCACAGCCTGCGAGAGCAGGGACTGGTGGCTGAAGTACGGCGAGCGACGATCGTAGATGTCAGCGCCGAAGGTGTTGAACAAACGGTCGCCGGAGACGATCTCGTCCGACTCGGGGCCCCAGGAAGTGCGGAGCAGGAACAGGGGCAGGTGCGTCGGGATCTGCAGAGGGTCGATGACGTTGTCCCGAGGACTGATGTCATTCAAACCATCGAACAGAAAGCGCGGAGCCCCATTTTTTACAGTGGCCATTTAAACGCTCCTTTAAAGGATGGTGTTCTTTCTTTGCAAAGAGGTTGCCTACCGGTCAACGCTCCCTTAGGGCCATGGTCCCCCTCGGAAGAGGCAGGCCTTGCTATAGGCCAATTTGACTTAGCCATAAGATAATACTTTATCTTTCAACCGATCATTCATATATCCAACACGCCGAGGCCAACATGATCATTGACCCCTACGAAACAACCCTCGCTCGCCCTTACCAGTCGGACAAGATCCGTAGTCAGGTAACTCAGGCAGCGATCTCTGACGGTGTCTATGACCTCGTCTTTCGAATCCGGGAAGATCACCGTGAAGTAAGCTCCTTCACGCAACCTATCCTGTTCGAAACCCCTGGCAACAAGGGTCTGCGTGTTGCGGTTGACAGTCGCCAGTACAAAGGCTCCAACTCGTTCGTTACCGAACAGCTGGACCTGCTCGAACTGCGTGCAGCGTTGACCCTGTACGGGGCGCGGGAAGGCAACCTCACCTCTTTCTATCACCCGGTGGCTTCCACTGCCTTTGCCAACTTGATCGCTGGGATCATCTCCCAGCGCTTTGGCATTGACCCGAAGCTCAAGGCGTATGTCACTGTAGTGGCAGCTGCACACTACTACAACATTACCCACCAGCTCGATGCCGGTTATGGCGACCAGGACATTCCTCTGATCATGCAGGCCATCATGCGTGACCTGCGTCTGCCTGCCGATATCGTGGAAGCAGCGCTGGACAAGTGCGAATACGGCGACACCATGGAATCGCTGTGCGAGAACATTCGTCGGGTCGATGGCACCGAGCGCACCACCTCGCTGGTGCCTGGCTTGATCATCAACTCCTCGGGTGGCCTGTGGTACGGCATCAACGCCGCTGAAACCGTAGGTATTTCTTACGAGCATGCGCCCACCTTCTGCGCCCTGTTGTTCAATGCACTGGGTGACGGTAGCTACAGCCGTGGCGAGATGGCCAAGCGCCTGAAATACATTGGCTCTGTGCGTCAGAAGGCGGAGAACTTCCGCAAATCGATGCGCACCATTCAATCGGAGATCACAAATGCCTAGTAAGTACCTTATCGAGCATGCACGAGCAAACGTCTGGTGCACGCCCGAACAGGACTTCCAGGTGGTTATCGCTCCAATGCGCATTAGCGAAGATCGCGGTGTGCGCAGATCCATGCGCGTGGAGATGGGTCAGGACATTTCGATGCCTGATATCGACGCCAAATTCCACGTGTGGCAGATCGGTAACCTGCACCCTGGCCTGATCGGGCTGTTCCCACGAGCTGGGCACTGGGTACGCGCGACAGACCACATGAACGTGCAAGGCATGATGATCAACGTCTATAACAAGATGGGTGAACAGGTGCCTCGCTTTGAAGTGTGGTTTGTGGTGCTACCTGACCGCAACCTGCTCATGGCCATTGAAGAACATGACGACCGTTACGACTTCATTGGCCAGCAAACCTTTGTGCGCTTTTACTCCAACGCCTTCTACGAGTCGGTGCGTAGCCAAGGTCTGCCACAGATTCCTTCTGGCACCTACATCGAGAACCCGATCAACGATTGGGCCAACTTGGGTGGGCTGCGTGCATCTGGTACTTCTGGCGATGTGTTGATTGAGGGTAAACGCTCCAAGACCCGCAATGACATCATGGTCATGCAGAACCGCTACACCCAGCTCAAGGCGCTGAACGTCGGCCAGGTCACCTGCTTCTATAACGGGCGACTGGTGCCAGACTTCGACGGCACCTTCTACACCGCTGCTGTCTGGGCAGCAGGTGATTGGTGTGAAATCGTGGTCGATGCTTCGATGACAGAGATCGTGCAGTTTAAGGTCAATGGCCTGGACACGTACGACTCTACCCTCGACAGTGTGCGCAAGTACCTGTTGCATCGGCTGAACGACAAGCTCAGCGTGATCCAGTTCAAGGACGATCTGGACATCTACCTGACTCGCCCCATTGGGACGGATGGTCGCTTCGAGGGACGGTACTACTACCAGAACACGAAGAAGGCTGTGCGTCAGGTCACTCACCAAGACTGGTCGATGCCTGTGGCCTTCGTGGCTGGCTTCAAGGACGCCGCGTTCACCAATCCACAAGAATGGACGATCCGCGTTTACACCCGTAAGTCTGGCTACGACCGTAAGTTGGTTAACGAGGCCGCCCGCATTCAAGAGCTGTATCGCTTGTCTGCCGCTCAACGGCGCCGAGCCATGCTGGGCCTTGATTCCACCATGTCGTACTGGCGGGCCCCAAATCTGGAAGCAAACATGTACGCTTTCATGATGCAGGACTTCCAGGGCAATTTCACGGTTGAACAAGTGCAGGAAGGCTACGGGTACAATGCGATCAGTAAGCTGGTGGCAGACAGTCCAATCGCCGTGACCAACCAGAACGGCAACAAGGTGGTGGTATTGCCGGCTGGCCTGCAGACTCGTGCGACCATCTACGAGTACGATGTGAACGGCTTGCTGCTGGGCTACTACCAGACTTCGGGCACCATCCACTACAGTTGCCGCAATGCCAGCTGTGCGTTCGTAGAGGGGCGTGTGGGTACTGGTGGTCCTAACCTCACCACGGTCTTTGGTGTCAAGCCATTTAACATCAACCCTGACTGGGACTACTTCTGCTTGAAGGCTCAGGTCTGGAATGGGACGATCTCGGGTGGCTGGTTGCCGGCTGAACTGGATAAGGACTACGTGATTCGCGATGGGCAGATCCGCTGGAACTTGGACGGCACGGCATGGGTATGCGCGATTCGTAACAACGAGTTCTTCCTCTCTTACGACATTGAACTCGATGCCCGTGATGGGTTGATGATCTTCAGTGTGCAGTCGGAGGAGGCCAATGACTTCGAGCCTGCCAACCGCGTGGAACCTGTTCCTTACGGGAAGCTGGACATCTGGCTGAATCGTCGACCACTGATCGAGAACATCGACTACGTGGTCAAGTGGCCTCAGGTGGTGATCTGCAACAAAGAGTTCATCCGTTTGGCGGACACTCAGGCAGTCACGGTTCGTTGCACTGGGTTGCCGATGCTGAACGCAGATGGCGAGTTCTACCGTCAGCTGCCACTGGACTACGGTTTTGTGCAGTATGGTCAACTGTCGCGTAACAATCGTTACAACGTTCGCATGGACAAAGTGCAGCGTGTGGTTGTGCGTGGCAAGGTGATGACGCCGTCTCAAGTCAAGTACCCAGAGGAAGGCACCGCCATCTCCTCGGCTGCTGTCAAGAACGGTGACCCATACGCGATCGAGGAGGTCATTGTTCCTATCGGGTTGTTCACAACCACCGGCACTTATCCACTGCGGGCAGCTGCAATGGAGCGGGACCGTCAGGTTGAGGACTACATGACTCGGTTCATCAAGGACCCTGTCCCTGCCAACTACAACCCGGTAGAAGATCTCTACGACTTGTTCAGCCCGTTCCTGGCCAAGGTTATCCGAGACCTGCAACACGGGTATCTGGTGATCGATCCTACCCAAGTTCCGCTGACCAACGCCCAAGTGCGCGAGCTGCTCAAGGACTACACCTACCTGCTGGACTACGATCCGACTCGTTTGGATCTGCCGACAGACTACGTGACCATCCACGCACACGACAGCTACGACATGATCACGCTGGGGGTTTACCATTTCTACCTGTTGGAGATGGCGGTCAAGCTGTTCATGCCAGGACTGATCGATGTCAGCCGCTGGGTTCAAATTGACTCTCAGTGGGCACCCATTCAAATTTAGCGAGAGCTGACAGATGGCAACTATCAATACCAATCCGTCCATGATCGTCGACCCCAAACGGGCGTGGACATCGTGGAACATCAATCAGATCTTCGTGCCGGGTGGTGCCGGGGGTCTGAACGTTCCAAACATTGACGACCAGATCATCCAGTGGGGTAGTGACCGCTACTTCGTCTACCGTTGCTCTGACGTTGACTACACCACCGGTAAGTCCACGCTCCAACTGATGCACGAGTCGCCTTACGTGCAAGCGGAAGGTGTGGAAGACGTGATCCTGTCGTCGGGCCCTGGTACCCCGATCGAGTCGTTCCGCGCATATGTGGACAAGAGCGTCAAGCCTGCCACTATCTCGATCGACCGTCAGTTCTTCTTCCTGGGCACCGATGCTCGCTACGTCAAGATCTACAAAGGTACCGACACTTCTCCGCAAGGGCAAGTCGTCTCGGCCATGTACGATCAAGGCAATGAGCTGATCGGCGAGAACATCCCGCTCAAGCAGGTGGCCACCGCCCGCATTCCATCGGCCGGCCTGGTGACTGCAATCGACTCTGCTGTGAAGATTGTCGAGACCGGTTACCTGACCACTGACCTCGTGGATAACGAAGTCATCACCGTGGTGGCATTCGGCGATGCTGGCAACATTGTGCAGCAACGTGCGGTCACCGTGTACAACACTTCGTTTGCACGACAGGTAGATAGCGAGCGTCGTTACGTGCTGGACGTCGAGCTTGATACCCAGTTCCTGTCCGAGGGCGATGACAACGTTATTGTCATTCCGCGGAACATGACACTTGAGTCTGTGCTGACCATGTGTAAGGTTCTCTACTCCGACGGCAGTCCAAAGCGCGTACCCATCGACGGCACTAAGGCGGCACTGCATGGGATGTACTCCAGCCGCTACATTGCCAACTCTGACGGTGTGCGTGCCAAGGTCGTTCTGATGTATCGCCTGGATGAGAACGAGTGGCTGTACGGTGCTCAGGTGGGTGAGTTCCCTCACAAGTCCCGTGCGTACTCGGTGGAATCTGCGCCGTTCGAGAAGGCATTCGCCTGCCGTATTTGGGCCCTCCCGCAATGGGTGGACGCCAACAATGGCTATCGTATGCGCTATTACCTCACGACCTTGCGTCGCGATACGATCTATGACATCACCGACAAGGTGCGTTTCAGCCCCTCGTCGCCGTCGTTCAACCCATTGGCATATGGCCAGCTGCAGAACCTGATTCTGCAAGTGGACATGAACAAAGTGGATAGCAGCTTCAAGGCTTGGAAGTATGTACAGCCGACGGGGATCACCCTGTTTGCTCCTGCTTCCGAAGGCCCGGCTACTGCCTACACGGTGAACTACGAGCCTACTCAAGGCACGGTGCATGGACTTGGCTTGCAGGTCAAGGGTGATTACCGCTCGGCAGGTTTCTGGCTGTTCGATATCTCGATGGCGGCGGGTAGTCTGGCCGCGTGGTTGGAGAAGATGTTCTACACGGCTTTGCCGATCTACAACCCGACGTCCGAAACACGTGCTCCGGCACCTACCCATTTCAACATGATCTGTGCTGGCGTTAGCAAAGAGTTCGCAGTCGCAAGCTGGAAGAACTCGCTGCAAATGTCCATCACCCCTGGACCAGGCGAGCAAGTCCGCTTTGAGTGGATTCTGCGCGATGGCACTGGCGATCACCTGCTGGGCGTTACCTCCGCACCAATGTTCCAAGTGGACTGATAAAACGCTTCCTCTCCCTCCGGGGAGAGGAAGCACATGGAGTAACGACTATGATTTTACACGATCGCGATATTGACCACTATGCAGGGGCGATCTATGACCTGCAGACCAGCAACAAAAGCTTCATCCGTTATGTAGCCCTGCTGCGCAAGATGGGTGTCAAGAACGCCTACTTCTGCTTGGCCCTGCTTCACCCAGAATTGCAGGGGGTCGATCCACACGACCCTAACCTGGATGAGATGACCAAGGTCCTCATCTGGGAGGAGTGTAAGGAAAACCCGTGGTACTTCATCCGGGAAGTGATCCGCATTAAAGCGGGTGACATGATTCCTTACATCGCCAACCGTGGCAACATGGCTTTGATGTGGCTGTTCCTGAACCACATCGACATGTTCCTGATTCAACCCCGTCAGACCGGTAAGTCGGTGGGGGCTGACTGTTTGATGTTGTGGTTGATTTACTTTGGCTGTTATAACGTCGACATACAGCTAATCACAAAAGACGCCAAGCTACGAACGGACAACATCCTCCGTTTGAAAGCGATGCGAGACGGGATGCCCCAGTGGCTGATTGTCACAGACAAGTCCGACCCGGATAACACCGAGGAGATCGGATACGCCACCAAGAAGATGCGCTACATTGCCAAGGTACCGCGTGCTTCTGCAACGGACGCTGAGAAAGTAGGTCGGGGTGCCACCTCTCCGATTCTGCAGTTCGACGAAGCCCCCTTCATCAACCACATCGGTATTACGTTGCCGTCGGCTATGGGTTCCTCTACTCGGGCCCGTGAGAACGCCAAGCGCCTTGGGGCGCCGTATGGGGTACTCTACACAACCACTGCGGGTAAGATCGACTCCCGTGATGGTCGCTTCGTATACGACATGTTGGCAGGTGCTGCAACGTGGAGTGAGCGTTACCTGGATGCTGGTTCTCAGGCAGCGCTGGAACAGATGATGCTCGACAACTCGACGGGCGATGTTCCACTGATGAACTGTACGTTCTCTCACCGTCAGTTGGGTTACACCGACGAATGGTTGTGGGAAACCATGGCCCGAAACAAAGCGTACGGGGAAATCGCAGAGCGCGACTACATGAACCGCTGGACCAACGGTACCGGCAGTAACCCGATCAACGTGAAGATTCTTGAACGTATCGCTGGGTCTGAGCGTGAGCCGGATGACGTGCAGCTGTTCAAAGAAGGCTACATGGTTCGCTGGTACATCCCAGAGGACAAGATCGAAAGCTTCATGGAAAGCCGTCGCTTCATCATGGGTCTGGATACCTCGGACGCCATCGGTCGAGACGGTATCGACATGGTGGTTATCGACACGCGTTCTCGTGCTGTGGTTGCAACTGGTACCTACAACCGGACCAACATCTGGCGGTGGATCAGTTTCTTGGGTGCGTTCATGCTCAAGTACCCAAACATTACGCTCATCCCAGAACGCAAGTCGTCGGCTCAGTCGATCATCGATGGTCTCATTCAGATTCTGGATGCGGCAGGCGTCGATCCATTCAAACGGATCTTCAACCACATCGTCGACAACAAAGAGCGCTACTCGGACGAGTTCACCAACACCGGCAACTCGATGCTGCGTCGTCGTATGTTCGAAACCCACAAGCAATACTTCGGGTTCAACACCACAGGCGAGTCCCGTACTCACCTGTACGTCAACGTACTCAACGACTCGCTAGATGAAGCCGCTGGTAAGATCTTCGACAAGAAACTGTCGGGTGAATTCCGTGGCTTGGTGGTTAAGAACGGTCGTATCGACCACCAGACTGGTGGACACGACGACTCGATCATTGCGTACCTCATGGCCAACTGGATGCTCACTCACGCGAAGAACCTGCAGCACTATGGCATCACGCAGAAAGATGTCCGTACTGAAGTGATTCGTGGTCAAGACAAGATCTCTGTCCAAGACATGATCCGTCAAGACCGTGCGCGTAAGTTGCGTGACCAACTCGAAGATCTGTTTGTCCGTCTGAACGAGGCTGACAGTGAAGTCGAGGCAATCCGTCATGAGCACGAGATTCGCCACCTGATGTCGATGTCTATGGACATTGGTGAATCGGCAGAATCCATCCAGGAACTTATCGATACCGCAGCAGTGCGGCGTCGTGAGCGGATGCGTAATGCCCGCATGTCTGGACCTGTGCACTCCATGGGCTTCAACGGAATGTACAGTCGTCAACCATCGCAATGGACCCCTCCTCCAATGTCGTGCTGACAACATACGCCCCCTCCCCACCTGGGGAGGGGGCTATGCCGTTACCCTTTCATTTTGGAAATGTCGCTACGAACAGCTTCGACACTCTTTTTCAGCTTGGCCTTAATGGCCGGGTCCAGATCGTCATGCGACAGCATCTTGGCAGTGTGTTCGTAGAGTTCCTTGTAAGCCACGGTCATGTCCTGGGCGAAACGCTTAAAGCCCATGGTCATTTCCCGCATCTCCAAGTCGGCCGCAACCATCAGGTTGTTGATGACGCGCAGCATGCCTTCGAAGTCTCTGGCCTTCTTACGAATGTGCTCCATGACGTCTTTCGGTACGTCTGTAGCGTCGTCCAGTTTCTTCTGAGCCTCTGCCACAGACTTTTGGGCCTTGGCCAGCTTTTCGTCAATCTGCCCAACAAACCCAAGCCAACCTAAAGCAACCTGCAACTCAACGCCCAGGTAGGTGGAGGAAGGTGGCGATGCGTCCTTGTAGAATTTGGCCAGCGGAGAACTACCCTTCAGGTCGTCTGGGGTCACCTTCATGCGGATGACAGATTCATAGCTTTCGAGATAAGCGTTGAATTCCTCGATGGTGGCACCACGCTTGTTGAGTTTCTTCTCCCAGTCGACCGTACAATACATCGACTTCGCATCAAGGTTGGCTTTGATGTTATCGTACGTGAAGGCTTCCCTACCGCTGAAGGAAGGTAAGTCGCGCAGCGTAAGTTTATCGACGTTACCCTTGGAGATAAGGTCAATGTCGCCGCCAACGTTATCGGCAAAGAACTTATCAAGGTACGACACCATCCTGCAATTGTCGGCACTCAACTTGCTGGCAGCGTCCAGCGCAGGCATTGCCGCCCAGGCCATCAACTCACCACGAGTGACACCCTCCTCAACCAATTGCTCCATGCGCTTCTGTACGGCTTCCTGAATCTTCTCGCGCATGGCCGGGTCGTTCTGATCGAACACCGTCTGGTAGACAGTGACGCATCGCTTGGTCATTTCCTGTTGCTTAGCGGCTTTATCGCCACGGGACATCATCTTGGTGATGAGGAAACCAATGGCACCGATGGCAGCGACCGCGCCAACCACAGCAGCGACCTTAACAGCCGTCTTGAGAGACTCGGTGGCCACGGCGTAGTTGGTGTGCGTAACTTGACTGGTGAAGGATTCCAGCACTACCTGAGACGGCAGGATGCCTTTGAACTGGGTGGCGTGGGCAATGGACACACCGCCTGCCATTTCCAAAGATTCCAGCTGCATCTGGAACTCCTTGCCCTGGGAGTCTGCCAAGTCGCGCAGTTCTTCCAACTGCTCCAACGTCATGCCTGCCATCTCTTCAGGCGTGATGTCGGTAATTCCGGGAATGTTCATAGAGGTTCCTTAAATCCTGGGCAGAGACTTGATGGACTCGCGGATACCTTCGCGGATCTTCTCGTCGGTGTTCGGGTCGTTGATGATGTATTCCAGCGCAATCTTGATACCCTTGACTTCCATCACGTTGATGGCGGTCACCGCTTGAGCGACGTGGGTATAGGTTGCGATTTCCAAGTTGATCAGGTCGATCAGTTTGTCCACGTACTTGACCGAGTCGCGGATGTCCTCGATCAGTGCAGTCAAACCTTTCTTGAAGTCTGGTGGAAGGTCAGCGTCAACACCTTCCAGACGCTTCTCCTGCTTGGGCAGGTCTTGGGCGATCTTGGAGATGTCGTTGAGCATCTTGTACTGCTCAGCCAACTTGGTCGGCGACTTGACTTCTTTGTTGGGTTGCTTGTTCATGCGGTCGAAGACAACACGGGTCATCTCGACGCTGAAACCGTTGTCGCCACGGGCCCAGGACATGAAGGTTTCGAAGTCGATCTTCTTGCCCAACATGGTGTTGGTACCCACGCTACCGTAGTGCAGTTCTTTGAACTGCTCGGCGCACCAGTGATCAAGCTTAGCCGTCTCTGTGTGGTCAACACGACCGATGGTGGCATGGGCTTTCATGAAGCCTGGGGTGATTAGGCCATTTGGGTTCTTGGCGAACTTGATGATCTCATCGATGGCGGGTACCAGCTTCTCGTGGTAGTCCTTGTAGGTGTTGATGTTGGCTCGTTCAATCAGCTGGGTGAGCGAGGCGCCGATCTTCACATCTTTGTAGAAGAGCTGCTCCAAATAACGCATGGTGTAGGCGTTGGGCTTGGAAGCAACGAAGCGCTGGATACCTTGTTCACGACTGTCTGCACGAGCCTTCTCGGCGTCACGCGCAGCCTGGGCCTCGTTGGCACGCATCTTGGCCATGTTGCTTTCCCAAGCTACACGAGCTTCACGTGCCTTCTTCTCATCCTCGGCCGTCTTGGCATTGAGGGTGGCAGTCTTCTTGTTCGCGGTCTTCAGTGCCCAGTACAGCAGCGAACCAAACACCGCAACGACAGCAACACCTACCAGCACCTTGGCAGTGGTGGACAGGGATTCTTCCACCATCCAGTAGCCGTTGTAGCTTGGGCGGTCAGTGAAGCCTTCCATCGCCATGGTAGGTGGCAGGAGTTCACGCATTTGCATGGCGACGTCTTTGGAGATGCCGCCCACTTCCTGCATGTTCTCCATGTACATGATGACCTTGCCATGGTCACGATCGATATCCCGACGCAGGACTTCAATGCCCCGCTCATCCAACGTGAGCAAATGCTCCAGTGTTACGTGCTTGTATTTTTCTCGCAGATCCATGGCGGGATGCTCCGGGCCTATTTGTAGTAGTTCATGGTGAGTGCGCGGACCACGATATAAAGTTCCAACGCGGTGCGCAGCGATGCGATTTGTGAATCGGACTTGGACAGCTTGGACTTCTTGACGATGTCTTCCGCATAACCGCGGGCCTTGATCAGGCCTTGGTCTTTCATACGGGAGGCACCGTAGAGGTCTTTGAGCTTGCTTACGAGCAGAGCCATGTTGTCCACAGACTTGATGTCAATGCGGTTAACTTGGATGTACTCGATGGCGTGCAGCACCAGCTCTTCAGACAGCTCGTTGGTGGGGACTTTGGTGCGACCCTTGTGTGCCTCGCACACCCACTTCAAAAGATCCCACAGGAGCTTCTCTGAGGCCGTAGAGACCAACTCTCGTACCAGCGTCACGACCTCATCACGAATGAACGTGTTAGGGTCGTTCATCACCGACTGGATGTAGGTGACATAACGCTTGTTGTTGTCGAGGTTAGACTTAACCATCAGCTCGCCGTCAATGACGAGAGTAGAAGTCACGGTGCGAATACGCCCACCATTGCGACGAATGTCCATGTGGACTTGGAAGATCTTCTTGACCACTTCACGCAGACGGTCCTGAGGCTCGGTTACCGCGTAGGTTACACGGCTGTCGGGAGCAAAGTGCGTCACCACGCGTGCGTGAATGGCGTTGGGTTGCAGGAAGTTCTCAGCACGGGTCGTGAACCATGCGTCCCAGCTACCAGCCTGCTTGATACCCCACTTCAAATCGAGGGAGGCATAAGTGGCTTTGGCCTCTTCGATGGAGGCAGGCTTGTCGTACCAATGCGACAGGAGCGACGTGAACAGCTTAACCTGCAGCATGTAGAACGCATCGATCTTACCCTGTTCCTTGGCCTTGATAGAAAGCTTAGAGGAGGTATGAATACGATGGATCAGGTACAGGGCCGCGGTGTTGTACGGGTCGGACAGACGAGCGAAGTCAGATTCGATCAACGGCGTCTGGATAATGCGTTGGCGAGCATCGTGTTCGCTGATACCCAAGACGTCTTCAAAGAACACGTCACGGTCAATCTTGGTGTGGCGCACGATTTCCACACCAAGCAGGTTACCACCAAAGAACGCAATGTGGTCTTCGTTCTTGTTGATGAAACCCAGCTTGTAGCGGCGGATGCGGTCGATCAAATAGTTGTCGACAGTCAGGTCTTCACACAGTTCGTCGTAGACCCGCTTGATTGCATCGCCAGTGGCACCCAGTGCTTCGAGCGCCATTTGTGGTTCAAGGTTAAGACGGTGTGAGGCGTCCCATTCTTGGTCGAAGATAAACGTCGACGTTTGTTCCGAAAACATAGTGGGTATCCCCGGTTAAGGTGGCTATACGATAGGAGGCGATTTAACCAAATCTCAGACCTATAATACCTACTTGAATGACGAGAATAATCTTTGTCATTTCATTATTTTCCCAAGTCCTAAGGAGGACTAATCATGCAAGAAGCTAACCTCACTTTCACTGAATCCGTTGAAGGCGCCCTGATGTTCAGCCATGAGGGTCGCAACTTCCTTTACGCTGGTCGTAAGGATGGGTTCGTGTACGGCGTCCGCACTGATGCCAATGGCAGGTGGCAGGCGTTGGTTGGCGACGCCGCCAACCGTGAGTACGAGCTGGTGGGCACCAAGGCCACTCAGGAGGGCATGGACTTTATCGTGTTCGATCTGGCCCACATCAAGATCGATACGCTGGTGGAGGTCCAAGACCTGGTGAAGCAGCGGGATGAGCTGGATGACCTGGCTATCTCAACCATCAGCAAATCCGATTGCCGCAAACCAGACGGCATCAGCATCGGGTTGATCGATGGCATGCTGGCCATGGCTCGGGTTCTGCGTAAGAGCGACCTGTCCGCCAAAGAGGTGCAGGAAGCTTTGAAGGACCTGCAGGCCGATGAGGATATGAAGTTCCTCATGTACTCGGCTACTCTGGTACCGATGGCCCAGTGCGACACCGACTGGGAGTTCGGTGAGGAGGAGAAGGTTCTCGTCCCTGCGGATGAGCCTGTGCTGATCGCCCCAGCTGCGGTGGCCTTAGCCAAGGCTCCCGAGCCACCGAAGGACGGCTCGTACAAGGTGGTGTTTGCTCAGAAGACCTGGCCATGCGGCTGGGATCAAGAGGACTCCACTACCGAGTTCCCGGATCGGGATGCCCTGAACGCCTGGCTGCTGGGGAAGATCGAGTGGTGCAAGTACGAGGATAACGGTTTCCGTTGCCGGGTCTACCGGTACGATAACAACTTCCCGTACTCGGTCGGCAAAGCCGAGTGGACTGACAAACAGTTCACCGACGTTGGCCTCAGCTGGAAGCCTACCGTTGAAATCCTTTCCGACATGGAATGGATGAAGTAATACCCGCAACACCCTAGCCTGCCAATGGTGGTGGGCTAGGTCAATTTCAAGTTCTAGGAGAACACTGCAATGGCTATGAAAGATTTCGATACTAAAGAACTGATCGTCGGCTTCACTGCAATTGCCCTGCTGGCAGTTGGCTGCGTCTGGGTGACTCTGGGCATCTACAAGTGGGTCGGTCAATCGGCAACAAACATCCTCTGCCTGATGAGCATTGTAATGATCGTGTATACCGAGTGGCGGATGCGCAAGAATCCGATGGAGCTGCGCAAGTATCTACACGACCTGCACAAATCCCTGTGGGCTCATAAGCACGCTTATCGGATTCGTGCTTTCATGTGCCTGATGAACATCTCGGCACTGTTCTCGCTGGCGCTGCTTGGCTGGTGGTTCGCGTTCTTCACTGGCCTGTGTCTGTCTGTTGTGCTGATCAAACGTATCCGTGAAGCACAGATGGTTCACTGGCGCGAAGGCACTACCGCTTAATCCACCTTTCCTCCGGGGCCTCCATGAGGGGGCTCCAACTTATGCCCGCATTAGGAGATACATCATGATGAACGCAATCTTCGGCAACAACCACAACAACTGGAACCACAACGTAGATGCGGTTCTGGAAGCCCTGCAGGCCTGCGACTATCAGGCTCGTATCGAGCGCGAAGGTGCCTCCAACAAGAAGCATCAGCTGCTGGGCGTCGGCCTGCTGTTTGTCGACAGCGCCGAGCAGTATGTGGTGCCATGCTTCAACGACATGGAGTTCGAGCTGACTCCAATCGTTCTGCGTGAAGGCAAGCTGGTGGTGACCATGAAAGCTGTCGGCAAGGCCAAATCGATTGGCCACCAGTGGTTCGAGTCGGTGGTCACCGAAGGTAATGGTCACCTGGCCATGTTCATGACCACTCAGGACAAGGTCAACGAAGCTGTGCGCACCGAACCTCCAATCTACGAGCCGCCGGTGGTGTTGGTACCGAAAGACGAGGCAGCGGCAGCGGTCTCTACTGCGGCTGAAGCTGCAGTGAACCAGACTGCTCCAGCCGGCACTGCACCAGCGGCAGCCGCGTAACACCCAGGGCCTTCTAACGAGGGCCCACTCTTATGCACATTCATGGGGAGTGTGTATAAAAGTTTGATACCCACGTCCTAGGGAGGACTTATGAAAGATCTGGAAAAGCAATTCGAACCACAAGACATCGAGTCGGCCAAAGCCTGGGTTCGCAATGAATGCGGTCCCATGAGCGAAGAGGGCTTCGCCAAGGCAGTTAAGCAGGTGCTTGAACTGCGTAGGGCTCCGCGTGTCATCGAGCTTAAGGGAGGCGTACCGCTGAACATGCACACCCCGCCAGCGGACTACAAACCTTTCCCCGAAGAGGTGCTCAACCAAGTACCTAAGCGGTACAACGAAAAGCAGGTCACCGAGGCCAAGGCTTACATCAGTGAGAACTTCGATACTCGCGCACTATCTGGCGGTGATTACGACAAGCTCCTGGGCCAGGTGCTGCAGGTGCTCAACCCGACTGGCCTCCCATGGGATGTCAGCGAACTGAATGCGGATATATTCGCCAAGCCTGTCCAGCATTCCTACGTGACGGGGGAACTCCTGCAAAGGGCGGAAGAAGAGCCTCTACTGAATCTGGATAACGTCCGTCGGATGCCAGAGATGCAGAAGCCTGCGCCGACCTTCGAAGACAAGGTTACCAATCGCCTGATGCTGGCACTGGCCCGTGGTGAGATCAAGCTGGAGCTGGATGGCACTCCAGAGGGGAAGGCTCGCGATGCCAAGGTGGTCAAGGAGTACCTGACCCGCAATGCCGGCTACTACCCCTACGAGACTCGTGACCAATGGCTGCAAGAGACTGGTGGGGTTTCGGTTAATCCGCGTGGTGGTGTGGACTTCGAGTATCCAGACAGCGACGGCATCTGCATGTTCGACATCAACCCACCTCGTCCAACCGATACCCATGCCAGCGGCCTGTTGGAGAAAGTGCAGTTGGGTCGTAACCCAGAACTGCGTACTAATCGACTCGTCCTCGTCACCCCAATCAGTGACAAAGACGAATGAACCGCGAGGTAAAGGAAGCTCGGTTCATCATCTTTGATGGTATTCAAACCGGAATGCTCAGACTGCGCAGCCTCGACGACGATCTCGAACACAATGCTCGATTGGCCAAGGCCTTCGTTGCAGTGTGGCGTGCCAAGCATCGGACCTGCGTAGCCAGGACCCAGATCAAGTCCATGGAGATGTATGCATTGGTTGAGCGATTGCCAACCGGTGCCGACGTATCTGTTGAGGAGGCGTTCCTTGAGCAGGAACGCCTTTATCAGCTGGAGTTTCCACAACCATTCAGGCCATACGGGATTATTGAAATCCATTGGCTTTATGAATTATCCAAAAAGCTAGTAATTCCCAGATCCTAAGGAGGATCAGATGTCCAAAGCAAAACGCGCAATGATTGAATCCATGACGCCAGAGAACCGCAACATTCTGTTGCTGTTGCAAATGCGCACGGGGACTTACATGGATGGCGAGACCACCGTCTGTAAACGGGTGAGCGTCATTCGTCATCGCGGGGCAGAGTACATCTGTCCTGTTACCAACCCAGGCATCGACATGGACATGCGGCCGCTCATTCTCAATCCGAATGGCGACATCGTCCGGTCTGTGGTTGGCGTCAAGTTGGACCAGTCGTCCGAATACGTCGGCATGCTGGACATCATGGTGGGTAGCACAGAGCTGCTCGAAGGCATGCGCCGTGCTTCGGTAGAGCGTCGTCGTGGGCCAGTCACCCCACTAACGGGTGGCCGTCGTATCACTGACCCTGCTTACGCCAGCCAACCCAAGCACTCCCAAACGGGGATGGGTCGCATTAGCCCAGCACGCATGCACGGTGAGACCGAGTACAACTCCAACTACCCGCTGGAGGCACTCACGCTCAGCCCGGAGGCGTTGGCAACCATTGGGGCTCACGCCAACCAAGAGTCGATCAGTGCGACAAAGGCCTTGATCATGAACAAGGCTCCGTTGAAGGATTCCGAATACTTCCACACCAAGATTCGGATGCCTGGCTATGTACCTCGCAAGGTCAGCTTCTGGGCCCGCATGGGTTACCGTTGCGAAGTCCTCATGGAACGCGTGGCAGAAAGCCGCGTAGGTCGTTTCTTCAAATCGCTGTTCAATCGTTAATTATACCCACGTCCTAAGGAGGACACGCTGTGAAGAATTTTGCTATCCTGGCTTTCGGTATTGTTGTTGGCATGACTGTTGTTTTGAACTCCTCGCTGATGCAGGAGCCTAAAGCACAAGCACAAGAGGAAGTGGCTACTGGTCATCGTATTACCCCCATGGGTCAGTCGATGATCACCTACGCCGGTGCTCGTGCTCAAGTCGTCGCCTTCTAACCATACCCGCAGGAGAAATACCATGGATCTGTTTGACGTAATGATTAGCCTGTCTTCCACCCGCAAAATGGAACACCAGGATCACTGGTTCACTCCAACGGGGGGCTGGAAAGGCTTGATCAATGACCAGATCGAACACACTCAATCGGGCGACGTGATCTACACACTCGCCCCATCGGGTAGCCGCATGATCGTCATCGTGACGCCATTCGGCAATGTCTTACTGGAAGAGGTTGATCGCTCAGCACGCACGGTTATCCTGCGTACCACCCCCATGCTCGAAAGACTGTGGGGCAAAGGGAATGTTCCTGAAGACCAGTTGGAATGTCTACTGGGTCTTTGGGGCAATGACAATGTCGGGCACACCCTGCAGAAACTTGCACAGGCGCCTTTAACAGCTGGATAGCCATGGAGGCTACAATGCGATTCTTATTGTCTAAGGCAAGCCTGATCTTCTTCGCCACTGTGCTCATGCTCGGTGGCCCGCGCACGATCCTCATCCTGATCGCTGCGTCTGTAGTTACCATCGTAGCTGGTGTAGTATCCCAGCTACTGTTCAAAGTAAACATCCATGAGACCGGAGGTTGACATGGTAAACCCAAGCCAAGCAATTGTTTTCATCAAGAACGACGATCCCAAAGCCACTATGCGTCACATCCCTGTGGATGATGATCCGAAGTGGCTGGCCAAGCTCAAGTACGTGCTGGACTACGGTTCGAAGTACGCGGACTTGGTGGGGCCGCTGCTGGTATCTCACACGCTCCACGGGCCGAATGGGGAGGACAAACTCATGTTCTACCCACTACCCTACCTCTTCCGCACAGAGCGCGAGCGCAAGCAAGCAGCGGAACGCCTCGGCAAGCAAGCGCCACCCGATGCATGGGTGCGCCGCAAGCTGAAGGTCCTGGCCAATCTCTGTGGCCGTGAAGAAGCACAAGTCGCCTAAATCTTAAGGCGACCATATTCCCATGTCCTAAGGAGGACGAAGAAATGGAATCAGCTACTGAAAACGTGATCGTAGATGGTCATGCCTGCACCACTGGTCTTCTGGGTATGGCTCGTAGCTGGCATGCAGATGTCAGTCAAAACGGGCCTGTCGTAGAGAAAGAGCATGAGGGGCTGATGTACTACCTCGCCATGCTGCTCACCCAGGAAGATCACCCCGCTGCCGATGCGGTTATTCACCTGCTCGATGCTGCCGAGTTCCATGCAGCTTACGAGCGTGACACCCATCGCGTCACCCTGGCTTGCAATGGCCTTTCGTTTACTCGTGTCATCGATCCCGACACCGCGTGTGCGTACCTGATGGCCAACCCCCACATCGAAACCCACTAACCCAATGAGGAGGACGTATGAAGAAACACATCGAAACTGCGTCCTCCGTCATTGCCAACCACTATGGCCTTAAATGGAATGGACGCTCACTGACTCTCAAGCGTTGGGAGTCAGTGGGTTGTCTGTCCAGTTTATTTTTTGTTTCAATTCATCTGGATTCCAGCACACACCTCTACTTGGTTGACCGTAAGGACATCGACGTAGAGGAAGAAGGGATGCGGTTGAAGCTACCATGCTTCCACTTCAGCCCGCAGATGGTTGACACGCTGAATGCTGATCGCCATCAAGTGTGGTACATGGTGGTTGAGGGTGAACTCATCCTCATCCGAGATCACAATGTGGAAAGGTTGTTCAAGCGATTGCGCATTGCCTCAGTAGGTCCAGACCGTCACCGATTCGAACAAGACGTGATTGGTCTGGATATTGATATCCGCCAAGACTACATCCCGGGCAGGGGCAAGGTCAGGCGAGACTACTGGAAGAATCATCTCAATCGGAAAAGACCCGTGTTAGAGCCCGCATAACCTCCCCTCCCGTTTGGGAGAGGAGGATCGTATGCTGTTTTTTTTTGTTGCGTGGTGGCTCATTGATGCCAGTTTTACATGGGTTAACTTATGAAGTACCTCGTCAACCCCTTATGTACGGAGTTTGGCCATGGCATTGGCATTGGTTGAACGTATCGAGTCCTCGACTCAGTCTCGCTACGTGTTGGATGGCAGGGGCCCAGCCTGCGCTTCCTACTGGCAGGACTTTCGTGGCCTCGAAGCTATGCTGTCGGAAAAGCATAGCACCGCGCTGTACATGGCGCAGTTAGCTAAGGAAAGGGGCGACCTTTGCCGTAAGTTCGAAACCGACATTCCCCAATCTGTTTTGGACAAATATGTTGCGCAAGCGCCGTCTATCCTTAGGAAGTTGGATAGAGATATCCAGTCCATCATTCAACAAGGAGGAAGTTCAGATATAGTGTACCTAAATACACTATCCACGGTTAGGGCTGCGATGACCGACACCATCACACACCTTGTCCGCATCGTAGGGCGTTAATCATGGGCTTACTTGTCGCTTATCAAAGTCTCTTTGCTCAAAGCTTTCAAGCCACCGTCGTAACCGTAAACTGTGAAGGCTTCATGGGCAAGGGCGTCGCTGAAGTTTGCAAGCGTTTGTATCCGAATGTTTACATCGATTACTTCCGGCGTTGCAAGAGCGGCAAGTTGAAACCTGGTCACATCAGTAACGAGGACTGTTACCAACTGTCAGATGGGCGATACATCATCCTGTTCCCCACCAAAGACCGCTGGCGACGTAATAGTGAGTTTGATTGGATCGAGTCAGGCCTTAAGGATCTGCTCGCCCATTGTCATCGACTGTGTTTGGATGATATTGGCCTTCCCCCTCCAGGCTGCGGAAACGGTGGGTTGGACCTAAAGGATGTGCAGCCACTGATTGAGTCTATATTCAGCGAGGAAGATGTGGAAGTAACCTTATGTATATAGACGCGTTGCTGCGGCTAGATCCTTACCCTGAGGAGTCGACTTGTGACCTGGGATGCCAGGCCTTGTTGGCAAGATGGGTGCGGCGGTGGATTTTTAAATGTCCTTTTAGCCACCGCAAGTTGTGCGATGCCTGCCGTCCCCTGTGGACCGCTGGGTTGTGCAGCCTACAGAACGTTGGGCTCCGCCCTTGCCCTGCCGCTTAGCGTTCTGTGGGGTGACTCCCCATCGTGTACCGGTATTCGGGTCAGCCTTCGGGCTGACCCTTATGCCGCCAGATGCTATGCAGGATAAACCTGTATACAGGAGACACGACATGGTCATCGACCGCACACTGAGTGGGCCAGAAGTTCTGGTCGCCCTCATCAATAGCCGTAACCCCGGCAAGAATCTCACTGTGGACCAGGTGACCTTTGGCACCCCCACACCAATCCAGGACCACCCAAGTGAGGAGAACACCTCCATCCTCGTTTACCCAGTGACTGGCAAAGGCTACGGTGGCGATCCCGAGGAGTTCTATTACTCCCGCATGATTGGCAATCAGGTCAAGCAAAACCCGCCTGCATTCATCGTGATCGAAAACGGTGAAGACGGGGTGTCCATCCGTAATAAGGTGGCCGTGGCCTTCAATGTCAACCCAGACGAGATGCTCATCTCTGATGCCATGTTGACCGACATCGCCGATTCCCAGTACCGTCCAAGTGGTCAGGGCACCACTACCTGCGTACTCAGTGGTAAGCCTGGCAGCCTGCTGTACCTTGATTTCAACTCTGGGTATCAGTTGGTTGACTTGGTAACGCCAGAGTACCCAGGCGCCCAGTGATAATAGTATGCGATACCCTGTCGCATTCCTACCCCAAGGAGATGTTCCATGCAAATCAATGTGGCTAAAACCGCACAGGAAAACCTGATCGACTTGATCATCGACGCCAACCCTGGTAAGTCGCTGGCAGCCAATCAGTTCACCGCCGCAGCCCCTGCAGCCATCACTCCGGTAGGCGAGCTGAACTCCAGCATCGTTCTGTCGGCTGTCGTTGGCCAGGGCTACGGCGCTGGCGACGTGACCTTCCGCTACACCCGTCTGGCCCTGACCAGCGGCAAAGCTGTACCGGTCACTTCCGTTCAAGTTGCCGAAGGCGACGACCAAGCTGCCTCCCTGGCCAAGGTCATCACCGCCCTGGGCATCCTGGCTTCCGAAGTCGATGCCAGCGACTACGCTGCCCCGACCGACGACACCACCCCAGGTATGATCACCCTGACTCCGAAGGCCAGCTCCGTGCTGTACGTCGGTGATGAAGTGGTCATCGAGCTGACCCTGCCGGCTGAAGCAGAGCCTACCCTGGCTGAAACCTTCACCGTGACCGACCTGAACGGCTTCGATGCTGCTCAGTAAGTGACAACATAAGCCCCCGGCCTCCACGTAGGGCCGGGGGCTTATGCTCATGCAGGGGTAAACCCATTGAGGTCAGTGTTGGTAAACGCCTCTGCCAAAGACAGAAGTGGCACCGCCTCGAAGCCATTGAGGTCAGTATTAGTGAACTCGCTGGCCAGAGTTGGCATGGATCCGAAGGTTACCGTGCCTGGGTAGAACAGGTAGCTATCTGGATTAGATACCAGCATCAGTGTGGTTGCAGTCAACTTCGATTTGGTCATGTCGAAATCAGATGCGTCCACCAGCAGACTACGGCTACGCAGGTCAGCAATTACATCTGCCAGACTGGAGTAGTTTGCAGCATTGAGCTTAAGCGTTGCCAGCGCGCCGATGGAACGACGCCCGTAGGTCAGTGTGTGGCTAACTCTGGTTGGTGCATCGAAGCCTGGGGTCAGGTCCAACTGAGTCTTACCTGTCTCGTTGACCTTGCGGGGCTTGGACAACGAGTACAGCTGCCACGGGATGGTGGCGCTGGCTTTCGACTGAATCAATTTCTTGACGCCGTCGATTGGAGTAATATCCAACGGTAGGGTGATCGACCCATCGGACATCTGGATGACCATCATGCGCAGGCCAGCCAACTCTACCTGTGCAGGTGTCTTTTGGATGACCGATGCACTGAGGCGACTGACCTCGGTGGAACCAGGCGCCTTTTCAATCACGATACCTTGCAGCGAGAACAGGTCAACCGCTGGGAGTTCCTTCTCCACAACGACGCCCTGAAGGCTAAAGAGATCAGTTTCCATGTTGTGTAACCTCGTCTAGAAACTTAGCGATCCGCGACCTTCAGGGAGATCTCCAGACCATCCATTGCAGTGGCTGCAGTCTGCTCAGCTGCCGAACGCGAACTGACCCCCATGAGAAGGTTTGGCAGCACTGGCAGCACCGGTGGCTGGATGGCCGTCACTTCCTTGGTGCTAGGACCACGCTTATGTGTAACCTTGAGGTCGCCTGGCTGACCGACGGTATAGTTGGACTTGGCCACTACAAAAGTGCCGAGCACTGGAGTGTCGTTGGGGAGGACGTAGCCATCAGCCTTGGTCATCTTAAGTTCGGGGGGCACCGAACCAGCAGCGCCCTTGACGCGAGTGCCGGAGTCAGTGGCGTAGTCCTTGCGGGTCAGTACGTCAGTAAGGGCATCCACATTGAAGCCTTGACTGGACACCATCTTCAGCGGAACACTGGAGATATCCACGGGACCCGTGCGGGTATTAATCCCGTCATCACCGGCATCGTAGATGATCAGCACGTCGGTATGCATGAAGTATGCCACGCTACCCAGGCCGAAGTAGAAATCAGCACCATTGTTCCGCAGGGTGGTCAGGTTGGTACCTTGGTAGAGGTTAGGCCAGGTGGCGTTCAGCTTGTTGTCGATCCACAGCTCGACCGTACCGGTCTCGCGATTAATCACAAGCTCTGCGTAGAACTCAGCCACGCCTGCTGGAACGTTGTAGATGAAGTTGGTGCCAATCAATCGGAACACCGGGAAGGCACTGACGATGCCGGCTTGCGGGACCTGAGCACGGAAACGCGCGCCGATGACAATGGTCGAATTACCGACCGCAATACCCAAACTACTGGTGAGAGGACCAACCACTCGGTGACCGGCGTTGTAGGGTGCCAACCAGGATTTGCCGTTGGCCACTTCCACGTTGATGATGTCGGTTTTACCAACCATGGTTGCGCCAGTGGTGATCAACGCGTAGACACCTGGGCAGGCCCCGTATGGTTTCGGGTCTTGGGTGTTGTAGTTCACCCCCGCGGCAAGGCCCAGGCCCTTGAAGTTTTCAGCTAGAACGATGGCCATTTACGCCTCCACGAACTTGAGCTTGTGAGTGATGTCGTTCAGCGACCGAGTAGTCGAAGCCGTACGAGCAGCCAGCGGGGCGATGAAGTTCAATCGATCCGCGCTGCGCGTGGTCAGGTCTACTGCCTGATCGGTGGTGGTTACCGCATCGAGCTTGCGCTCAAGGGTTGCCGTCACAGTCTGACTGCCGGTACGCTGAGCACCTACAAAAATACCGGCTGCCAGTTGGCGACTAACATCGATGCCGGTCAGGTCGAGGCTGAAGTTGACCTCTGCCGCTGCTGCGTTGGCCTTGGCGACGGTACCTTTGGTCAGAGGCTGGCCTTGGGTATTGACGATGCGGGTATTGACAATTGTTTCCAGTTCTGCCGCTGTCTTGTCGAAGCCGCTGACAGACGATACCTTGACCGGTACGGAGCTGATTTTGACCGGACCCAGTCGTGCGCTTGGGTAAACACCGTCGTTCCAAGCGATGTAAGCGTCGCTCGTAAACAGTGCGCGGGCATCGTTGTAGTTGCGGGCAGCTATGCCCAATGTGAAGCCAGCAGTGGTAAGGTTGGCACTGGTGCCACCACTGATGTTGGCGATGACCCCAACCGATACGCCGTCAATGTATCCAGTGACGGTACCCTGATCGCGATCGATCTCCACCTCAAGGTAGCAGTCGGTCGGCGGAACCTGTGCCGAGTTGGCGACCGACTGGAACAGGTAAAGCTTACCGCCACCGATGTTCAGATAAAGTGGGGCAGTGTTGACGTCTCCCAGGTGCTTAACCAACCCAGTGAAGCGGCAACCGAAGTAGATCTTCTTCACCGCAGTTGGGACGATGAAGTTTGGCAGCATGGTCCAACCATGTTGGCCCGAGGTGCCCCGGTTCAGGGAGGCCATCTTACCCTTTTGGGTGACGGTTTCTGGTGGGGCACTGCCAAAGGCGGTGTCGAACGCACCGAACTTGTTGAGACCCAGTGCAGGGAACTCCAGGCCGCTAACCCCCATGTGGTGAACGGCCATCGCAAATTGAAGACTCATGGCTATCTCCTTAGATGTAACCAATGTCGGAGTTGGTAAACAGAGTGGACGTCAGTGGTTTGCGCCCAACTGTCAACGTACACGAGCCCTTGTAGAACGGGGAGCCGGACTTGGCACGCAAGGTAATTGTGAAGTTGGCCAACGAACCCTGGGCCACCACTGGATCATCTTCCAGATCGAAGGTGGTGAACAGGATACCTGTGTGTCGCTCCAGTTGCTTGAGCACCTTGTGGACCGTGGTGTCCTCTGGGAAGAGGGTACCCTTGTTCAACAGGAGGGTCTCAAGGTCCTTGAGTTGTCGGCGGTTGTAGTAAAAGGTTTTGGTCAACGTGCCAGTGCCAGCAGCATCCGGGTAGGTGACCACCATCTGGACTTCGCGCTTGGTACCGAAGCCGGTGGAAGGAACAACCTGATCCTGCAAGGTAACCTTGGTAGGGTCAAGCGTTCTTCCAACCAGATTCGAAATCAAAGTCACGAAGCCTGCCTTGGAGAAGGGGGCAAGCATGCGTCACCTCAGCGGTTGTACTGGAAAATGAAAGGTTCAGTGAACCACGGGCTGGCAACCGAGGTGGTCACCACAAGTGCCCTGTCGAAGCGCCCAGTCTGATCACATTGGGGGTAAGCGGCATTGGGCAGGTCGATCAACTTGCCACGGGTGGAGCGAAGGCCGCCTTTGACCGTCGCCGCCTGACCTGGAACAAACCCACTGTGGCCACCCAGCGCGTTGGCAGTGTTGGCCAAAACGTCTGCGAAGGCGGCCGAGATGTTTACGTCGGTCGCCGAGAACGTGTTCAGATCAGTGCGCAGAGATGTGAAGTCCAAGCCCTGGGTGAGGAGAGGATACAGCTGGGTCTCTGTTGGCCAGTCAAGACCAACCAATTCCCAGTCACGCGCCGAAGGTACAATGACACCCATGTTGACCTGAGACCCAGGCTCGAAGAACACCGAGCTGGCAGACGCCTTGAAGTAGGTATCGCCAGACTGATTCAGTGCCTCATCCACGATCTCCGAGCGAGCAACCTTGGTACCAAACTTGGCGTTGAATGCGTCGAGCATGTCGCCTGTGGTAAGTGCCCCTGGAACAAACTTGAATGTATCCAGGTTCCGACCATAGGCGAGATCATCGATGGGGTAGCGTGTATACGCCAGGTTCACCGAACCGCGGAATCCAGAGGACGGCTTCACACTGAGCTGGATCTCGGCATTGAAGCGACCAGCTACCTTGGTGATCGGAGTTCCCAGGTCAAAGTCCGACAAGGCCAAGGTGACGTTGTGGTTCGCCTTGATCGAGTTGGCAATGTGCTGTTTGTAGTCGAGGGTGAAGCCGGCCGCTGACCGCGCAGAGACCAAGGCGTACGCCGACACAGAGTCGACAGAGATCACCTTGTTCTGCGTAGTCAGCGCGTAGGCAGACACCTGGTCAACCTTGATCGTTCCCATGTGTAACTCCTTTAGCTACTCGCTTTGAGGCGGAGCTTGTAGCTATCGACGTCAGCCTTGGTCCCCGGAGTACCAGTCCACTGACGCAAGAACGCCGCTTTGGCGAAGTTGCTCAGCAAAGGGGTCTTAGTGTAGTCGAAGGTTTGGGTGAAGGTGAATTGCTTGGTCGACTCCACGGTTGCCCCACGCATTGCGATGGCATCCAGGGAACTGGCACCTGCGGTGCCAATGGCGTCCAACTGCATGTTGATCGCATTTACGCGGTCGTTCGCTGCGAGGCCTGCGGTGGAGAAACTGATCAGACCCTTGGGGTCGGCCTCATCCACGTTCACAAACGTCATAGCGGCTGCCGCAGGTACCGAGATGGGGCTTGTCTGGGTATCGTTGAGGGAATCCACCAGAGTAGAACCAGCCACGTTAACAGACCAACCGGCATCAACGCTGGCCACAGGCAGACGTTTGACGATCTGTGAACCCAAGCGATCAGTGGGATCACCGTCTTCGATCAGGGCCAGGTAGACATCGCGGTGGTCAACTGCACAGCTGCCGTTACCGTAGTCGGAGGATTGACCAGAGTGTCCGAAGGTGAAGGCCTTGACCTTGCCGTAGGCGGTGATCGCTGCGGCGACATCCACTGTTCTGACAACCAAACCATCACGAACGAGTTTGACCTTGCCGTTGACGCGGTCAAACACCGCTTCCCAATAGTGCATCAAGCCGAGGGTGATCGAGTTCCAGTCGGTGAACTGACAAACGCGGGTAACCGTGTCGTTCTCATGCAAGACGCCGATAGTCATGTTCGAGGACAGCATGTTGCTGTAGGCGCGCAAGACTTGGCGAACGCCCATGGTCAGCTTGGAAGTGGCGTCCTTGAGCCCTGGCTGGATATCATCAAACGGAATAGCCAGCATACCGTTGAACGGGTTAGGGTACGTGGCAGTGCCGCAGTTCGTTCTGATCCAGGCGCCCTCATCAGGATTGGGTACCTGCTTGGAGTAGGCGCAACTCGCATAGCTACCGATAGCGTTCTGGCGGAATTGTAGACGGGTACTGGCCAGGGTGGCGCCGTTGGCTGGAGCAGCAATGTTGCCAGGCGGCACGTTATCGAACCCGAAGAAATCGAGAATCTTCATGTCGCCCCCTTATTCGGTAACTGGATCGTTAAACTGCAGATACAGACGACGAGCACCGTCGGCATTTGGACGCAGTCGTACACCCACGGCGTACTTAAAGCCTGGGTGAGTGGGGAGGTCTTCGTGGTTGTTGCCGACGTAAATAACCTCGGCCTCATCCAGCGTGTAGTTACCATCGCCAGTGGCCACCCAGTTACCCTTACCTTCTTCGGTAGGGTCCATCTCACCCAGCATGGCGGCAAAGGAAGTAGCGCAATCCTCGGACAACGGACCCAAGGAAACCGCCAGCAGGTATTCTGCAGACTGGGTGAAGTCTGCGCGGAAGAAGTTGTGCAGTGTGTTCATATCAGGCCCAATCGAAGTAGGGTTGAGTGATGGCCGTGTTGATGTGGGGCAAACGACCAGTCTTGTATTGCCAGCTACCTTTCCAGAGGATGCAGGTAGACTTGGCCACGAGTGGGATGGTGTAGGTGCCATCACCATTGTCCACGACGTCCCCGTTTTCTAAGTCGTCCTGGTCGAACAACACACCCAGCATTTTGAGCAAGTAGGGGAAACAGTCGTAGACCTTGGTGGCCGCGGACATGGTCACCGATGGGTTCGCCGGAGCATTGAGCTTGAGCGTCTCCAGACTGTTGCGGTTGTACCGGAAGGTGCGGTTACCCGTGTAGTTCACATTACCTGTGACCGCCGTCAACTTGATCTTGGTGTTGTAACCGTCTGGGTCGTTGGCCAATGCAACCGGGGGACTGAACAACCAGTCGGCCAGCGTGCCTGGGATCAGTGTGTGTGCCGCCTGCAGTTGAATGAGCAGGCTCATTTTGGAACCTTGTTTAAAGTCCATAATTCACCTAGCCCTTGTAATGCAGGAAGAAACGACCAGCGAACCAACCGCCGGCAACAGGAGGCGTAACCACGGCAACGTGGGTGTAGTCCACCGAGTTAGCCTCTGGGACGTTAACGTTGGGCAGGGCGTAGCGAATGATCCTGCACCCCGCCATCCCGTTCTCAACGCTGGCAACACCGTCAAAGTCTAGTGGTCGGCCAGACACGGCAGCCATGTAAGTTACCAGCTCGCGCAGCGCGGCGGTATTTGCCATGATGGTCAGTGCCGTGAAGGTGTTCAGCAAGTCCTTAAACTTGGTGAAGTCAGTCCCGTAGGTCATGAAGTCTGCCAAGTTGGTTTGACTACCGCCTGGTGCAGCACCAGACACCAGTGCAACCACTGCCGGGGTAGCCTCGGGTACTTGTTCAGACACCGGCTTTTTGCTGGCCAGTCGGTTAACGTTGAGTTGCCCAATCCAGGCAGGGTTGTTACCCATTAGGACCAAGCCCCTCAGGGCCGGGGCCGCACCGATGACGGTTGTACTGAAGTCGGCTGGAACAAAGGCAGTGCCGTATTTCTGGTTCACCCAACGACAAACAGCCTCAACCTTGATGTTGTTGCCAGACAGATCGGCTGGGTACGCATAGTCGTCAAGCTGTGGCACGCCCTGAGCGAACATGGTCAGCGGTGCAAGCCGGCGATACGTCAGAGTTGAGGCACCCATGTAGAAGCCGCCATCGACGGCCATCACGGGGATCTGGGTGTTACGGATACCCTGACCAGTAATCGCAACTGGAGTACCCAGCTTGCAGTTATCTGGAGAGACGGGCACCTTTAGGTCAGGGTTATCCCGGTTGATCAGGTCATAGACCAACTGGGAGGATTCTTTTCGATAGTCGATGTCCATCTTTTCATCCCAAGTTTGGAGAAGGGCCGGGGGCTACCCGGCCACTATGCCGTCAGTCAGCCGAGTTAGGGTTGTCAGGGTCGTTGAAGTGCAGGTAGAAGCGACCAGTAGGTACGGTCACGTCAGCACGCAGTTCCAAGCACATGACGTACTTGTACGACTGGTTGGTCGGGAAGACCATGGAGTTCAGACCGCAGAAGATAACCTTGGCACCTGCCACCGACCACGACTTGCTGGAGCCGTCGGAGTTCCACAGCGTGGCACCTGGACCTTTGTCGAGAGCCTTGAGCATCACTACCAGACGATCTGCCTGGGCCTGGGTCAGGGTGCCTTCCACCATGGCCAACAACTCGTCGCGATAAGCGGTGAGGTTGAGTGGGTAGGTGTACAGCAGTGCCGAGGTCTGGGTGGTCGGGTCAGTTACCGGGTAGTTCAGACCATTGAGCGCTTTGACAGTCAGCTGGTCGGCCAGGTTGGCGCCGCCTTCAATAACGTCGAAGGTCAGTTGATCCAACCACAATGGCGAGGTCGCCTTGGCCTTGAGAGTAACTGTACCCACGCCATCTACCAGGGTGAGTGGCTCGTCGACGATGTCCTGCTTGCCGATTACCAGACCGAAGTAGTACAGGATGTTCGGCAGCAGATCATGGGTGGTAACCGGCTTGTAGCACTTCAGGGTACGGGTCGGCTTGAAGGCAGCGAAGTCGCTCAGCTTCAAGCGGTCGTACTTGATGGTTGCCTTACCTTCGAATCCAGCGCCCGCAGCAGCGGTCACTTTCATGTAGGTGTTCTTGGTGGTAGTACCTTCCATCCAGGTACCTGCAATCGGCGCAGGGGACGACCACAGCAAGTTCGTCAACGTGAACATGGTGGTACTGTTCGCCGTGTTCAGGTAGTTGAGGAGGGCCTGATTGGAATCAATGAAAACAGACATGACTGTCTCCTCTTAGATGTTGAAGTACAGTGGGACGAACGCTTTGATAAGCGGATGCGTGCGCAGGTCCATCGGGATGGCGTACGCGAAGCCCGGCTTGACGAAGTGCGTGCGCAGTGCGTTGGTCGCACCGGCCGGCAGAGCGACCGGGACACCAAAGCTTGCGCTGGCGTTGCCCAGACCCATTGGGTTGGTGTCGACGTTGTACGGACTGAGGTTGAGGTTGAGACCCGTCTTGCCGTTGATCCAGTTCAGCAGCCCCTGGTTGCCCGTGGAGTTGATGACGCCCAGGTTCGTCGATGCCGTCCAAGCGTTGTTGAGCGCCCACTCGGTGCAATCCAGACCAGCCAGCAGGAAGCGACCGTCGTATTTGCGATCCGGGATGGCGATGAAGTCGTTGCCATCGGGCCACACGGCGCCTGCGAGTTCCTGCACGGTCAGGATGTCTAGGCCGATCTGTTGCAGGCCACGGTTCCACTTGACAGAAACGCTGCCGGTGTAAGCATAGTTGTCTGCGTTTGCAGTCCAAGTGCGGACGATGCCATCCTGCACTGCAGCCCAGGCAGAACCAGTGATCTTGGCATCTTCAAGATTGATACCGTACATCTGGTTGATGATGTCGATGGCCGCAGCCTTGGTCATGGTGCCGCCATCATTCACCCAACGGGTAAACTGCACGGTTTGGCCACGGAACAGGTCACCCAGCACCCGGCGATGGTACTGTACCTCGACCATGCCGCGGTACTTGGACGAGTCCTTGGCAGTGATCTTGATGGAAGTGTTCAGCTTGCCGACTGGAGTGGCCAGTGCGGTGGGCGGACCATAGAGGAAATTGTCCGCATCGATTGGCCAAGGCATGTTCGGGTTATCGGCATTGATTTGCGCGATCACCTCGTTGAAGTTTGTACCTTTGAAAATTGGCATGGGCGTTTACCTAGGCTGGATTGTAGTGGAAGTACAGGGCGCCGGCGAGTTGGCCGCTCGTAACAGCTGTCTGGATAAAGACGCGCTGGAAGGCAGGGTTGGCATCCGGCACGTCAGCCGTTGCACGATCCACGACCTTGCCCTTGAGGAAGTCAGGGATGCCCATTCGACGACAAACCGATTGAACCAGAGCCCAGTCAGTGTAGTCGCCTTTGGCATTGGGCTTGAGCGCGGCCTGGATACCCGAGAAGTCCGCGCCCCACGTCCACATACGGGCCGACTGCTTGTTGAGGACAGTGTTGGGGTGCTTGTAGATATCCAGATCAGCATTGCCAATCACCGAGTCCAGCCACGATGGGCCAAACGAAAGTGCGGCGGTGATACTACCGAACCATTGCAGGGAGTTCTCCTCGATGGCCATCGTCAGTTCAGTGGATTCGCCATCAGCCAGGACAGGTGGCTCGAAAGCTACAAAGTCTTCTGGGTTGATTTGAATCTTGAACAGGTTGATGAGGGCCTGAGTCAGCGCATCTCGGTTCAACTCGGTCAACGAGCGGAACGCAAAGTCAGGCGCATACTCTGCAATGTCCATGCGGTTGTAATACACATCGACTTCACCGTAGTAGCCGCGTCCAGGAATGCCGGAGATGGTCACCAAAGTGTTTCGATCGTTTTCCGTAGTCGGCTGGGGGACCGAGAACGCAAGGCGCTTATCCGTAAACTCCTTGGGTGGATTGAACATGTCGTTGAGGACAATGATCATCCGTTCACTGTTAGTGTTCATGACACCCCTCCTCAGGCCTGGATGACAGGCTCGTCGAAGTGGAGAGTCAGATCACCCGTCAAGCCGATGCTGTAGGTGTCGCTCAGACGCACCTTGATGAAGAAGTCGTACTTGGTGTTGGAGATGTCCGGGTTATCCCGGCAAAGACCAACAGCGGTCACCTCAGCGCCTTGTAGACTGTATCGCCCACTACCGGTCAGCAGCCATGGGTCGTTAGTCTGGAAAGCCAGTACATCGCGGATGATCGACAACTGGTCGGTGCCGACCACAATGTCCTTCAACTGATTGTAGGACGTCGACATGTTGCGCCAGTACGAATAGATCTGGGCATAAGGTCGAGTGGTGGTTGGCGATGGATAGTTCAGGCCATTGAGGCGGGTGTTCTTCAGGTAGTCGCCCAGGATCAGGCCACCTGTACGAGTACCCACCATGGTCGAGCCAATCCACGCCAAACTGGTTGGGACGGCGTCCAGTTGGATCGGGGTACCTACAACCTTTTCTTCCGTGGTGAGGTCACGAACAACAATGTCCTCGGCGGTAAAGACCGTGCCGAAGCGTTTGTTCATGGCATCGATGATATCCTTGGTGGTGTTGAGTTCCTTCACTGGAACAATCAACTCGACTTGGGTAGCCAGGTCGGACAAGGGGTTACGGTGATAGCGGAGGGTCATTTCGCCAGCGTAAGCCGACTGCTGGTTCTTCGCCGTGATTTTGATGGACGTATTGAGCAGCCCCACCGCCGGAGTTACCTCGGCAGGAGCAGACCAGACGTACTCGGCGACAACCAGGTCGAGTTTGTTCAGGCGGTTGATCGAATCCACCATCACATCCATCGAGGGTTTGTAAAGCGCCATAGACTTGCCCTTTTAGGAAATGACGTTGTAATGGAAGTAGGCCTTGCCTGCATAAGGCAAAACCTGACCGATAGGTTGCTTGTCCTCGATCACCTGAATAAGGACACGGTCGTAATCCTTGTTGGCCTCGGGCACCTCCGACGTTGGGTAGTCGTACACCGGGTTCCAGTAGCCTTGCGGCCAGTTGGAGAAACCGAAGCCAGCCATCAGCGCACGCATCCCGTTCGGGTTGTTCAGGATGGCGGCGTACGGGTGCCTACGAATGGCGTCGTAATGCTCGGACCAATCGCGCGAATAAGTGAACAGCGTGATCGGTGTCTTCGCCAGCGTGGTTGTCTTTTGGCCGGGGTGCAGGTGCACATCCAAGTCAGAGATCTGGATAGCCTCCGACAACTGGATGCGACGCCGAGTAAACTGGACACTGAACTTACCAATGTAGGACAGTGAGGTGGTTAAGGCGATGAGAGGGATGTTGACTTCCTCGTTCTCGCCGAGCCAGCTGTAGTCAACCTGGTCGAAGTCGTCCGCATCCAACTGGAGCCCAAGCTCCTGGCTGATATAAGGGAGCATCGAGTGCAGGTTACCGTTACTCAACCCCGTGATACGCGGACGATATTCGCCGAAGGCACTGGTCAGGTCCATCCGTTCATATTGAACAGGGACCATGCCCTCGTACGCAGAATCGGGCACGGGGATGACGGTGCTAGTCACCAGGGTCGGAAGGGGCCCCTGGACAAACTTAGGCGTGGTGAAGATTACATCGTCCGGGTTCAACGGGGAGGGAAGAACGTTCTGTTGATTGATAAGATCAACCAAAACGTCCTTGCCCTTTCCAGGGACAAGGATCATTTTTCTCTCCTGAAACCGTGGTCTGAAGGGAAGGAATGCGTGCGGTGGGCAAAACATTCACATAGGATTAGACCATAGTAAAATAATGGATGGGCGGCATAAAAGCGAGTGGCCTCACGGCCACTCACTCTCAGCCACTCAGGGTTGCTTGGCCTTAGGCGGCCGGCGCTACCGGGTAGTTCAGACCGCTCAGGGTGGTTACGGTGATGACCTGGGCCAGTGGGATGTCCTCGGACTGCAGGGTCAGAGTGAGCGATTCCAAGAACACGTAGGAGTCGGCATGAGCCGGGATCTGAATGGTCTTGGTTTCGTTCGGGGTACCTGCCCAGGAACCGATGTCGCCATCGACGTAGTCCTTGTCGGTCAGGTTGATACCCAGAGCAGTGTTGATCTCTGGGATCAGATCCTTGTACTTCTCGGCGTCGCCGATCGGAAGGATCAGGTCACCCTGGATACCGGCGGCGGCGATGAAGCCGTCGAGGGCCAGGCGGTTGTAGGTCACGGTAACGGCACCGGTATAACCGGAATCCGGCAGGGCGGTCACTTCCAATGTGGTGTTGGCAACCGGGTTTTGACCGGCTGCTGCAACGGGTACGCCCAGGCCCATCACCGCGCTGGAGATGGTCTTGCCAGGGTTATCGTAGTTGATGAGGTCGAAGATGATCTCTTCGGGAGCCTTTTTGAAATCACTGACATGTCCAGCCATGTGGCACCTGTGCTCGCGATGTGTGTGGTTGGGGTTTATAAGGGCCTAAGTAAAAGACCACATACCATAGTAAGGTTATAGATAACGTTAGGAGCACAAAAATGCAGGGGCTATTTGTAACGCTGGAGGCCACAGAGGGGGCTGGGAAGGGTACCTCTCGCGGGTTCCTCGACGACTGCTTTAAAGCGGCTGGGAGAACCACTACGCTGACTCGTGAACCAGGTGGCACGCCACTGGCGGAACGAATTCGGGAGCTACTGCTAGCTCCCAGTGACGAGACCATGTGTACCAATACTGAGCTATTGCTCATGTTTGGTTCTCGCATGCAGCATGTGGAGAAGGTCATTCTCCCACGGATGGCCAAAGGCTCTGTGGTGCTCTGTGAGCGGTTCACGGACAGCACCTATGCGTATCAGCACTATGCGCGGGGATTGTCTAAGGAGTTTATTGACGGCCTTGTGGCACTATTCAATCCACCGGTACCTGACTACACCTTTATTCTGGACATTGATCCAGAGATCGGCATGCGTCGGGCAAGTGCTCGTGGGCAACTGGACCGCATTGAACAGGAGAAGATGGACTTCTTCCACAGGGCCCGTAACGGTTTTCTGACACGAGCCAAGGAAGATACTTCAGGACGTTTCCGAATTGTGGACGCCACTCCACCGATTCCAGAAGTACGCAAGCAGTATCTTGACCACCTGTTGAATGACAACTTAATTACACCAGAGGCAGCGGCCCTGGTAAGGGAGAAGTACGATGTCGCATGAAGGCAATGAAAAGCTGAACGAAATCCTGGGTGGTCTGCTGACCAGTTATCAAGGTCTGCAAGCTATGGCAGATGTACAGCGTGATGAGTTCATGGCGGAGATCACCGACGAAACCGGCAAGATCGACCTGGTCAAACTGACCGCCCGTACCGATCGCCTTCGAGCCGAACGATCAGCGCAAGAGCAACAAAAACACCCCTACGAACTGAACCCGGTGGACTTTGTCAACAACCCGACCCATCGTGCGGATATTCTCGCAGGGCTTGAAGGGTTCCTGAAACTGGACTACACGCAGGGGCATGATCCGGTGGCTGAAAATCCAGCCGAAGCAGCCAAGTCCTGGATTCGTCAGGTTCTCGCTTGGGCTACTTGCAGCAAGGGCTACCAGGAGCAGATCGAAAGCTTCACCTCCAGCACTGAAGAAACCAACATTGCCGAGAAACTCGGTCGTGGGTTGGTCAAGCCGGAGGTAACCTACGATGACGATGTCAACATCATCAAGCGTGTCCAAGAGGTGCTCGACGCAGCTCTGGAAGGTAACGATTACCACGAACTCAAGAATGCGGCTGAAACTGCTCGCGAGTTTGTAAAGGACGTTCTCGTCATGGTCACCAGTGTCCGACATAACACGAAGCCCGTGCTGGACCTGAAGAAGATCGTTGAGATCATGCGTGATTGGGTTGAGGCAGAAAGCCTGGCTAGCCATGTGAAGTTCGACATGGCCAACATGATCGAGTCCCTGGACAAGATCATTGCTCAGCACATTGGTGAAGACGTTCCAGTCGCCGTCGATGCCCAGGTGACCACCGAGTCGCGCACGGTTCACTCGCTTGGCGCAGTAATGTCGGCGGCCAATGACCACCCGCTGGATATCGACCAGACAGCACTGAAAGAAGTGGCACTGTGGCTGAACTCGATCGTTGCCAACAACCCAGGCTTCCACAACCTAGGTAAGGAAGGTTACATCATTGTACCTAGCTCCAACAATCTACCAGGCAATGTTGTCGACTCCGTTCGTGGTTACCTGATCTCCTATGGTCAAGGCGAGCACATGGCATCGGAACTGCGCTCTCAGGCAGCGGTGCGTGGTGACCTGTCCATCAACCACATGCCTGAATGGTTTGCCACTACCTGGGGCCATACCTCCAAGGGCGGCTTTGCTGCGCTGATGTACCACACCATGACCCAAGTGGCGGCTCAGGAAAAACCGAAGACGGTCCACATCAGCAGCGCTGAGTTGGGCAAGTTGGAAGAAGCCATCCGCAACGATCAACCCTTCGCTCTCGTTGACTACATCAAGAGCGCCACCAAGAGCGACGTGAAATGACCGAACGTAAAATCTGCTGCATCCTCGCCATCAACAAGAAAGGCGTGATCGGCCACAATGGTAAGTTGCCGTGGCATCTACCAGACGACCTGGCGCGTTTTAAGCGCATCGTGTCGGGCAACACCATGGTCATCGGCCTGCGCACCCACGAGTCCATTCAGGAGTTTCGCGGGGCGGCCGTGCGCACCCATGACCGAAAGGTCAAGGAAGCCTGGGATAACTTCGATAAGGTCAAAGTAGAGATCATTGCTGCTGGCCACTCGGAAGCCAAGCAGAAGCGCCTGATTCAACAGGCACAGTTCCGCTGCGACCAATCCTTGGGGCTGATCGATCCGGTGTACTTCCCGCACTCGCTACCCAACCGCTTGACCATCGTGGTTTCGACCACCATGGTGGAGCCTAGCAGCAACCCCAACATTCGCGTAGCGCGCTCCCCCGAAGAAGCGATCGCCATTTGGCAGCGCGAGGGCAAGGGCAATCTGTACGTGGCTGGCGGCGCCAAGCTGTACGAGGCGTTCTGGGACAAGATGGAACTGCTGCACCTGACCATCGTCGAAAACGAAGTTGATGGTGACACCAAGTTCCCGTTCGAACTCCAGGGCGCCGAGTGGCGGCAGTTAGCCAAACAGACCATGCGCGACGACAAGGAAAACATCACCCACGTATTCCACGTGCTGGCCAAGAAGGTGTAACAATGAAGCTATGGACAATCCAGCTCGGGCAGTGGCGAGTGGCTAAGGAAAGAAATATCCCCATGGTCAACACCACGGTGATGTCTGGGTTGTCCTGGCTTGCACCGACCTGGGAGATGGTAAAAGGCCACAAGGCACGTGTAATTAGTGACGCCGAATACATCGTGCAATACGTTCCAATGATGGTGCTGTCGCAACACATTAATCGAGAAGAGTGGCTGTCTCTTGTCCGAATGGAAGAGGTAGCCGTTGCCTGCTATTGTAAAGTTGGCGACTTCTGTCACCGCAAACTCTTGATTGAGATATTCAAAGAGTTCTGCGAACAAGAGGGCATTGAGTTTACCTACATGGGTGAACTTACAAAGGGGGCATCATGAGCAACCACTACGCTTATCAAACGCACAAGCTTTATCGCGGGCTTGTGTGTGACATTGTTCACTCTCTGCGTGAGGGTGAATGGGAATGCGAGAAGGAGTTGATGGATGCGATGCACCCCATTCCTTCTGGTGTATCGGATCTGTGCATTCACTTTGCGGTAACCAAATTTGGTGCCCTTGAGCTGATTGCTACTAGTGCCGATGACACCGTAGCCCGTTGGCTCCTGGATGCGGCCTGCACCCATATCGACATCAGCCGCAATTCCATCATGTCCATTGGCCGACTGCAGAACACGTTCGAGCGCTTCTGGGACACATACATCTCCAAGTGTACTCGCATTGACATGCATCATAAACGCCGCGGGGCACATGCGCCGATCATGAACAGTCGTGTCTACTTTGCCGACCAAGTAATCAAGTCATGGCTGAACAATGGTTGCATTGACATTGTTGTCCAGCCTGGCGAGATCCGTATCGGCAATCAAGCCTACCACACCAACCGGTCGTGGCGTCGTAACGTGCGGGAGCTGATGGGACAGGATGTGTGAGATGACACCTATCAACTCTGTGCTGGAAGAGCTGGTCAACGATGTTGGTCTGGCTCTGGGTATGGAATGGCGCTACAAGTATCAACCGCACTATGAAGATCCGTCCTCTGGTTTGGAGATCGAGTTGTCTGTCTATGGCATCCTGATTCACCATCACCACAAGAACGCTACTCCAGAAGTTGTGGCGTATGGCATTTCCGATAAGCGTCACCCCGTGGACTGGGAAGTGTTGAAGGCAGGGCTTGTCTTCTTCTATCGACTGATCGGCCAGCATGTGCTGCCCCCAGTGGTTACCCAGCAACCATGTGGACTTACCAAGTTTGCCGTGGGGATGACCAAGGCAGTGCTGCAAGGTGTTCAAGACCAGCGGGTGGTTGTGATGTCGTTTAAGGATGGCGTCAATGATGTGAAGTTGCGATAAGGGCATACTCTCCGCCCCCGTAGGAGCGGAGAGCACTTATGCCGGCAGTGGGTAATTCAGACCGCCCAACTGGCGGACTTGGATGATCTCGGACAGGTCGATCAGTTGGGGTCTGAGGACTTCTGTCAGGATCTCTCCTTTGTAGTACATGGAATCAGGCGATGCACGGACGGCGATGATTGCCTCATTGTCCTCCCAAGTGATCGGGTCGTCAATAAGATCTGCTTCTGTGACGTTCATTCCGTAGTTGATCTGTAGGGCTGGGATCAGATCATGAACGGAGTCGGCACGAGTCTGCAAGGACAGGTGTTCGATGCCGAGGTAAGTGGAGAAGATCCACTCAAGGTCAATCTTGTCGAAAGTGGCTACCACGCTGCCGGTGTACTTCTTGGGGATCAACGAGGTGATGGTGACTGCCGTGTCTCCTACACGCTCTGGGTCATCATTGACCCGTGGTTCGCCGACGTGTAGGTCGGCGTAAGGGATACTGAACTTACTCGCCTCAAAGACGATATCGAGCAATATCTCCTTATGTGGTTTTAGCGTCGGCATGGCGACCTCCTGAGTGTGTGCATACCATTCTTCAACCACCACGCTCTGGAGACAATCTATCAGACCTCACATACGGAGCAATACCATGGCTTTCCTTTCTGACAACTCCATTACCCGACGCTGCCTTATCCCCGACACCAACTTCGTCGGTGAAACCACCAAGTGGCTACCCGGCATGATCGAGCCGTTCTACGCACAATCGGTCAAATCAGAAATGCGCGAAGTGGGCGATGTGCGCATTCCAGTTGACGTGTTCTCGTATGGTCTGTCCAGCTACGGCTACGACGTGCGGTTGGCCGATGGTCTGGAGATCTTCACCAACATCAACAATGTCAGCGGCGACGCCAAGCGACCAGATAAGGGTAACAAGGTCAAGGCCGAGATCCTGACCGACGAATGGGGCGGTCGCTTTGCATGGTTGCCTGCCGGTGGCTTCATGTTGGGCCACACCGTGGAATACTTCCGCATCCCACGCGACATCATTGTCATCTGCCTGGGCAAGTCCAGCTACGCCCGCGAAGGCATCATCGTCAACGTGACCCCACTGGAACCGGAATGGGAAGGTCAGGTGGTCATCGAGATCTCTAACACCTCGGGTGTGCCGCAGAAGATCTACGTCGACGAGGGCATCAGCCAGTTCCTGTTCGGTCTGGGTGACGAAGTTTGCTCCGTGTCCTACAAGGATCGTGGCGGCAAGTATCAGGGCCAACTCGGTATCACTCACGCAAAGGTGTAATTATGGCAGGGTTTGAAATGTCCAGACTGCAACTTAGCGAAGGGCGTGCAAATGCTCTGACCATTGGTATTGGTGACGACAAGGTCGACGTGGTCCTTACCGATGTTACCCCGCCCGACATCGAAGAGCGCATTCGCAAGCGCTTCGAGCAGAAGGGAGGTACTGCGGCAGAGCTTGCTCTCTGGATGCAGGGCTGTAACTGGGGGTTGACCATGCGTAAGAAGACACTGTCTCTGGGGGTTTGAAATGCGTGCTGAAGATCCGTGGTTGGTTTGTCGTTATTCCCCGATGCAGATTGATGGAGCGATCTACTTCGTTACTGCTGTGAGTCTGCCGGCTGGTCAGTTGCGTCGTGACAAGATGCCGCAGCTTGTGACCTACGTTGATCCCCGCACTGGTGTTGAGTACACTCGCACCAAAGAAGACTTCATGACTCGCGCCCACTATGCGGACTTGGACCAGGTTCAGGAGATTCTGGACTTCCTCAAGCCGCATCATTATCGAGCTGTGCAGATCTCGTCTGGTCACTCTGGTGTCATTCCGATCACCATGGTCATGAAGTCCTACCCCGATGCCCGCGGCCAATGTCTGACCTTCAACGATCGTGAGCTGATCAAGAAGTTCAGCGCAAACCTCGACCCACATGCCTGCTTCAATTCTATTGTGGTTGGGGCGCGGTTGTTGGAAGAGCATTCGGCCACTCGTTTTGTTCGCCTTGCCCGTATTCTGGGCGGCACTATTTGGAGCGTTTGAAATGGTAATGCGTCAATGGCCAGCCAAGGTCAACTTCTCTATCACCTATCTGGTGGCCAATGGTCCTGAGGGTGTAGATGAAGGTGGTGAGTTTGCTACCGAGCATCTGACCGTCAATGTGGAAGCCCTGTGTGCTGACCATGCTCTGCGCAAGATCAAGGATGAGTTCCTGAAGATCCATCCAGGTGCGGCCTTCAAGTTTGGCCCCGTGCTCTGGTATCCGGCAGAGCAGATTGGTAAGGTTGCATTAACCTTCTAAGGGCCTTGCTAGATGTATTAGCAGGAATTATAAGGATCGCACGATGCGAACACTGATCGTGGGAGGGTTTGGAATGGCTCTGGCGAGGGCGCTTTTGCGCGAGGTCGCCATGCCTGTGGTTGAGTGCGATGCCGTGAGCGGCGTCGACTTCGACTATGAGGCCGACTATGAGCCTGGTTCCAAGTTCTCCCGACCATGTGCGGGGCTGTGTCGACCGGTACCTGCGCGCCTTCAACCGTACCGCACTGTAAAGGACAGTGTATGGACAGCTGGGGTCGCGCACAGTCCGAGAAGACCTTTTGAACTCAAGGGTGTAACGCCGGCATAGCCCACTATCAAATCCGGCCCATAAGTGAAATAGGAGCATCCCACGAACTACTGGCTTTACTGGTTAGCATTGCTAATCGGGTCAGTGGTCGCAATACCAGTTGTGCTCACGCGGAACACTACCGTTCTCTTGCCTTGGACCGTTGGGGTCGGGCTTGTGGAAACGTGTACCGGGTGTGCGAGGCTGGTATGGAAAAGTGTGTTGGCTGGGATTGGCAAATCGCCTAATCCAAACCTGAATACTTTCCAAGCGACTGCCTGACAAACTCACAGGCCGCATTGCCGAAAGCAGGGGGTTTAAATGGACCCCATTAAGAGACCTCCGGTTTTCTCTTGTATATCTGCACAGATGTTCTGCTCGTGTAGCCTTGGGTTAAACTGAGTTCCCACGGACTCAGCCCTTGAGCGCACCCAGACCTAGGTAGTGACCCCCCGGCGGTACCCCCAGTCCAAGTAAGGCCAACACGTCCCCGTGGGGGATACGTGAAGAGCTGCTTCCTTGACTCTCTAGCACCACCAGCAGGCTGACGGCTGGTTGGTTTCACTGAGAGCTTGTGTGGCCTTGAGTCCGGTAGGGTACTCGTCGGGTACACGTTTACTTATGCCCTTGGCCCGTTTAAACCAAATCTCAGACCTGAATTATCACTCTGAATGACCGTCAGTAATGATTGGTTTTTCTTATTGTCCAATACCTACAAGGAATTAGTTTCATGACTGTACGTTCCATCGACGAGCATCTGAATAACACAGCGCTCGAACGCATCCGCACTACCTTCGATGCCCTGGTGGAAAACATGGGGGTTGACATCGAAGCCCTGCAATCTGGAAGCCTGCCGTACTTCCACATCCCCGAAGACCTCATCAAGCCAAACATCGTCAAGCACGCTGAGGGCGAGCTTGCTTATGGCCTCGATGAGAATGGCATTGAGCACATCGCCGTGTTCAACGTCATGGGTTGGGCCATCTTTGGCCGTAACGGTGAGTTCACCCTGCCTGACGGTGTGGCTGAACAGGACCCGCTGGACGTTGTAGCCATCGACGAGCGCTACGACTACTGGTACGATCTGCTGAGCGAATACGTTCGTGCAGTGGACATGCCAGACAAAATCGACGACCCCTACGACGACGAGATCAATGTCGAAGCGGGCTTCGGTGACGCCGACGAAGACGGCGAACCAATCGATCCTAACGACGAATAAGTCGCTTAGCCTCGATCCATCCTTTTAGATATTTTACCCATTTACTGGGGGAGTTGTAACTATGCCAGCTTTTCGTTTGAGTGACCGTCGCCTCTTCATTCCAGAGGTAGGGATCATTCCGTACATTCGGTATCTGCGTTTGACCAAGAACGGTAACCGGCAATATCTCGTTGTCAAGGGCAAGCAAGTTACGCACTATTTCGGCATCTACAACGACAACGGTTTGGAGCCACTGAAGTTGGCGTTGGAGACACTGCAACAGGAGCACGGGGTTATTCGCACGGGCAATGCCTTGCGTAAGCGTGAGCGTCGCGATAAACAAAATCCAACGGGGATGGTGGGAGTCTACAAGAAGGCAGGCTTCTATCCGTACCACGTAACCTGTCCATACGAAACCAAAGAGGATGTACGCAGTCTAGCCACTGCATACTTGGTTCGTCAACAGGCGGAAGCAGAGTATGAGCGTAAGAACGTTCTTACTCCAGGTCAGGTGCTGGCACAAGCATCAGGTCTGTAACACTTCCACTATCGGACAACTCAGTCGGCACAGATCGGCCTGGTTGTCCTAAGGAGCAATGAATGCTTCAAGAACCCATTATTCGAAACGGGATCACCTTAGATCCCAGCATGGATGGTATCACGCACATAAACGTGTATACCGGGGGAAACACAGTTGTCGGCAGGGAGGCTAGTAACCTGTACGACAGAACACCAACTGACAACCCTAGACTGATCCTTGTCAAGGGGCCTTACTCGGCAGAGCTAAAGCCCATTGGTTATTTCAAGACCCTTGAAGGATTTTGGTGGTGGTTGTCAACGGGTATGACCGATGACTATTTTAGGACGTGTAATGGATTTGAAGCGCGTAAGCGTGGATCATCGTTGCCGAAGGTGACCCTTGAGTCGTTCAAGCATGAAATCAAATATGCGATAGCACTCAAGTACAAGACATATCCTGAAATCTTGGCTCGGTTACTGAACTCAACCCTCCCATTGGCTCACTACTACGTGTACGGCAAGCGTTGCCCTAACCCATTGGTTAGAACCGCTGACCGCAGCATGTGGGTGATCAGGTTCCTTGAAGAGATTCGAGAGAGCCGAGGGGAGGTAATAGACACTATTCTGACGTGACGACGCTGAGCCTTATCGCCTGCGTCGACGGAGAGAGCAAATGACTGAACCAAAACCAGTTATCCTACTCAACATCGCCGAGACGGTTCCGGTTCTCGAAGGGTTGAATCTGTACGCCATCGAAGCGGGTAACACCGACGCTAAAAAGATGGATGATCACGAAAGCTGCTTCCGCTTCTACGTGACCGCTACCAACACCAAAACCGGTGAGCGCACCAAAGAGCGTTTCGCCCTGCACGGCCGACTGCAGTCCCGCAAGGGCGTCGGCATTGACCACAAGTTCGTGGTCGACAAGATCGTCACCACGGTCAAGGAGTATCTGGCCAAAAGTGACATGATGATAACCGACGACCTGCCGATGGGTCCAACCATGACCCAGGCCATCTGGCGTCACACCTTCGGCTCTGGCTACCGCGTTGCCGACTTCGCCAACGGCGTGGGCGTGTTCGCCCAGCCAATCGAAACCAACTTCCAGATCCTGGACGGCGACATTGAAGCCCTGGATGCAATGGACGGGAACTTCACCCTGGCCGTTGCCTCCGATTCCCTGGTGAAGTTCTACCTGGGCGAAGAACCGCCGGTATGGGGTTACAAGCACGAAGAGCGCACCGCATGGCGCCCTCACAAGAAGAAAGTCACTCCGGGCATCATCTCGGCGTGCCTGGAACACTTCGTGGAGCACGCAGACCCAGGCCACAAAGAACTGCAAGCTTTCCCAAGCGATCGGTTCGAAGACCTGAAGTCCTACGTGCTGAGCAAACGCGCCGTGAAAGAAGACGTGATCGATGCGGCACCGGAACCTGTCCAGGTTGAGCAACAGCCGGTTGATCTGTCGGCGCCTGAGAAACCTGGCCTGCTCAAAAGACTTGCCAGCACCATCGGTATGGGTGCAGCCCAAGGGTAACAGTTGAGTTTGGGGGGAGGAATCCCCCCTTACCACTGTTAATTTTTTGTAGCTCGGCCAGGACCTTTACCATGGACAAGTCGTTTTACACCAAGGTAACGGGGGACACGATCACCGCAGGGCGCTTCACTTTGGCCACCTTGCGTTTAACTCACCGACTAGGGTTAAGACGACTGTTCTCTTTCGTCTATCGCCACTTCACGGAAGAGGGTAAGCGTTGGAAAAGGATGTTGGCACTCAGTGCCATTGCGGAAACGGCGATCATGGAACGTGTAGGTTCTAATGATACGCTTAGGCGATTTGATCGGAAAATGGAAGAACACGTTGAGGTTGCAGCTGACCGTAAAACGTGGTGGGTCTTATTCGAGGTCTTTAACGATGTCGAGATGACCTACATGGTGCAGGACTTCTTAAGTCACAATCGTCGGGAAGATTTCCAGGCATTTGGTAGAACCTGTACCGCAATCGCCAGACAAGTTCTGAACGTCTCCGTTGTGTCAGATTCTCAAGGAGCTGTTCTCAGGGAACCGGATTTTATCCGCGTCGTAGCGATACAACAACTAGCCGCATGCTTTGCCTCTTTCCCGTCTTTGCGCAGGACAGAGGAGCAGATCCGTCACCACATCCGGGCGTATTGATCTGTCAATTTTGGGAGGTATCTATTGAGGTACCTCCCTCCTTTGCTTTATGACCCCAGGAGCAGAAATGGAAAACAAAGAAGTTCAAGTCCGACTGATGGTGTTGTCCACCGATCACGAGGATATGGAAGGTTACGAGAAGGCATTGCGTACTCTCTTCGAAGAGAACGTGGTGTCGATCAACTATTTCGATTGGGCCGTCAAACACCCGCGCCCGCCAGTTGATCTGGGTCGCGATGGTCGCCGGGAGTTCGGCGAAAGCAACCGCGATCCGAACGCTTTCACGGTGCGCCTGGGTATACCGGCAACCATGGCAGCCAACCTGTCCGTGTTCCAGGAGCAACTGACCAACACCACCCTGCGCCGTGACCAGTTCGACCAGGACAAACGCAAGTCCTTCACCCTGGCCCTGTACGAGGTGATACCAGACGACAGTGTTGCCGAACTGTCCATCGGCCGCATTAAGGTTATCTCCAACTGCTTCTTCCCAGAGATCGGCATCGGGTTTGGCCAAGTGCAGGAGCCACGATTGGAAGTGGAGCGCGAGCGCCATCACGACCAGCCATCGCAATGGAAGACCAAACCTGTCAAGAGCAGTGGACCAGTGGCAGAAGAAGGCCGTACCCATTTCGAAGTGGCTGGCCGTGAACTGATCGCCAATGACAAGGCGCGCGAGGCAGTCTTCAATCACGCGTTCGGCAATCACGCCAAAGCCGTGAACAAGAAGAACTTGGGCAAGGTCGCAGTCAAGAAGTAACCGCCTGCCTCCTCCCTACGGGGAGGAGGTTTATGGTCTAGGATTTTCTTTTGTTTCAACTGATTTACAAACCTAAATTATCGACTTGACTAACCGAAGGAATTCATGTGATGCCGGAATATCGTCGCTTTCGTACCTCGCTTTGCCGTCGTCTGTTCTCGGGTTACTACGCCTGGTATCTGGAGAACCGCGAAACGTTGGAAAAGATCCATCTGGTTGTTGACTACAGTCAGATGATCGATGTGCCGTTCTTGGAGTCATACGCAACCAAGACACTGCACCCGCTGTACAACACCGAAATCCATCAAGTGATCCTCAACCTGTCGCCGGAAGCTATCCGTGGCTTTGGCGATACCGAGTATGGGATCTACTTCGATGCGCGCTTCGGCGGCGTAGATCAACATGTCGTCGTTCCTTGGGCGGCATTCATGCAGGCGTTTGTACTTGACGAGAATAACACGGGCCAAGCGCCCATGGGCTTCTCTGGCTTCCCTCCCTATGAGTACGAGGCTGTAAAGGATGAACCAACTCCACCAACCCCAATCGGAAGACCATCTCTCTCCGTCGTCAAGTAGAGAGCCTTGGTTATGCGCACTTGTCCTGGTCGTAAGCCTGGGCATTTGCGGTCTATCAGTTATCTCCTTTCTCCACTAGGAATCGTCATGAACAAATTGCAAGCAACCATCCGTAACCTGCTGGAAAACGGCGTGGAGCGCTCCGATCGTACTGGGGTCGGCACCCTGGCACAGTTCGGCCATATTGACCGCTGGGACCTCGAAGCAGGTCATCCACATGAGAATGCGAAGTTCACCCCGTTCAAGATCAACGTGGCTGAGTTGATCTGGATCATCTCGGGCTCTACTCGCCTGAAGTTCCTCAAGGAACACAAGTGCCATGTGTGGGATGAATGGGTCAAGCCTGGCACTGAAGTGTGGGGACGTGAGTATACCTACAAGGAGCGCCTGGAGATCTTCAAGCGTAAGTGCGAAGAAGGCAAGATCCAGAAAGAGGCCGTCGATCAGTACGTCGACATTTGGATGGAGATGCATCCGAATGCGGTGATGGATGTTGAAGCCCATGAGCTGATGCTTGAGAACTTCAACATCCACACCCATGAACTACTCGACGGTGAACTGGGTCCTGTGTACGGTCAGCAGTGGCGCAGCATCGTCGATACTCGTCGCGTTACCTTGAGTGAGGTTGAAGGCTACGTCAAACGCGGCTACCGCTTTGTCGGTGTACTGAAAGAGTCTGGCAACTCCCAGCACACTCCTGGACGTGGACGGCGTGGTCGAGGCCGCCGCATGATACGCACCGGTACTCGGATCAAGAGCAGTGCCAAGGTAGCCATCGTTGAGCGCAAGATCGATCAGCTGCAGAACGTCATCGACCAGCTCATCAACAAACCAGACGATCGCGGTATTATCGTCAACGCCTGGCATGTGCCTGATCTGGACCAGATGGCCCTGCGCCCTTGTCACACCCTGTTCCAGTTCGACACTGAGCGTCGTCCATGGGACGAGGTGCTGAGCGACATCACTGAGTCCGAACACTGGGACGAGTGGGATGAGCGCATTCAGGGCAAGTCCTCCCTCAAGAAAGAGGCGGAAGACTGGATCGAGGCCCGCAATGGCCGTGGGTTCCGTTCGCCGGACTTCTACGAATTCATCTACGAGTTTGCAGAGTCCAAACGTGTCCCCACTCGCAAACTGAGCTGCCTGCTCTACATGCGTTCGAACGACAGCTTCCTCGGGCGTCCATTCAACATCACCCAGTACGCTTTGCTGACCCGCATGGTGGCCCAGGTGGTGAACATGCATCCAGGCGAATTCGTTCTGGTCAACGGCAACCTACACCTCTACAAGAACCACATCGAAGCGGCGAAGACCCTGCTGGAACAGAAGGGCGATCGTCCTCTGCCATGGGTCAACATCAACCCAGATGTCAAGCGTATCGAGGACTTCAAGGTTGAAGACTTCGAACTCATCAACTATGACCATGGGCCGAAGATCGGCGCACCGGTGGCAGTATGACTTGCGACATTGCGGTCTACGATGGTCGTGGTCTGAGTGAGGAGACAGACGGTAAGGGGTATCCTGTCCACCTGTTTGCATTCTCTTCGCAGGGCTATGGCTTTCTTGTTCACACGGGTCTCTACCAGATCCCCCGTATCCTGACCCCCGATGGCCTGCGTGGTATCTACTTGAACGAACATCGCGTACAGGTGGCGGAGGCTCTCAGGAAGTACAAGGGCATCGCTGGTTTTGACCTGCCCCGTCCCGATGAGTTGTTTGCAGCTATCTCAAGACATCAGTTCTTGGTTGACCTGCAAATCGGTTATCGGTAAACCGCATACGGCCAGGGGGATGACCCCTGGCCTTTATGACACTAGGAGAATTACATGATCATTCCACGCACGCAGGTTATACCCCTCACTGAACCAGTTGGGTGTATCACCCCCTATCAGTCTTGGTTGTTGTCAAGTAGGCAGACCATTTCTGGTAAGACCGTGATCAAGAAAATACTGGACGGTTTCATTGTTGGTGATGCCGAACTTGACCCGCGACCGAAGCTTCTACTTTGCTTCTCTACCCAAACCAACAACCTTGAAATCGACGGACCCAAAGACTGCAAAATCGAAACGGTTCATGTGACCGAGGACCTGATGCAGCTCAAAGTCTTGGCAGCGCAAATTATCTTTGAATTCGAGCGCGTCAACAGGGAAGGTTACCGGGTAGTTGGGTTAGTGCTGGACGAGCTGGTTACCAACGAGTATGTGGAGAGCATTGTGCAGCGGACCGAGCAACTGATAGGGGAGGTAGCCGAGCGTGATCGCCCTGAGATCGAGCGTAATACTTGGTCGCCGATCAACGCGTTCTATCGCTATCTGCGCGGTACCTTCTGCAAGTGGGGTTACTGCTTAATTGTTCATCACCCACTCGACAAGCGTCTGAACGACGTGGCGTATGAAGATGTACTTCCACCTGGATGGTACAACGGAACGCGTACCCTGGCTCAGGAGTTCGACGCCGAAGCAATGGTGTATCTATCTGGTCCTGACGAGTACACCGCCCTACGCGGTAAGCTGCGCCACGTCGAGGTCGACTTCACCGAGGAAGTGAGGGTTAAACTGTGAGCGGCTATGCATATCTGTTGTTCACAACCACAATGGTGTTAGGTGGTCACGGCAATAGTGCCAACACCGCTGTCGCCTCCAATGCCACCCACGTGGAATCCAAGGCCGACTGCATGCAGGGCGTCAAAGACTTCATTGGCCAAAGCAACTTCAAGCTTATGGGCAATGAAGGTTCGTCTCAGATAGAGGTGGCCGGACGTACCATTGTCAAGATGGCTACCTGTTCAATTAGCGAAGGGGATTCGTAATGGAACTTGCAGAAAAGATTCGCCGCATTCAGACCGAGCTGGGCAAGCCTTGTTCTGTCAATCAATGCGGTCCTGGTGTCATCATCCCAGAAGATCCATTGCAGGATCTGGGTGACACCGTTCTGATCCATGTATTGGTTGACGCCAATGCGCTGGATATCCAAGACGGTAAGCACGAAGACTTCGCCTGGGAGCAGGCGTACTTCACTGTGTTCAACCGCCCGTCGTTCAACGATGACCCTATCGAAGTTCAGGCCAAGTCGATCTTCGACAACTGGACCAAGAAAGGCTTCGCCAAGAACGCACATTCGCCACATCCGGTAGAGCAGGCACTGCACTATCTCAACCTGGTGATAATGGCTCCAGGCTCCTATGGGGCCAAGAGCTGCTTCGAACGTGCCAAGGTTCTGATCCTGGCTCACTGCTCTGTCGGCCAAGGCGCTAAAGAAGCTTAAGCTGTATTTCTCAATCGGGCTGGGCAATCTCCCAGCCCGCATTTGACTATCAAGGAAAACATCATGACCGTAGTTGCTACCCAGAATAACCCAACCTCCGAGAAGTCCGTAAAGGTAGATATCGACCGCGGTAAACAGGTATTCAGTGCGGCTGACCTGTACAAGCAAGGCGACAATCGCTTTACCGGCGATGTGTTGCCGAATGCCGGGGATCGGGTATTTGTTCCTTGGTTCGAAGACGGCTACCACATGCTTGTTACTTCCGTAGACTACAAGACACTCAATTGGGTCCATGAGCAAGTTAACGGCGACGCCTGGAGCGCATGGTCTGCAGACCTGGAGCGCGATCAGCAGAACAAGGCCGGCGGCATTCACATGGACGAACTGACCATGGGTGCAGGACTTGTCCACGTTCAGGTTGAGGAAAAGCCAGAAGACGACAAGGGACTCGCAGCCAAGGCCAAGCTAGCCGCTCGTACGGCTGCCCGTAAGACTGCTCAATTGATCCGCTGGTCTATCTGGGTGGCTATCTCGCTTACCATCATCTGTGCGGCTCTGGTGGTCTCCTATGGCTACAAGACCATGGTGACTGGCCACCTGTCGGACGAGCGCCCTTGTGCCATCGACTTTGGTGGCGACATGGTGGTGGGCGGTAAGCGTACCTTCAACTACCCATTCAAAGAGATCTATGGCTTCCGCATGGTGGACACCAGCAAGATCTCTGAGCGCACCGTGGTAGATGTACGCGGCGATGCCATGACCATCGTTGGTCTCAAAGGCAAGCAACTCCTGCAATCAGAAGATTGGTCGATCAATGTGGGCGCAGGAGAGCGCGGTATCCAGATCCTCAAGGATGCCGATGTCTACACCTTCGTCGTGAATACTGGCAAGGGTCAGCCACGCGTTCGCACCATCACCCATGACGCTATGTGCAAAGGCTAATACACGAGGGAGTCATGTTCGAGACAAAAGCTGAGGGTAGCAGTTACTCCTCCACTTCTACCCGTGCAGTAAAGGAAGTGGACAAGGGTTGTTTTGTGCTGGAGCATGTCAGCACAGGCAAAGTCATTGTGGGTGTCTCTGATCATGTAACGGATGAGGTGAACCAAAACCTCAACCAACTGTACGGCGAGACCCACAAGAACAAACACATGAACGAGGTCTGCAAACGAGACCCAGAGTTGCGAGTTCATGTTTATCCAACCAAGACTGCCGCGGCGGCTGAGAAGATCGCCAAAGAGATCAAAGGCAGCGTGGAGCCAGCGTATCTTTTTCTAGGGGATAACCTAACGAGGAAGAAACCATGCCCAGCAAAAGCGAAAAGCAAGCCCGCACAATGCGAGCCGCAGCCCACGACAAAGAGTTCGCGGACAAAGTCGGAATCCCCCAAGACGTTGCCAGAGAGTACGTCGAAGCCGATCGCAAAGAGCGGGACAAAAAAGAAGGCAAGTAAGTGACTGGCGCCGGGGCAACCCGGCGTCTCTCTATGATCGTTGGAGATGTGATGAGAAACAATAAGTTCGATTTGACCGGGTGGCACAAGCTGGGTATCTACTTCGGCCTGTTCCTGATCATCGTCGGTGGGCTGATGTACCTGCCGGACCTGGCCCATTACCAGATCAACAAGGCACACTTTGCCAAAACCAAAGGCAGTGCCGTCTGGCTCGAACACGACAACAACATGCGTCGTACCCAGTATTACGGAGAGTGTCGCCAGATGCCCAAGTTGGTGGGCGATGCTCCAGAGACTTGTGCAGGTGAAGCCTTCAGCCTTTTCCCAGATAGGAACTGGAAACTGGTTGCCGAAGAGAACATGAAGAAGGGGCTGTGAAATGCAATTCGAATCTAAAGATGGCAAAATCCGTTTCGACGCTATTCGCATCAACCATGTGGCGTTTAGCGGTCAGGCGTTTACAGGCGCTCCGTTCGAGGGTGATGACGGCGATGGCTGGATTCATGGCGCGATCTCGGCTGGCCTGGTATCGATGGTGTCTGGTGACGCTACCGAGCACGCGGTATGGGCTGTTAACGTGGGTAATGGTGAGGCTGTGTTGGCGTCTCCGGGCGACTACGTGGTCAAACAGGTGGGTGCCGAAGCCCTTTACGTCTGCCTGGGTCCTCTATGGGAACTTCTCACGCAACCGGTACAGACCATCCAAGACGTCTGCGATGCGCTCCATGCGAAAGTAGACGCCAAGGTCGAAGCAACGGCCAAGGAGCATCGGTCAGGGTTTGATGTGTCTGCCTGGTGTGACTACGTTGAAGAATGTCTGGGTAAGCCGGACGTTGCCTTCGACGTCGATTGGCAGCTGTTGTTCAATGAACTGCACAATGACATCGGTGAGGCCGAAACGATCACCCTGCCTCCACGGGCTTTCCGCCTGTATGGTGTCCTGACCCACATGGTCAACCATCGAATGGAACCGGACGACCGTTACTTCCGTAACGCTGCCATGTGGGCAGAGATCATCCAAGATGCCCGTGCGAAGGGTGACCTGTTCTTGGAGCGGGTGTTGAAAGATCGGGTTGATGTTGGTGAGGATCAGGAATTGATCACTGTAGCACCTAAGCCTCGTCCTGCCACCCCAGAAGAGATCGGCCACCCTAACCCAGTGGAAGGCCGTACCTATGGCATGGCTCTGGAATCGGCGATTCCTGTTCTGGATCAGGACAACAACCTCGTTGGCACTGCTCACGTTGGTGAGGAGATCCAGATGAGCGCCAAGGAAGTTCTGGCAGTCAAGTCCACAGATGCACCAACCGACTACGACTCGCGCATGAACGCCTGGTGTGATCGGGTTCACCGCGAGTACCTGAACCTTCACCCCAACGTGCTGCGCCCCTGGGTGGGTTTGGCCGAAGAGGTTGAGGTTATCATGGCTGGGCGTGAGGTGGCCAGTCTACCACGACCATGGTTGGTCGCCTACGGCACCGTACACGCTATGGCGAAGCAGTATGAGCTGTTGAAGCCAGGCCCTGACGAACTGGAGTCCCTGATGGTTAGCAAAAACATCGGCGCTACTCTGGCCAATCAGCTGTTAGGTTCGGTCGAGTAACAAGCATAACTCCCGCCCCCTCCAAGGGGCGGGAGCCTATGTCGTCAACTGTAAATTTTTGCCCTAATGGTAAAACTGTTTTGGGAAATGTGTTATGAATCTCGTAGCATTGAAGGCAGCCAAGAACGATCTGGTTGCATCGGTCTTTACCAACATCATGGCCAACTGGGCAAAGGAGCCTGGCCTGGTCACATGGAAGAAGAACTTGGAAGTGGCCTACCACCACACCAAGCGTCAAGGCACTACCATCGGCCTGTTCAGCAACCTTGCTGGCAAACTGGGTGGTAAGGTTGATGACCTGCCTTTCTTCCAGATTCAGGCTGAGAGGCTTCCATTTAAGCTCATTAACGTCGAAGGGTGGAAGGTCAACTTCGGTATCAATGAGTATCTCGGGACGCGTTACAACGAAGTAGCGGCGCTCCTAGTACCGTTCATGACTTACGCGACAGTTCTTTACCACAACAAGAACAACCTGATCTGGAACATCGAGGTCGGGGACTGGACAAAACGCGAGCCTTTGGTGATTACCTTCGCCACACCTCAGTCTCTGGTCAAGCTGGCGTTGTGGGGCCACATCCTGGTGAGTGACGCCACGCTGATTGGCGCGCACACCCCACTGCCAATACCGTTACAAGTACCGGACTTTGACGAAGCACAGCTTAAGGTGTTCGACAAGTATTCGGATGAGCGCATTATCCACGAGCTGATGCGTAACCGTCACGGTAAACCGATCTTCTGGGGACCTGCGCATGCTGAACGCATTGTGGGCACCTACGACAACGCTCGACTGGAGAACGGCTACATCACCGTAGACGCCTCGCTGATCGATCCCACCGAATGGCACAGCCTGGAGATGGGGGTGGTTATTATCCCGCGTCAACGTTACGATACTAAACGTAGTGGGCGCAAATATACCAAGCGCTACATCACCCCGCACACAGAACTGGAAGTCAGACTTCTGGTCACGATAACCAAGGAATAGATCATGCTCTACATTTACGGGGAAGCACACTTTCAACCGGAGTCGGTCAAGTTTATCCACGCCGAAATCGAACGTATCCGTCCACAAGTTCTGATCCACGAGCTACTTAACGACGCGGTACTGTCGGCCACCGATGTCAAAATCCAACTGAGCCACTGCGATGGTAAGGACTGGTGTGACCCACGTGTCAACATCGACGTGTTCCGCTTGGCCAGTCGGTTGAAGATCCCTGTATTTGGGTGTGACCTGTCGCAGACTGAGCTGGACAGTCTACGGGATCTCTCGCTGGCCAAACAATTTGCTCGGCGCGAGAAACGAATGCTGGAAGTGATGCGGGTTGTCCCCAACTCCCGTTTCGCTCGTGTTGTTTGCGTGGTGGGTGACATCCACCTGCGCAGTAAGTCAAGTAAAGAACTAGGCGATGCATCCTGCATTGTCAAGGCCATCAACAATCGTTCTCTTAAGGCAGACGTAGTCCGCTGCCGGGAAGAATGGAGAGAAGCAGAATGACAAAGCAATATCGAATCCCCCTACGCATCGGCACTTTCTTTACCACTTTTCAATCGGAGGGTCAGGTTGTGGCTGACCTGATTGAAAGTGACTGGAGGGAACTCTACATGTTCCCCCTGTTCCTTGGCAATGAGCGTTACAAGCCCAAGCCTGAGAACCTCCACCCGCAGGCCATGACTGCTGACACGCTGGTCGTTCCATGTGACGACCCGCAACCTCTGCGCCCGATGCCTGTAAAGGTCGGGCAGGTTACCGGCTTCTTCATGTCGGCAAGTGATGGACCCTACATGGAGTTTGAGGCCACTTCTGACGAGGTGGACTTCGACAACCAGAACTGGGAAGCCCATGTGGAATTCACTCCTCGGCTCAACAATCCCCGCGACTGTGTCACCCGCGTTCGTCTCAGTCAGTTGGGGGGTGGTGACGAAGTCCATGGCCTGCATCGTGACATGATGGAGGGGCAGGATGAACCTGCGTAAGTGGTGGGGTATGCGTCGGGCTAAGAAGCACTTCGCATACATTCGCACGCTCTGGATTGAGCAGCTTCGCGTTGACATTCAGCCTTACGGCATTGGTATCACCGGCAACCTTAAAGTCTACTGTGGGTTCTGTCATTGTACCGAGTGTCGCTGTGGGGATTACCGCAACGACAAGCTAGCCAAGGTGCGGGCAGAACTGCGCCGTATTCATGAACTACATCACAACGATGTCAAGAACACACTTGACGTCATTGAGAAACTGGAGAGAGATTGCGATGAACGTGTTTCATGAAATGCTTAAGAGCATTCGTCGTTGGCGCCTGATTAAGCGCCTGGAGGCCGAGCACGAGAAGAGTCGTGCAGAGTTCCTCAAGCGTATCCAGGACGAAGGCTACACGCTGCTGGATGATTCCCAGGTGGTGTGCGACCAGTGCATGTCCAACTGCGGTCAATGTGGCTCCAGCATCCGCATGCATACTCTGACCAAGGAGTACGACACGCTCAATGCCTGTCACCAGATCACGTTGGAATCGTTCAAGAGGCACGCGTAATGGCCAGGGTAAATTTGTCTGTTTTCGACAGGACAGTGGATCGCACAACCAAGGCCTACGTGTACTACTCGAAGCTACGCGACATCAGGGAGAGACGCATCAAGGTTCTGGTGAGCAAGTACCAAAAGATTCGCCGCATCAAAGAGGTGGTTCGCCGGTTTGGCCTGACCATTGTCGATGGGTCGGTTGAGTTAGTGCCTGGTGTGGAATACAACGCTAGTGCGCCAGCAGTTGCCCGCAGCTTGAATGCAATGAACACCCGTAGTGGGTACATGCATCACTGCTTTGACAAGGCAAATATTCGCTCCACTATGTTGGCCAATCTGGTACTTAACCTCATCGAAAGGCGCACCCAATGAAGTTGCTTAAATACATCTACCACTGGCTCAAGCTTGGGGTAGAGTACCGCAGGGAGATGGACCGTATCCGGGAACGGTACGAGTGCGATGACTGCTACAGCGATTGTGGTCAGTGTGGCATTGGCACCGGTATGATGACCAGACCGCGGGCAGAGGCTAAGCGCGCACTGCAGGTTGGTCGTGCAGTGCTTTTTGAAACCTACTGGAGGTAGTGCCATGCCTAAAACTTACGCCGGAGTGGGGTCAAGGGATACCCCACAAGACATGCTGGACCTGATGTATCGCATGGCCAAAGTGTTGTGTGACCTTGGATGGGTTGGTAACTCTGGCGAGGCTCCTGGTGCCGATTGGTATTTCCATGAAGGTGCCAGGGCTAGTAAGAATTATGGCCCTGGTATGTTCAATGCCATCATTCCGTGGAATGGATTCAAGACACAGAACCAGGTCAAGGTGTATGAGAAGCCTGGTAACAACATCTACGTCATGGACAATTACCGCCGCAAGCGGGCAAGGGTATTGGGCATCGGGGCACGTGGGACATTACGTGGCCTAGATACACCGGGTAAGATTGACCTACATGCACGCAACGCAATGCAGGTGCTTGGCATGGATCTTTGTACTCCAATCAAGTTCCTGGTCTGCTGGGCGAAACCAGTGGGCAAAGAAGGCAAGGTATCTGGCGGAACCAACACAGCAGTTGCGTTGGCACTGCACTTTGGTATCGATGTAATCAATCTAGCTACACCTCAAGGTTTGGGCAGGGCCCTGGCATTCCTTGAGGAACATGAGGAAGCAGCATGAGCACTCAAAAGTTCCAACGTTTTGATCACATCAAGATTGCCGAAGATCTTGGTTCAGCGATGTCCCACTTCAAGTCTGGAGTGGAAGCCATCGTGTTGTACAGCTACAAGGAAAAGTACGGTGGGCGTCATCACGCCCACCAGTATTGTCTCTACTTCAAAGGTGGTGGTCAGTCTGCCTGGTACAACGAGAACCAGCTCACCCTCATCGCATCCGGTCAGGAAGCCCTTTACAACGACTGGAACACCCAAGCGGAAGAAAGAAAGAAGCGGCACAGTGATCTGGAATGGATCTTCTCTCCAAAGCACATGACCGCGGACTTCTCTCTGTCTGGCGACTCGGCCCAAGCCATTGCCGACCTGATGGATGCTGGTAGTCTCTGGGGATCTCGTGGGGAAGGTTGGACGTGGTACGATAACTACCAGGCCGTAGCCAGATTCGCTCTCCCGTACATCGTTGCGGGCGACAAGGATGGCTTCATGGCCGCCGTTGAGAAGGTCAAGGAAAGCATCGCAGCGGCAAGGGCTGGACACAAACCCGAGCCATGCACTCCACCGTATCACCCACAACCCCCTGAACCTGAGCCGAAGCCTCAGGACAAGGATTAACAATGGCTAAGAAAGGCTTTGTGATACATCGCACGGTCATTCTGGAATACGACCGGAATGACCTGGATGCCGAAGAACGCATCAATGACTTTGTTCATGACGGTATCCATCACATCGAATGGGAGGGTGACTTGCAAGATCCTTACATTCGGTCGAAGAAAGTTGTGTGTTATCTGCGCAGCTTCATGTTTAGCGACGGGTTCCTGTACGCATCCGTCATCCCCCGTGCGGGAGAGAAGACCTTGCCGGAAGGCTGGCCACTCACCCATGACTTTAAAGTGATGAAGAGCCCTAGTGGTGGCATCACCAAAATTGTTCTGGTTAAGAAAGAGGACGAGGCGTGACTACAGCAGTTTTCGATGGTAAGTATCTGGCGGCCGATACCCGTGTTACTTCCAGAATGCCGGAGATGGATCGTTGCTGTCCGTCCTGCGACAAAGAGATCAACAAGACCTACGGCGTTGTCAGGAAGTTGGCAGTACCGCCTTCTGGCAAGGCGATGTTCCGTGGGCAGAAGACTGTAGCGTGGGCCGGTGCAGGCATGCTTAAAACCATGAAAGCATTCAGCCGGGCAATGGACAAGAACATGCCACTGGAAGACGTACACAACGTCATCAAGATGGCGGGTGGCAGCCTGGACTGCAGCATTCTGGTTGTTACCGAAGAAAGCTGCTGGCAGATCGAGGTGCGTGACACCCTGACAGTTACCGAAGTCAAAGAGTTCCCAGTGGCCATTGGCTCTGGTTTACCTGCTGCGCTGTTTGCCTGCAAGTACCTGAACATGACTGCGTTCGGTGCGGTGGGCGCTGCCTCGCTGAGTGATCCATCAACCGGCGGGGCTATCCATTACGTGGACTGTCGCCCAGAGAACGGCGAAGTTCCCCGTATGCAATCTGACACCTGGTCTGACCAGGAAATGCGTGACCACCTCAAGGAGATGCAACATGTCTGAAGCCCAAAAGGATTTCGTCCTTGTCCCGAACTACGACGACGGCAAGTATTTCCGTCTGACCGATGGCAACCACATCGTTGACGACCACGGTAATATCTTCATGAACAACGTGCGGATATTCCATCTCAATTACGAGAGTCCGTGGACCAACGTCTACTATCCGGCCAGCCCATCCGCGTTGGACGCGATCTACAGCTGGTGTAACCGCGGGGTAGACGGGCTCTTCTTCGCGGAGTACGGCAACCCACAATTACCAGAAGAGCACAGCGAGAAACTCAAGCGTCTGATGACGCTGGACGATAGTCGTTGTGTAGCGCGGTTCTCCAAGACCCGTGTGGTGAATGAGCTGAACGGACAGCATGTAGCCCCAGGTGCCTGGGTAGTGGCTGACGTTGTTTTCCCAGCACTCGCCCAGGGCAGTGACGGCTATCTCATCGCATACATGAAAGCGGGTGGTCCATTCCGATTCTCGCAGCGCTCCACTGCAGAAAGTCGGTACGGTTACGAGAGCAAGAGGCACATGCTCATCAACACCCTGGCCACGTTTGACATCATCACCAAGGAGATGGATGACAAGGACATCGCCGAAGAAGCTCGGATCAAGGCCGAGCGGGCAGAGCGCAATGAGCGCGAATCGGCTGAGTGCGGTGCCTCCGAGCTGATCGAGGAGCCGGCGGATGAGGCTGATCCCAACCCAAAGGCCGAACTGCATCCGAAGACCCAGGCACTGATGCGTCGCGCGCTACCTGCCGGTTACGATGAGAAAGCTCCTTGCGATGTCGACACCAGCAAGGAAGCGTACCTCGAAAAGCCCGCCTCCGAATAACCGAATCTGAAACCTAGATCATTGAAGTGAAGACCTATACCAAGTCTTCACTTCTTTCACACAAGGGAACTTAACTGTGTCTGAAACTAACGTTGTTCGCAAACTGACTCTGGTCAATGCGATTGTCGGTCTGGTAAAAGCTACCGGCAACTTCAACCATTTCCTGGCTACCCCGCAAGGTACCACGGCCATGGTCGATCACCTCAACGATACCCGCAAGTGGTGGCCCGACTACTCCACCTACTTCACCGATGCGCGTATCCGCATTCTGCTGGCGGTCTACGTGGCCAAGCGTTACTACCCAGAGCTGGCCGACGAGTACAAGGACAAATTGGGTAGTCAGCGCGTAGCTGGTGATGTGCTCAAATCCTGCCTGGCTCGCATGGGTGCCGACGTTACTGACGAGGCCGCGATTCCGCCGAACGTCAAGGATGTCTGGAATACCCAGGACTACTGGGACAAGGCCTGTAAGTTTGCCGATACCATCCAGAACAAACGCAACGAAGCCTACAACCTGGAAGTCGAGCGCAAGAAGAACCCAGGTCACTTCAAGGTGGCCGGCAAATGGGTTCCTTATGGCTCCGTGTTCACCGACGGCCAGGGCCAGGAGATGGTTGTCATCAACCACACCGTGTTGCCTAAGGCGCTGGTGGAGTCTCGTGGCCAGGGCTTCGAAAACAGCCTGGCCGTTATGCCTCTGGAAAAGGCGCAGCCGGCGATCAACCGTATCAACGAGCTGGGCGGTAGCATGTTCGCTGCTATCTGTCGTGTGGGCTTCGCCGAGATCGAGCAGTTGGTTGCCGAGTGCGGTGAGATCGATGTGCGCGACGTGGCAATGAAGCGGGACTATCTCGCTGATCCAGGTTCCGCTGGCGACATTGCAGCCGGTTTCACCGAGATTCGTCAGGTAGCCATGCTCGAAGAACTCACCGACGAACAGCTGGACGCCGTCAAGCCTGGTTGGGCTCTGGCTGAAGGTAAAACTCGCCGCGAGTCATTCGAATTGTTGTTCGAACCGCGCGGTGCGACTCTTCAATGGGTTGCTCAGGCAAAGCCAGAAATCCAAATGTGTGTTTCCAGCGGCGTTCTGCGGGTCAAGGATGTGGCGGGTGCCAAGCTGGTCATGGTTTTGCCTGAAGGTTTCTACGACGGGTGCACCAAGCTTGACAACGGCATCGATCGCATCCTCGAAGAGATGGATGAGAATGCCGTTGTCGTACAGCACGCCAAAGACGCGATGATGATCGAGCGTGGTGGCGAGTGGTACACCAACTACGCCCACGACCCAAAGGTACCTGCAGCTGATCGGGCCAAAGGCGGCTGGTTGGACCCATGGGACATCAACAACCCATACCGCGAAAATGCGCCAATGTTCGTGACCTGGGCTGAAGTTCACCTGCTCGACTCCAAGGAAGAAACCAGGGCGCGCTGCCAGCGCCACTGGCACGAATCCTCGATCGATGACGGTGAACTTCGCCCAGCGGTCGACGGTCGTTTCCCGCAGTTCGGTCAGTACGTCATCATTCGCCCAGAATCACCTGAGAAGTACAAGGCGATCTGTGACCGCCTGCGCCCTATCCGTCGGGCCATGGCTATGCTGAGCAAACCGGCTGATCCGTACTGGCCGAAAGAGCAGCAGCTCAAGCACTGGGTTGATCTGGGCTTTACTGAGGGCGAAGCATTGGACCTACATCTGCGTTCCCGCTTGCTGCGCGGGGTCAACAAGCTGTTCAACGACCTGGGCTGGGACGAAGACAAGGTTGCAGAAGCGACCGGCTACGCCAAGCACGCGGTGGCAGACCTGCGCAAGGGCTACATCGAAATGTTCGAACTGGAAGAGCTGACTGAGTTGGATAAGAAGGTCCGTCAGTTGGTTGAAGAAAACAAACAAGGGGAGTAAGCAGTGTCAAAGGCAAAGAAGTTCTTTGCGGAGGCAGCCGTGCAAGCGGCTGCTGCTAAAAAGGCCAAGGAAGAAGCAGAGATCGCTGAAGCCAAGCGCATCGCTGCAGAGGAGCGTGAAGCATGGCGGGAGAAGACCCGTCAAGACCCACTCAGCACGCTGGACACTTTGTTGATTCTGGCGTTGATGGAAAAGTTCCACGGCCAGGTCGGTATCACTGGCAAACCCAAGCGGTTCCTGGAAAAGGTGTGGGATCTTAAGGACCGGGTAAAGGTGGCTGTCGTGGCTACCGTGCTCGACCCGATCTATCGCGCACCTTTCCCGTTCAAGGTACTCACCCAGATGACCGAGCACTACGTCACTCTGGACGAGACCACGCAACAATTTGTGGAAGATGGCTATCAGGGCCTGCTGATCCACGAAGGACTTATCTACCCGGTCAAGCTGTACGCCGAAGATAAGGAAGCGCATACCTGGGGCAAGGAAAACGAAGTCCAGTTGATGCGCATGGCCGCACATGTTGCATGTGCGGCTTTCGACATCCCCACCATTCAGTGTCACGTACTGTTCTTCATGCAATCTGGATTCTCACATCGCATGGGCTCGGTAGGACACCGCGCGGTGGATATCAAGGAGGCCTTCCCTGATCAGGACGAGGCCAATGTAGTCAAGACTATTCGAGTGGTTGGATAATGGCAAAAATCATCTGTGCGTTTCATGGTACCGGACGTGTTCGGCTGTTCCACCATCTGCGCCAGAAGAAGGGCATGGACGTGGTGCTGGTTGGTGCTGGTTTCACCGACGCTGCATCGCTTCTTTGTGAGTACGGCAATGCCGATGTCATTATTGCTCCGGCAACTCCAGAACTGGTCGATAGCCTCGATCTGATCTGCGAGGACTTTGATCTGGTATACCCAGACCCTATGCTTTCGCCCAGTATGTTTACCACGGCAATGGCATTGGACGGCATGCAGTTGCAACAGATCCACCGCGCCATCCACAACTGGCGTACGGATCTGCAAAAGCTACAAACGTTCCGCGATACCAATGTAAATCACATCGTTCTCGACGAGGGTCAAACCTTGCTCGACACCCATGGGATCAATAAAGATGAACAACGTAGTTGAAATACGCGAAGGGGTGCTTCACCAACAAGCGCGCCACTCGCCAAGCAAGTTGAAGGGGTTCTATCGGGCCCTTTGCAGAAGTCACGCAGCTGCCCGTGATGGCGGCTGGTCCTCGGCAGCCATGCTGTCTGCATCCATCGTGAATGAGATGCTGACCAAAGGCAGTCGATTGTGGTGGGACCTGATTGATCTGGAGTTCGGATCTCTCGCGTCTCCCGATAGTACGCGTGACGAGATTGGTTTCCGCACGCAAGCAGGCTGGGTATGCACAGGCACGCCTAGTCAGCCATTCATGATTGTCATGGCCATTCAACAACAGAATGGAATCCGTCCTGACATCACACAGAACCTGTTCCCCGAGGAGGTGGACGCCAGGTTGGCTGAAATGCTATCTGACCGGGATTTCCCGTCGGGTGGCCTGGAGCCCATGATCTCGAATCTGGGCACTGCCGCATTGTCGGCGAACCTGAAGGTAGAATCTCTGGAGGATAAGAACTCCTACATTCTGCTCAAGCTGCAAGATCCAAACGAACACGGCGGGTACACCAAATACACTGTACACGTCTATCCCGATGCTCTGCTCAAAGACATCGATCTCATTAAAGCATCTCTTGCTACTCAGGAAGGAACCAAGCAATGATCAGCGTCAACCAACTGCAGGCTGAAATTCGTGAAGTCGAAGGTGTGGATGTAGTTGTCCACTCCGCCAAGCCTGGTGAGTTGTTCGAGTCTTACAAAACCAAATGGCCAAAAGGTCTGTCCAACGAGCGCACCCTGTCGGCGTTCAAGCGTCGCCTTGAGCACTGCCTGCGTGGGCACAGCTACGGCATTCTGAAAGCCGATGGCAACAAGACTCAAGGCGCTGGCAACATCTACATGTCCACCATTCGTGGTGTGGAAGTAGAGAAGGCCGAGGCATAAAGGCCCTGCCCCCTGCCTTCGGGCAGGGGGCTAGCCTATGCTTTTTCTTTTTGTTTCAACCAATATTCAAACCTGAATTATCCCTTTGAATCTAACCCGCGTAATGGAGTTACACATGTTCAAGTTTATCGTCGTAGCAGTTCTCGGGATGGTCTCTCAGGGCGCTATGGCTACGAGTCAATTGCAGCAAGAGCAACCTGATCCAATCGTCAAGATGATCCAAGCCGCCAAGGATCAAGGCCTCGCTGTAGCCCAGTGTCGCTATGGGCTGTGTCGCGATACAGAAGACGGTGATTATGTAGTCATCGACGGCTACGACAAGGACGGCTATTACGCCTATGATCCTTCCGTGGCCACCCCATCAGACGGCTTTGATTCAAACATGGTTGAAAACTAAACCATCTAGGTGAGCCGTTGTTGCATTAAACTACTTCTCCAGAGAACGACAAAATGGAAGCAAGTGTATTCAAGCGCCGCTTGAAAGGCACCCAACGGATGTACCGTGAGGAATCATCTGCTTGGATGGAAATGGGCATGGACAACATTGCCCGAACGGATGTCCTGCGACTGTTGGGCGTCACTGAAGATGGCAGCGACATTGTGCGAGCGATGCGTGGTCAGTTCGATAACGTCCTGCATCACTATCAGAAGTATGGGCGCCATTACCTACCGTGGACCAAGCCTGAGCTTAATCCATACTTCGGTTGGTTGTTGACCCTGTGCTACATCGTTATTACCCGCGCGCGCATGCATCCTCGGGCACTGCCACCGTTCCTGGTAAAGGTCACTCGTGACCCGCACCTGGTTATGCGAGTGTCGTACAAGATCCTCAACTTCATCCACGACCATACACAGTGGAGCCGAGGTGAGGAGTGGGTACAGGGGCTGTTGCAAGACATGAACATGCCATACAACCCTATCGGCGTCTGGCGCGAATCGGACGACATTCTCGCGGTAGCCAACCTCATTGGTTGCCGTAAGTGGGAAAAGCTCGGCGTTGGCAGTATCTGGCGGCTACAGGACTTCTACGAGAAGAACCCTGACCCTCAGATCGATGCATTCTCCCTGGACCCTGAGATTGGTGGGGTGTTGCCGGAGGATGAGCGTGAAGAGTTCTTGATGGCTTACGCGTTCAATGCGATCTCTGCCGAGACTCGTCGCCCGCTGTACCTGACCATGCCTTTCTCTGTGGACATGCAACTCAACATCATGCGTGCGGTGTTGATCACTAACAAGTGCATTACGCTGGAAGGCCTTATCATGCCGGACACCGATGAGCTGATCCAAGAGCTTATCCGGTACATGCAAGTCATGCGCACCGAACCCATCCCGCAGCCTCGTGCCGTGGAGTTAAGCAAGCGCATGTATGAGCGCTTTGGGTTCAACCTTCTGACAGACCAGAACGATATGGAGCAAATGCGGATCTTCCAAGTTTGCTCTATCTTCGCACTCTGCCTTGCCCCAGAAGGCGAGTCCAACCTGCTTAACTGAAGGAGCAACCCCATGGCAAACGTACATCTCGGCCAGCCGCCTAGTCCTGAAACCCTCCTAGCTGGTGGGTCCATTGACGTGGCAATTGTGGAAACTGGAGTGGAGCAGGTAGCCTTACTGCATCGACGTCCTCCGACGATGAACGAAACACTGCAAATCCATGCAACCATGGCTGATCATCGCGTATCCCATACGCAGTGCCCGTTTTCAGTTGTCGTGATCGAACCTGCATCCTACGCCAACCTTTTGGCTTATGGTGTGATTGACACTGAATACAACATTAGCTCGGACACGGGCTACTTGGTGTTCATCGAGAACCTGAACGAACCGACGAAGTTCGAAAGGCTTCTACCCAACGATGAGCGGGTACTTAACCACATAGGAGTGGTCAGGCACTCTGTGTCTGGCCGAACAGACAATGGCAAAAAAGAAGACTGAAATCTTCTACACTTCCTGCATGGGGCAGGGTAGTGCTGAGTTCTCCTTGGTCGAGGGTTTCTTCGGCCGAGGAGTTTATGTGGGCAGGCGGAAGTTGGCTGATGAGAATCAGTTGGCTCTCTACCATGAACAACTCAAAGCGGCACACATGACCATCCCCAGTGGCACTGTCTATGTCACGGTCATGGAGCCTTTCCGCATGGGTGACCTTATCAACAACGGCAGTGTACTGGCGAAGGAATTGTTCCTCGCCATGCAGAGCCATCTGGAAGCGGACTACCACAAACGTAAGCCGGTACCCAGCGCCAATATCTGTTACGTGGGGAAGGACTTTGCTGGTCGCCTGGACAAAGTCCGTCCTCTACTCAATGGGTTTGATCGAGCGATTATTCGTGAGGGCATTGCGGACACGCTGCTCGACAACCTGCCTGTGAATGCTCGTCATGTGTTCAACCGCTACGAGCTTCAACAACTAAGGGACATAAGGGGTTAAGTGTGAAACAAGCCGAATACCTGAGTACCGTTCTGGGACCCAAGTACAAACTGACCACATTCGAAGTTGACACCATGGCGGCAGCCTTGGCGGAAATCTACCGCACTGGTTTCCGCATGAAACTGGACGGCGCTCCATTGCTGTGGGACTTCGATACCTTTACCGATGACGAGATCTACGAGGTGGTTCGTCAAGGTATCAACTACTGGGGCCTGCTGTCGCGCCTGGGTCACACCGCCGACCCAGTAGGCGTCTTCCATACCCTGCGCATGTTCATGACCAAGGGCGATGCACCGAGCGACCTGCGCAAGGTTGCCATGGTGCTACTGACCGAGTGGTCTGAAGGCGTGGTTTTGGAAGAGCGTTCTCGCCAGATCGCCCCGCAAGAATCCGACGAAGCGCCAGTGCGTAAGCGCCTGTCTGACCTGGCCATGGGCATGGAGGTCGAACACGAGGGCTGGCTGGCCACTGGCAAGTACCCGCTGCAGGTGCCCAACGAAAACGGCGTCGGTAGCGAGACCACCATCATCGACCTGGACCAGCCCTTCGACGAAGAGAAGCTGCCTGCTGCCCTGAGCATTGCTCGTCTGATGCGCGCCGCCTGGAACGCAGAGAAGGGCATCGTTGAACCAATGCGCGTCGAGGCCATGGTCGAGCTGCTGGCTGGCCTGTTCCATGCCGAGCGCGTCATGTTCGAGCAGAAGATCAACGAAGCGCAAAGCAGTCGCAGTGAAGCCAGCAGTCTCTGGCCGAAACACGAGGGTCACTGGATCTTTGATCAGCAGGTATCTGTTCTGCAACCTGGCTTGAAGATGGCCCACGACCACCCGAACCGCATGGAAGTGGAAGCCGCCGTCAACCGCGCTGCTCGCTTTGCGGTATCTCGTGCCAGTGGCATGGGTACCAGCCGCATCTTCAACATCGAAGGCTTCGTCCACAACGTGGCTCTCGGTCTGTTGGGCGATGGTCAGGATGGTGAGAACTTCGACATCGGCGAGATGTTCGGCCGTTCCGAGGTTCACCTCCCCTGCACTCGCCAGCACGTCGATGATGTCGGAACTACCCTGCCACAAGTCGGCGATCAACTCAACGCCGTAGCACAAGAAGCAAATGCTCCAGCGCGTAAACCACGTACGCGTAAACCTGCTGTACAACCAACCGCCAAGTAAATGCGTCTGGCCTGCTCCCTCACGGGAGTGGGCCTTATGCCATCGGAGAGAATCATGGATCGTCCAGAAGCATTTCAAACCAACATCATCACTGGTCTGTACCTGTTCCAGATGCTGTATCGCCAACAGCTCAACGACCACCCAGACCTTGACAATGGTATCGAACTGGCCCTGTCCAGTGATATCGATACGTCCGATCAAAAGGACATTGACAACGTCGCCATTCACACACTGGACATGGCGCGCACTCAGCTGGGCCTGCAACAGATCCTGCGCCTGACCACCGGATTGTTCAACATGTCCGTTCTCAAAGTCCTGGCCGAGCAGATCGTGGAGCACGAACAGGAGATCAATTGGGACGCAGTGGGTGACAACATCCCAGTGTTGGCCGATCTCTACCACCTGAACGGCATGTTCCGTCCTTACCTCGACTGCGATCTGGGACGCGTTCGCGGTGACAGTGTTCGTAAGGCCATGATGGAATTGCCTAAGCTGCTGGATTCGGTGGTGTGGGGTGGCTACTTCTCCACCAACTCCGACTACACTTACATGCTGGTGTGGAAGGAACACTTCCCCACCTGGACTGGTTTGCAAAAGACACTGCAGGAGGCCGGTTGTCACCCGCGTGATGATGACCACAACTCCAATGCAGTAGAGAACCTCATGAACGGCGACACTGCCGTCTTCGAGGCTTTCTGTTATCTCCACAGCCTCACCGTCGACCAAGCTCGGCATTGGGAAGACATGGTTGTTGGTTGGGGTCACACTGACCGCAAGGGCTCCGTTGATCGGGCTATCCGCATCAAGACCCCAGAGTCAATTGATCTGCTCATGGCAGGTGCACTGTCGGCAGGCTTCCCCGTTCACGACCGTGAAGCCGAGTCCCCATACGCTGACCTGATCATGCAGATCAATGGGTTCATCAATTTCATTGAACGCCAACGGGTCAACTTGATGATCGAAGGCCTAGCGCCGATCCTTTACATGGAACTGACCAACGCAGACACCTCGCGTTACAAGTCCCAGAAGTGGCGCGGGGTACCAGTCAGTCCAGGCCACTTGGCGACTATGAACTACCTGGACGATAACGTTGATGTGGATCTGATCCCCATTCTCAAACTGCGTGCCTCCAAGTACGCCAACCGCAATACCAGCAACAACTACACCGTCAGCCTTCACGGCGAAAACTATACCGGGGAGCCTAGTTCCGAGGAAGAGTTCTTCCGCGAAGGCGGTGAGATCGCAGCACGTCGTAGTAACCGGCGCCCGTCGGCCAACCGCGTGATCTACCTGGTTGACCAACTCTGTGAAATCATCCACAACGACTTCACTCGTCTGGGTTACTTCAGCTAACGGCATAGCCTCCCCTGCCTTGCGGCAGGGGAGGCCACTGTCACGCGTTTTCTTTTTGTTCCGGGGCGTAATAGATCGCCATCAACACACGGCCTTCCTGCCCCTGGCACTGGACGTCAGGGATACGTTCGGCAGTGTAGCCAGTGGATACATGCAGACCCATCTTGGCGTGTTCGGATGAGCAAGAGATAACCATGGCTTCCTTAAGCGCACCTGGCTTCTTGTTGTCCAGGTGGCAGGTTACCCGGTACAGGCTGTTTGGACGCTTGGGCTTGGCCGGAGGTGTGTTAAAATCTGGATGGCATTCCACTTCTGAGTTTTCCTTGGACTTCTGACGGGGGTGTTGGTACGGGTGCATTAGTGCTTCTCCAACTTTGCCTTGACCAACGTCAAGTGTTCACAACGAGCGGTCAACGCGTACCCGCCACCATCGTAACGGTGGTCGAAGGAAACAACGGATGGATAGCTGGTTGGGTATCCGCAGCAGTGGTCAACATCAGTTGCCCCTTTCAGGTAATGTCTGGTGGCCTGCTTAAACCCGGCTTGGGTGCGGACCACGTAGACAGACCCGAAGATGTGTTCAAAGTTTGGATGGCTCATGGTGCCTCCTTAGCAGAGCTGTATGCTATCTCGCTTAAGTTCCATTGGTGCCCGTGGCTCGATACCGGAACATGGCTGACCGGTCAGATCGGCAAAGAACTGAGGATACGCTTTGTGCTTGATGTCTTCCAGAACAGCTCGGGCCATCCCGCCGGAATGACCAACCGAATAGACCAGGCTGATCACCGATGGGAACTCAGACGGAAGGGAACTTTGAACCACGTCGCTCACATTGGCCCAATTGCCGAAGCCCAGCTCTTCCACAGCGTGGTCGATCGCGTTCATTACTGCGTCTGGCGAGAGTACGATGTAGGTCGAGTCAACCACCTGCAGGAAGCCATCTTTCCAGTTGCGGATGGGGGCAACCACTGGTGTTGGCTGATATTCCAATTCAGCCAGACGGTTGTCGCCATGTGCATTCGGGTTGGTCTCCCGCAGAACGAACACGGTGTTGTTGAGATTAGGGCGATTCATCTCCAGATCGCTACCTACCAGGTTACGCTCTTCAGCGAGGTCGCGACTGACTACCTGGACTGTGGGACCGTATGCTGCTTTGAGTCCCTGTTCGATACTTGCAAGCACATGGCTCTTGCCAGTGCCGACTTCGCCTTCTACTGTGATTTCAAGAACCTTGGTTTGCATTGCATTCTCCAACGTGTTTAGAAAGTAGCTAGACTATCTTTCCTCCCCTTGTCATTTGAAGTGCTGCATAAAAGCCAGCCTGATGGCTGACTGGACTTGATGGATTATTTCTGAACAGATGTTTTATACATTGTGAATACTACTACTACTACAAAAGGGCTTCGCCCCCCTGGGGCGCATTCTCCGGTTGGCGGCCTCCTGCGGAGTCCTACCTAGGACGAAGCGCTCTTTACCAGCCATCTCCATTCCTTTCAGTCATTACAATGTCTAGTAACGCTGCTTCTACAATATCCTGCTCATTACAATATACACGCCCCTGTGGGGCTAAAATTAAAATAGTTTTTCTTTCTCTTTTCTCTCTTTGCTTTTGGGTTCCCTTAAGGGGAACTTTGGTTGGTATCCTTAGCTTGAGGCTTCGCCTAAACAAAGCTTGTAAACGCGCGGGGGCGCGGCTGGGCTAGCGTGTGTGCGGGGGCGTCAGCGCGCCCTCGATTGAACTTTCCTTCAGAACTAAATCATCTTGGTGAAGCGCTGTTCGAAAAAGAAATTTTCCGGGAGAACCCCTCATGGGACGCGTGATCAAGGTTCATGGATTTGACTCACCTCGTGTGGGTCGCATGGCAGACATGATGTTGCTACGGTGGAAGGAAGCTTTCCTTGTTGCTATGCCGGGAACGACTGTCTGGGAATACCTGGACGCGCTCCCAGCAGATAACCTGGAGATGGACTTCACTCCGAAGTTGTTTACACGGTTCACGCCGGGGATTGAATATCCCCAGTATTGGATCAGCGACTTCTACCACACCGTTTACTGGGACAGTCTGATTCTGGTTGGTCTGCACCCAGGTATCATCTTTGCCGTACCCAACGATCCGGTGGTTCAGCGTTACGTGTTGCTTGGACAAGCAGCGCTGATGCAGCACTATCCTGATTGGTTCGCACGCTTTGGCCAGACTGGCTGGGCGAGTAATGCGGAATGGGTGAAAGCAGAAGTAGAAGAAGTGCCTCAGGTTAACTGGGTGCACCACACGTATTGAAACCGAGTAGTCTGCTAGGTAGCCCCTAGTGGACTTACTCACTTATGCCCTTTGGGCACCTTTAGGAGTTGTAATGAAACCATCTAAGAAAATCACCATCGCTGAACTGGTCGAGGAGATCTGGGTTCGCGATAAGGTTCGGGTCGTGATTCACAAGGACCCAGAGTTCATCTGCCGCAACTATCGCTTCTCGCGAGCGCTGCACGGCAACCACACCATCGCTCACCTGAAAGATCGGGTACAGCGTCGGTTGGGCAAGTCTTTCAAGATCGTGCCAAGCTTCACGATCGTCCTGGGTAATGGGTCGATCAATCCACGGTCGGACATGCACCTGCGCACTGCGCGCAAGTCCTACAAGCGTGGGTAGTCAGTATATTTGGAGAGCACTTTTAGAGGCGCTCCAAGATTACCGCAAAGAAAAATCAACTGATTCAAGGAATTCGAACGTGACCATTGGTACCGACCCAAACGCAGCACGCGAAGCAAAACAACAATCCAAGCAGCACTCCCAGGAGCGCATGCGCGTCATTCAGATCATGGCGCCCAAGTCCTACGAATTCGACCACGAGTTCCGTACGGGCTTTGAGTTGGAGGTTGGCTTCTCCAACCGAAACGTAGGCGAGCAGCCTATCGTGCGTTTCGAAAGCGTTGACGCAGCCTTCAAGGAACTGCCTGCACAGATCTGCCGTCAGGATTTGATGCCTAACCTGGGCAAGCCGTTCTTCTTTGTTCGCCAGGTTGAGCAGACCGGCAGCGATACCCGCAACCACCACCCGTACCTGCCAGAGGTTGAAACCTTTGTACCTGCAGGCATGGCGGCGATCTACCGCAACATGTACGACACCTTCAAGTACCAGCCATGCATCATCCCACGCGATGGCGCTACCCCACAATCCACGGTGATGGACGTCATGGCGCTGGAGGTGTTCCACAATCGCACCAACATTGACTGGCTGTTCTCCCCAGATGTGAAGGCTGACGAGTTGGCCAAACGTTTGGGCTTCAATGGCGGTCAGAAAGATCCAGCTTACCAAGGCGAGTGGTCTGGTATCCTGGATAGCGTGGAACGTGCACTACGCAGCCGTCATCCACGTGATAGCTCGCGGTCCATGATGCATCGTGCTAGCGACTGCGTCAACTACATGTACAGCGAGCACCTGCTCCCAGCAGACCCGCACGTACGCCAGCTCCTCCGCCTGCCAATTTCTACCCTGCGTAACTACGTGGAAGGTTTCTGACATGAACGATCGTTTCAACAAAGACTTCGCTGATATCTTTGGCGACTTCACCAAGCAAGCCACCCTCGATCCCATGGCCTCCGCTCGCAACTGCATCGCGCCACGCGGCATGATGATGACGGGTGCGAAGTCCTACCCAGGTTCGGTTGGTGCTCGTCAGCCAGTGCCTGGCGTGCATGGTGGTATGGTTCGTGGCCAAGAGCCACTGATCGTCAAAAGCGGCCACACCTCGATCACCCGCTTGGCTCTGCGGCATAAAGGCCAGCCGTAAGGCCGGCCCCAGTGCTCAAAGCAGTCCACCCACAATGGACTGAATGTGATCCAAATGCGAAAGCGGATCGGAGAGGATAGCTACCTTCTCCCACTTCTTCATCTGCTCTTCGTAGAGTTCGTTGGCATCGGAATAGCTGTCAACGATCTCCTTGAAGCGGCCAATGGACATACCGCCTGCGATCTGCGCCTCATCCATGGGGATGACAATGTTGTTGTAGATGTACGCTTTAACGGCGAACTCGCACAACTTCTTGAAATGGCGCCAGGCTGCAGGTGGAATGTGGGACAGGGTGCTGTCGTTCTCCAGCTGGCAATCCAGATACATGGTACCTGCCAGGCGCAGAGGCGATCGTATGAGGATCATGTTGTCGCCGATGATCTGAAGATTGCTGTCAGACATCAGCGGCATGGCTTCACGCGATTGCTTCACGGCACGCATGGAGTCAACCAGGCTACTCGCTGCACCAAACTGCATCGAGACCGAACCGCCCAAGGCACCTGTCGGCGTACCGGTTACCATTGCATAGACTGCAGTGATCGACCGGTTGTTGGTACGGTTCTTTGGAATGGTGATTACCAGGCTCCAGTCGTCTTGTTGCTCTTGCACCAGGCCAACCAAGGAGACCAGCTCACGCTGACCCGAGATGAGGTTGATGCCGGGCAACACACGGCCTTCAATCACCTTGTCGCGGATCACGTGATCAATGCTGACCACGGGAGCGTTACGGCGTCCCCACGTCTCTCGGCGGATCAGGTCATTCTGAAAAGCTTCGCGAAGAATGGGCATCGGAATCAGATGCTTCAGTTCGTTAAGTGTATGCTGAATGGCGTTCATGATTTAAACTCGCAATGACCATTAGGTATTTATTAGCTAATACATGTTGATGAATGCCACATTTCCCCTAAGGAGCAATACCGTGACTCGTAAAGTAAACATTCTGGCTTGCGGCGGCTTTGGCCAAAACATGATGCTGGCTCTGTCCACTCGCCCCCTCTTCGAATCGATCAAGGACTCCCTGAACCTGGTCGCGTTCGACACCTCCGAGTCCAACCTCAAGCGCTTCGCTGGCTCCGCCATCGAGAAGCAGGTCAAGAAGGTGCTGGTCGAAAAGGCCGACGGCTCCGGCAAGCGTCGCGCTGAAAACCACGAAGCCATCACCGCCGTTGCCACCGACTTCGTCAACGACAACGGTGTCGAAAACGGCCTGGTCATCATCGTGTCCTCGGCCTCCGGTGGTTCGGGTTCGAAGTTCGCTGACGACCTGCACGAACTGCTGGCCAAGCGCGGCCATCGCGTGATCTCCATGATCCTGGGTACCGACGAGGACTCCGAGGCTCTGGGCAACACCGTCAAGACCATCAAAACCTACCGCCACAAGGCGAGCCTGTCCGACAAGAACTTCGCCATGTTCTACGGCCAGAACCGCTTCCCGGTCGAAGGCGAGGAAGGCAAGACCTACATCGACGAGGCGCGTGCCGACGAGCTGTTCGTGACCAACCTGGAAGACATCATCATGATCGGCCATCCAGGCAACGACACCCTGGACACCATGGACCAGCTGCGCTTCCTGAACTACCGCACCGACGCTGAAGGCGGCCTGAAGGGCCAGGGTCAGCTGCGCTTCCTGTCGCTGATTTCCCGTGGCGAGAAGGAAGACTTCCCGGACGATGAAGATGCCCCGGTATCGGCGCTGTCCCTGCTGTCCAAGCGTGGCGTTACCCCGCAGTTCCCAACCGGTACCGGCTACTCCACTCGTGGTTACCTGTCCGATGGTCTGACCTTCACCCACGACACCGTGGAAGTCCAGTACCAGCTGTTCTCCGGCCGTACCGGCAAGCTGGCCAACCAGCTGGCCAAGCAGCAGAAGCTGTACGACGATATCCAAGCCAAGCAGGCCCAGGCCAGCTCTGGCGACGAGATCAAGCGCAGCGAGCGTGATGAGCTGAGCGAATCTGGCAGCTTCCTGTAATACCCGCGCATGGGGCTGGCCTTCGGGCCAGCCTTTATGCCCCATCTTTTTTTTTTGTTAAACTAAACAAGGGGATGTAATGTATTGAGGTCTCTGCAGATACGGTCAGGTGTCTGCCCCGGTTGTCACGGTCCGGGTTGATTTCAGGCATGACTCCATCGCCTCCCTTCGGGGAGGTTTTTTTTTTGCCCTAATTTCGAAGGATGCCCCAAATGTCCTATATTCTCAGCAGCAAAGCCAACACCATTTTCAACCTGCGTTCGCTCATTACCGCCCCCATGATCCAGTCCCAAGTGCTGGTCAGTGTCTACCCGGATGGCAGGGTCCAGGCAGTGCTGTCCTATCAGGGCATCGTGGTTGAGCAGCCGGACGAGCGCCAGGACACCGACGAAACCCTGTACGCTGACGACATCCGTCAGCAGTACGCACAATTCGATGTTATCCAGGACGGCCTGCTGGACGTCGGGGTGGGCAACACCCATCGCATTGCCATCACCGAACACTCCCTGGAAAACGAGATGTTCGCATTCATCCCCATGACCATCCAGCCAAGTACCCACTTCGACGCCGGTGAAGAGTGATGGAGCCGCGCCTCGTCTATGGCCGTGACGAACACGGCAATGAGGTGACGCCACTTGGCGTAGACTTCAAGCAGCAGTTCACGCTGGGTCAATTGGTTCTGGCCAGTCACGTACCTGAGACGATGATGTTCAAGGTGCGTGCCGATGGCAAACCAGGCCACATGCTGCAGTACCAAGGCACTTGGCCTCTGCGCCGTCACAATGCCCAAGAGCCTGGCATCATCAACAACTACGCTCACTTCACCCCGTACATTCGTAAGGGGCCTGGGGTGTGGGTACTGGACAACAACGGTCAGGTCTCGGTACCGCTCAGTAAAGAAGAGCTGCTGAGCCTTTACCAGTTCTATCAACTGTAAGGAGACGATATGTTCAAGTTCGATCCGAGTGGCATCGTCGGGGTCAATTCTCACTTCGGTGTAATCCTCACCCCGTGTGTGTTTGTCGAAAACGCCATCAATGGTAAAGAGGGTTACGACGTTACTCCGATGACCCCTGGCACCAACACCTCAACGATGTGGATGACCAAGGACCAGGCAGTCGACTGCACTGCAGTGATCGAAGAGCCCAACCTCCGCTTGATCCCGCATGAAGAACGCGCCATTCATGCCGAGCTGGCTGTCCATCGGCAGCGCATCCGCGAATTGAACGCCGAGGTTGCGAACCGCCACCCGCACTACAAGGCCAACGGCACCACCGACGTCCATGCGGTCAGTTTCCTGAACCCACAGATCGAGCTGCTTGAAAAGCTGGTTACTCTCCTCGAAGAGAAGCTCGCGCACATCGACTGACTGCGTAATACTATGCAAACCTACGTTTGCTACGGACGCGGTTAGTAGTGCCCAGAGCCGAGCAGTCTTTCCGATAGCCGAATGGCTGGGTCAACCGCTAAGCCAAAGCCCTGCCCTTCGGGGCAGGGCACTTATGCCCATGGAGACCCCAATGCCTGGAGTATTTCGTTGCGTCAGCTGTAACCACGTCGACCTCATGGACGTTCGCTATCCCCACGGCGAAGACATGGATGTAGACCTGCGCCCCATTCCCCTCATCTGTACCCAGTGTGCTGGGCTCCCCTGGCACAACCGAATGGTCTATGAAGTGTACAACCCAGAACTTCATGACGTGGTGAATAAACCTTCTTCAAATACAACGGGTTAACCGGATCTATTGGTAAGACTCCTGCCGCTTTGCTCCTGTGCGGTTTAAGGTCTACCTGGACGAGCGCCCATCACTCTTTGGGGGAGTGGCTGTGAACAGCTTGTCGGAAGGAAGTCGTTGTGTGTGGACTGCATACCCTCCGCCCTCGGAAGGGGCGGAGGGCTTATGCTGCTAGAAGGCTTCTGTAAAGCGCTATGAGAAGGATTTATAGTAGAACGGTATCACGCTATGGTTTAGGACATATAAGGCAACATAGAGCATTCTAGGCCCTTTCTGGATAGGTGCGATACGAGCCTTTTTGAAACCTAAATTATCAAGATGAATTGGTCCTGGATATTCGTCTATGAAGTTAACACCAATCCCCCAAGACCATACCACGTTCTTGTTCCACGTATCTGAGTATGAGCAGGACCTACTCCATGTCAACTGTGACATCGCCATGGAAGAGTATCTCGCTTGGCTCCTCGTGGATCTCGGGCTACCTGTCCTCACCCCACCTTGGTGGACAGCGCCCGATCTTCCCTTTGAAGCACAGGTGACTCGTGATTTCCATATGAAGGAAATCTACAAGACGCTAACGGAAATGCTTTATGAAAATGGATGGACAGGGGAAGAGGAACTGCTGGTGTGCGTCCAAGGTCGGGCTTATTGCTCGATCAGTTTTCTCAAGGAGCGTGCTGGATGAAATTCGTATTTGACCTGGGCGAACAACTGGCTGAACTCCCTAAGCTGATACCTCAGGGTGGCTTCACCGAATCACTGGGTTTGAATCTGCTGGAGCCAAAGCACTGGCTTGAGTTTGTTCACACGGATGCCAAAGGTATTCTGCGTGAGAAGATTCTGGGCACCAACAACGACCGCGTACAAAACATGTTGGCCATTCTGCTCAAGGTGGCCAATGATGGCGGGGACGATGATCAGATCAAGTTCTTCGTCCGCGCAGTGCAAGAGTCCCACGAGCCACCGACCATTCCTGACCGTGGCGAAGATGGGGACATCTATCCAAAGGACAGTCCAGAGCGCCGGTACCTGGAAGCGTTGGACGATCTGCTGGACGATATCTATTACGACATCGGCACGGAGCTTCATGAGTTCGTGTCTTCGTTCTACAACCGTGGTGATTTGTGGACGGTGGATGTCACACCGCACACCAAACACATGATCTTCAACTTCTGTTGCCAGCGCCATGTAGTTGAAGCCTCCGTTGTAGCTTCCGGGGGCAGCATGCATGACTTTGTGTACCACCTGATCGGATAACGCATGAAGCAGTCATTCCATCCAGGGCCAATAGAGCCCAACCCAGACTTCAAGATCGTCATCAATCTTGGAGAGATCATAGGTGCCTTCGACTATGACCTGGGAGACGATCGGTTTGCTACCATCGCTTCCCAGTTCACTGGCGATACGTCGGGCTACTTGTGTCGCGGCATGATCCATTGCCTCCTGGGTATACCTGGAGGACTGTCGATCTCGGAAGCCGCTCGGTTCTTCCCCATTAACCTGCAACCATCTGCCACGATATTCCTGGAACACTTCTGGAATGCATTGGCAGCGGACATCGCCCGCATGGAAGGAATGATCAGGCAACAAAACCCTGGTCGTTCCTTCGACGCGAACCAAGTACCAACCCCAATGGTCAATGGTTACCACACCTTGACCATCTGGTACCACTGGTCTCTGGCCACACAACAACTGGAGGAACCTCTTGACTACGACGGGACTGACGAGCCCGAGGGTCGAGGGTTCTAGGAGATGCGATGAAAGCAGTCGTACACTGGGACCTGTCTGAAATGATTGGGGAGGCGGACTTCGCGTTCAAGCAACACTCCCCTTTCGTGGATGGGCACGATGAAATAATCAGGGACACGCCGGTAGAGTGGAAACATCTGCTGGCTGACCTTGCTGCGATTGCATTGCGTGACCAAGCAGCTGGCACAGACGCGCTGGCTGACTTTGTCGAGAGCAACATCGGTCGCAACTACGAGTTCTTGGGATTGTTCTTCAAGTCCCAGGCTCGACGCTGGTATAAAGAGATGACGTGGTTCACCGACTTCACTGCCCGTGATTTCGATTGGTACGTTATCGATGACGTTACACAACTCACCCCCATGATGCTGAGAGTGGCTATCCATGGCGGGTACTATTATGAGAACCCTGACGCATGTTTGGACATTACCGAGTATCCATTGATCTAGAAGAATCCATTGGAGAGATCGGCCTACTGCTGTCAGCGGTAACAGGCAACAAATTCAGCACCGAAATGACCACAATGGCATGCACACACTACAAGCACATGGCGCTTGTGTGTGCGTGTGCATTTATGATGTCGCCTGTTTCGCTGAGCTTGGCTGATCGTCACCGGGTGGTACAAGTACGCAACTCCATGGCTGAGAACATTCAATCGGTTTATCCGATGTTCCAGCAAGAGGAATCCCGATGGGGCTATCAGGAGACCATGACCGTAGTGACTGAGTTGGCTTTCAACTTCGTCAACACGATCCTGTTCTTCTATCCGCAACTTAAAGTAGCCCTGGGTCTGCCCCACTTGTATACATTCACACCTATCCAGATCGGAACACCTGAGAACTACTTGCCAGATCCTCGGCAGATGGGTACCCCCCACGAGCAGAGAATGGCAGAGGCGTTCCCAGTGATCCGTGAAAGGAAGGACCCGGCCAACAGGTTGTCATTCACTCTTTGGGTGAGGCCTGGACCTAACCAAAGGCTACTGACCTAATGAACCCGTATTGGAAGACCATCATGATCCTGCGATTATCCAGAGAAGATCATTTCTTCGATCTGGGATTGGAGATTGGCAACATCGATGGTTACTGCACGGCGATCCTTGAACTTGTCTTAGAGGCAATTGCAATGGAACGCTTCAACACGCAGTACATCCATACAGGTGCTCGTAGCGACTACTCGGTGCCGTGGAAGATTCAATTCCCCGGCACTGGTGCAGTTGAGTACCTGCAAAACTACGAACGCATCCTGTCACGTTTTGTGTACATGACAGGCGGTAAGTTTGACACCGAGCGAATCATTGATGACCTGATGACGGTCTATGAATGGGTCGCCGATCCGATTGATCAAGAGTTCCCCGACTGGTCGATGCAGGCACCGGCCAAGATTGAGTTCACGCTGACTCCGGGGAGCTTTCAATTTGAGATAAGCAAATGATGCGTAAAAAGAGAGTATTGGTCATCGACCTCACTGAGGAGGTTAATGACTACGTGGGAGATTTGCCTGAGGAGTCTTGGGGACTGGACTCCGAGACTTCCGAATACGGAGGACCCGACGAGCTGGCAATCAGTGCAGCCTGTGGGTTCTTTGGTTACATCGATCCCAACTCGCCTAATCATGACGAGGAAGAGGAATTCGAGGACATGGACAAGGCCATCGGGCATAGCTGCACGCTAGAGCCCAATGATCAATTTTGGTTTGATGTGCACCATAATCTGAATCTGTTCAAGCCGCAGCTGCTCGCGAATGGATTGTTCTACGCGACAGACATAAGCTTCAGTAACAAGCGACTGGTCATTGAAGTGTCCAACGAAATGGATATGGCGAAACATCATGATAGAATCCAACCCCCCAGAAGCTGATGAGCAATCAGCCAGAGACCCGAACAAGAAGGCATGGCAACACGAGTGCCCCCTTGAAATCGAGGTTGACCAGACCGCAGCTGTTGTAATTGTCGAGTCAGAGGTGCTGGCCGGCATCTATGACATGCTGCGTCGTAAGCGTTTTCGAATGGGTGTTCCTATGGACGCCCCGCAAAGCGCATGGCTACACAAGGTCTCCCAGGCGGTGGGTATCTGCCTCAATGACTACCACATGGAGCGTTTCTACGACGCTAACTGTTTGGCCATTGGCACCTTGCTCATGAATGAGTTGATGGACGACCTCCGTGAAAGCATGACTTGGGTAGCCAACGTGTACTGGGAGGACGTTATCGGCTTCTCCGTAATCAGTGGCACCACAAAGGTGATGCTACACTTCTCTCAAGAGGATCTTGACAATGGCGGTATCATTGCGCAGCTTGGCGCCTAATACCAAGATCAACCTCGTTGCCAGAATGCAAATCCAAGGACGTACCACGTTCACGGGCTACACATTCCAGGGCGAGGTTCCAATGGCGGTTGCCGGCATGTTTGCCGGTGACCTGCGCGCTTTGGTGGCCCAGACCAAGGCGTACTTCCGCAGTGGTTCTTCGGCCGACGAGAACAAGATCAACTACATCTTGCTCAAGCAGTCGGAGTCCACCCCGGTGTTCGTAATCCCTGAGCCACTGATCGAGTTGACCTCGGTGCAAGTGGCCGGGTCTACCGTGTACGACGTGGTGGTTCGTGATGGCATTACCGAGCAGGAGTTGCAGAACATCCTGTCCGGTAACGGTCTCAAGGACTTCTCTGTCACCGCACGACAGGTGTAGCCATGTCCACCTACTCCGGCGTAGACGGGCTACTGCGGATAGCCCCCGGCCAACCTTTGGATCTCACTCCGTGCCTGGAAGAGATTCACAAGGTTGGTCGGGACTACCGGGTCTTCTTTAAGGTTGGCTCTATCGAACTGGAGGATGATACCTACAGCGTCGAACAGTCGACCCAACACGTGATGTCCAGCGTGGGTGGAACCAGTGAGTCGTTTAGCTTTGAAGTAGACGACGAAGCGACACCTACGATCCGCAGCGTAGATTTTGCGCTGGGTACCAAGAACGACCTCTACCTCTCGGCATGTGATGCGAGGGTGAGGTCGATCATCTTGGAAGATATGTACATCCTCGCCCCCTAATTTTTTTGTCTCAAAACAGGTGCCCAGCATGGCTCGCGACGTAAAACTCAATCAGCGAATGCTCATGATGCTCGAATCGTTGGACAACGAGGACGCATCCGGCAAAGCTACCCAAGAAGTCGAACACGTTTTCTACGGCAAGATCGCCGACGCCAACCAGTTGGCTGAACTGGCCAAGCAGCCGTACGTGACCAAGTTCTTGCAGGAGCAATCCCAGTGCAAGATCCTGATCAAGTCTGCTGCTGACAACCCGCCGACCCTGCGCGTGCGCCGCATCAACCGCGAGTCCTGCGTGATCACCCGTAAGGTGTTCGTGCCTGGCCAAGCTGGCATGATGGAAGACACCAAGGAATGCGGTGAAGCGCTGTACGACTTCCTCTCCCAGACCTTCGGCGAAGCGATGACCAAAATGCGCTACGTCATCCAGCCAGAAGGTCAGAAGAAGTTGGAACTCGACGTGTTCCTCGACCGTCACGGTAATGCCTTGGGCTACGCCAAGTTCGACTTCGAAGTGGAAAGCGCCGATGAGGCCTGTCCGCAACTGCCGCTCACCCTGACCGACCTGAAACACGTTGACCCGTACAAAGGTTCCGACGTAGATCGCGCCGCCCTGCGCGAGTTCATGCAGATGATGACTTACAAGACCATGTAAGTTGGTGGCCAGCCTTCGGGCTGGTCGCTATGCCGTCGTTTAGAATGAGCTGGGGACATTAAGTAGTCCCGCACACATAAGACATTTCCCATGGACACACATTTCATTGGTAAAGTGGCGCTCGATGAGGTAATCGCTGACTTCCGTGATTACCTGATTACCGAACGCGGCTTCAAAGAGTTGGCAGATGCTCTCCCCAACGAGTATCTGGCCCAAGAGTTTGAGTACATTGCAAAGGGTACAGTGAACCGTCACTACCTCAACATGCACGAACACCTGGAGCGCACCCGCGAGATCTTTACGTCGTTCAGTGATGAGACCGCCGCAGAAGCAGAAGACCTCGCCGACGAGATGTACATCCTTCTACGCGATGAGTTTGGTCCAGGGTTCAGCAAAACCAAGGCAGTATACACGGTCAGTCGCGTCAACGACAATCTGTGCATTAATCTGTTAGCCTCTGGCGAAGCAGTCCACTACGGGATTGATCTTAAATCCCTTGCAGAACAGGTCTCCTGATGGAACACTTCCTGCTGTCACCCGAGCAGTACCAGCGGGACCTGAACGTGGTCCGCACCTACATGCACGACAATGCCTTCTTCCTGACGAAGATGCGTGGCCGTGACTACGAGTACAACGTTGAGTGGATTCGCAAGACCATTGGTCGTGATGGTAAGTTCCCCATCAAGAACCCGCTCGTCACCATCATCGACAAGGATAAGAATGGTGACCGCTTCATCCGTAAGGTAGGTTATCTCAACTACCTCAAGAACATCGTTGCCAAAGACCTCATCTGCGCCCCTTCCATGACCACCTATGTGCGTCCAGAAGTGCGCAAGTCCATGATGGGGGTTTACATCAACGGCAACATGGACCTGCGTAACGGTGCTAAGGCTGAGGCTCTCGAAGCTAAGCTGATGGCTTCCTCGTATGGTGGTAAGGTAGCCGAGCTGCTGGAGCAACCCCAAACTCCAGCTCGTGACGCAGCCCTGGCCGACTACGAACTCAAACAGGCCCAAGAGAAGAACAAGGCCGGTATTAAGAACAACGAACAGACCTCGCACAAGATCTTCAACAACGGGATCTCGGGCATGCAGACCATCGGGTCTACTCCGTTCGTTCTGGTATCCGCCCACTCCTCCCTGACATCTGGCTGTCGCTCCGCCGTGTCATACGGCAACGCCGCCATTGAACGTTTCGTTGCAGGTAGCCGTCACTACTGGTCGCCTGAAGTTGTGATTGCGCAGATACTTTCTATTTGCCGCAATACCAACTACGACAAACTGAAGAAGGTCATCGAGAAGTACAACCTGTACATCCCGACCCAGGAAGACATCATCGCCGCCATTCGTTACTCGACCAGCCTGTATTGGTCACACGAGGAATCGATGGAAGAGATCGGTGAACTGGTTCAGACCCTGGACGGGTACGAGCGCGCTGCGTTCCTTTACACGGGTGACATGTATCACCTGCGTAAGTACAACGATGCGTTCATGAATGGTTTCCTGACCGAACTGGAAACAGTCGGCGGCGCCGATCACCCTGATCCAATCGCCGGTATCAAGAAGGTTAAAGGTGACCACAAGGCACTGGCTCTGATTCTGTGCTCTGAGGTAACTGCCGGTAAGTCGATCAAGGATATGATCGATAAGCAGGACCTGCAAGCGCTGGGCATGGTCTGCAATACCCATGCCAACATCATGGCTACCTTGGATAAGTACCATGACCTGATTGAGATCCTTTGGACTTCGCTCAACGTTCCGCCAAACATCAGCCGTACTCGTGACATTCGTCGCCGTTCGGTTGTAGGTTCCGACACTGACTCCTGTCTGTTCACTGTGCGCGAGTGGGTCAAGTGGAAGAACGGCGAAGCCTCGTTCAACAAACCATGCCAGGCTACTTGGCACTCGGTTGTGTTCTTGGCTTGCCAGGTTGTAACCCACACCCTCGCCTGTCTGTCTGCTGGCATGGGCGTGCGTGGTGAAGACGTCCTTAAGCTGGCAATGAAGAACGAATACGCCTTCTCGGCATTCGGCCTTACCAACATCGCCAAGCACTACGTTGCATCGATGATCGCTCAAGAAGGTGGCGTTTATACCAAAGCCGACTTGGAGATCAAAGGCGTTCAGTACAAGGACTCCAACTCCCCGCCAGAAATCATCGAAGAGGACAACGCGTATATCGAATCCGTCATGGATCAGATCTACGCAACTGGTCACTTTGAGATGATGCCAATCTTGAAGTCTATGGCGCAGACTGAAAAGAATGTGACTGAGTCCATCAAGAAGGGTGACACCAAGTACCTGAAGTCGGCTTACGTGCGTCCTAAGGAAGACTACAAAAAGCCAATGTCGTCAAACTACTTCCACTACCTTCTGTGGGAGAAAGCGTTCTCGCACAAGTACGGGGCCACGCCATCACTCCCGTACCGTGCTGTGAAAATCTCTGTTGATCTGCCGAACAAGACCGCCATCAAGAAGTGGGTCGACGGCATTGAAGACGACACCATGAGAAACGCTTTGTATGAGCTGTATGTGTACGGAGATGGTGGTGGTGCCGATGATGATGAGTTGGCGCCGGGTGAGATCAGTGCCAAGGAAGCGGACAGCGAGGAAACCACCGAGCAGCCCGAGGAAGCACCAAAGAGCAAAGATGCTCCGATGAAGCCCAAGGTCAAGATCACATCGTTCCTGATGCCTCTGGACCTCGTGCAGTTGAACGGTATCCCAGAAGAGATTCTTCGGGTAGCAGACGTACGTCGTCAGACTTACTCGACGGTATCGCCCTTCTACCTGTGTGCTGAAACTCTGGGTTTGCCAATGATCAACGCCAACCTCACCACCCTCTTGTCAGACATGCTCTAAATAACCCGGACTGAAACCTAGACTATCCATGTGAACTGTCTGGGTGATAAGTCCGGGCAATTCATTTGACGAGATAGGAGCATCTCATGAAAGGTTATTTCCATTTCCGTGGAATCCGTTCTTTGACTTTAGGGCAGTCATTGGACGGGGAGCGTAACCCCAAGTTCGACGTAGTGCTGGAACCTGGTGCTGAAATCTTCGATGCTGCTACAGTTGTCGATGGGGAACCATCCGAGTATCTGTACGTGTTCGGTGACGTCAGGCATCATGCCTACCTTTACGACGAGAAAGAAAACGATAAGGATGCCTACCGCGAAGTTATCCGGCAATGGCAAGCCTTCAAAGAAAAGGAGTGTGTATAGTTGAATCCGATAGAGGCGATTGCCTTCATCATGGCCTTAGTCATCGAAGCTGGTAAAAAGCTCTGCATGGTTCTGGGCATCTTGCTGTACGTTTGCTTTGCAGTTTATCAGCCGTTGGCTGCACTGATCTGCATCGTTGTCTTCTTTGCCGCCAAACCCCATGTGGTGAAGTGGTATCGTAAACGGCGGCAAGAAGAATGTTGAAGTGGGCGACTCGAATCGCGATGGCCATATTGGTGATCGAGTTGATTATCGTGGTTCCTCCGGCTTTATACTGGTGGGCCACGATTCTGCTTTGACGGCATACTGCCCCTGCCTTCTGGCAGGGGCAGCGCTTTATGCCATTGCTTGAGTAAGTAGTGCATCCAGCTTCAAGGTTACGTCCTGAAGCGTGCGGCGGTCCAATGCAGAGGACATGCCATTCGCTCCAGTGACGCGACCAATGATTCGGCGGATGTCATTGATGGGATACATCTTCGAATGGTTCGGTTCTACTCGCCCCAATGCCCAAAGGTAGCGGAGCAAGTTGTAACGACCCAGTACCAACGCCCAAGTCACTTGAGCAGTTGGAGCATACTGACCAACCGAAGTCGCTCGCCCCAGAGTACCAACCAGGGGAACAGGCAGGGTACCAATGAGCTTCTCAAAGGTCGTCTGTTTGGAGAGCATTATTTTGGTAAAGGTCTCGAAGATCTTCTGACCAGATGCCGTTCGATCGATGTAACTTTTCGAAAGGCGGACTGGAACATTGTTGACGGGCAGACCTTCTGCAATGGCGCAGCAGCGGTTCATGATGGCGATAGCGTACTGGCTGAATTTCAGACGGGGCAATACGTGCATCGCCACATACATCTGCGGGGTACGCTTGTACTTCTCCTCGCTGGCCAGCTGCTCCCGCATCCAGAGGGTGTACTGCAACATCAACAGCCCAAGGTCAATCTCGATAACATCCAACCCTAGCCCGATGAGGTCTTCGCTTTCAGCGTTGTTCCCCAGGGTAAGGTTGGTGGAGTCATGACTCAGGAACCGGATGGGATTCATGTCCCAGTAAGGCGTCGACCGCGTGACACCACGGCGGAACGGCGACTCACCGATCAGGTAGACTGTCTTGTTGCCAGAGTCACCAATGTGAATGCGCCCTGCGTTCGATTGCGACGTGAACCCAAAGGTCATGGCGATCTCATTTGCGAGATAACCCGACCTGCGATAAATGTCTTCAACTGTGCGCGAAAGGTCGTAGCCCACTTTCTGGGCAAGGGTGGTAAGCATGCTGACCATCCAATGATCAGCGGGTACGTCAGACACATCCGTGGCCCTCCATTTAAGGTAGGCTTGGATGTCCTGCGTGTAGTTCTCGATGAACTGCCTGGATGCTCCCACAGGCGAGACTTCAACGTCTTCTGGTAGCGATCCGCCGGTGAGATCAAACATTGGGGGAATCCTTTTGGGCGGTGTGTGAGGGGTCAAAAGATAGACCAGCGTGTTAAACTCACACAGGTGTTCCTATGGTATAGCTAGAAAGCTCTCCGCACTGAAAGGTGCATTAACCCTTTGCCGCCGGTTTAGAATAATGGCATGAAATAAACTCTTCTCAGAACTGAATTATCATTGTGAATCGTTCTGGGGATTGATGATTCATGGCCACCTAAATCCCTCTAAGGAGACGGATAATGTCCGTTGAAAAGAAGCAAAGCGCATCGGGTGGTAACATCATGGCAGAAGCCTTTAAAAGGGCCGGCCTTGACACCCAAGCGCAAGTGGAGCCTGCGACGTCTGCAGCGAAGCCCGCTGTGGATATCCAGGAACCTGCAGTACGACAACAGCCAGCCCAGCAACGCGAAGCTATTGTCGATCAATCTATTAACGTTAATAAGGACAGCATCACCATGAGCAACACTGATCAATACACCCAAGGTCGCCGCGACGCAAAATCGTTCAACACCCTGAACGACCTGGGCGCTCGTCGCCTGCGTCCTCTGTCGCGCTCTGCCGGCTCCGTCCGTGCCAAAGAGCTGCAGACTGCAATCGAGAAAGAACTGAAGGCCGGTCTGAAGGCTGACGGTGTTTCCGAATGGGCCGTGCAGATCATGGACGCCGCCCAGCTGAACCTGCCGACTTCGTCGGTTGTTCTGCTGATGACCGTCAAGACCTCCGACGCCGAGCACGTCGGCATGTACTCGTTCCTGATCGACGGCGCAGACATCCGTCTGACTCCGAAGGTCGACAAGGTCGATGGCCGTGCCTACGAGACCCCGATCGTCATCGGCGACATCTACAACAGCCAGGACTACATCACCCGCGCCACCGAGCTGGTCACTCAGACCCGCCAGGGCCGTGCGATCAACCTGATCGACGCCGGTGCCGTGATCCTGCCTGCCGCCTACAACATCGAAACCAACGGCGTGTACAACCTGCTGTACAAGGCCACCCTGGCACTGTACAACACCCTGAACTACGTCGTTCAGCTCGATGACCAACCAGCCTACACCCTGGCCGGTCGTAACCAAGGCGGCGAGCAACTGGTCGGCCGTCTGAACTTCGGCGGCGAGCGTTACGTCGACGAAGTCGGCATGCCGCAGCGTCACGACGTTATCGTCGAGATGGATTCGGTCCGCAACCAGCAGAACCGCGACTTCGCCGGCGCCTCCAGCAACATCACCAAGGTTGCCGGTTACATGGAGCCGGTGTACGCGCAGCCTGACCCGCAGAACCCTGCCAACAACCAGCCGTTCTTCAACCAGATGGTGATCACCCAGATCGCCTCCGGCTTCGACGCGCAGGAAGTTGAAATGTCCCTGCTGGGCCTGGTCACTGCGACCATGGTGCAGATCCGCAATGGCTGGGCTGACGCCTACCTGCCGCGCTTCGCCAACCAGGGCAAGGAGCTGAACTTCCGTGACGTCGGCGCCCTGGGCTTCTGCGTACCGGAAAATGCTCGTATCGACACCAAGGCTGCCAGCTTCAAGGAAAACTTCGGCAACTTCATGCGCGATTTCTTCCGCCTGAACGCCGGTGTGATCTTCGCGATCGATATCCCAGAAGTCGGTCCTGACGCCTTCATCATGGACATCTTCCGCGCTGCTGCCTCGGGCAACGGCAACGCCATCAAGGCGCTGACCGATGCGTGCAACAACCTGACCGGTGGTATCTACGGCCAGAAAGCTGCAGCCATCGGTGGTGGCTTCCCGCTGTTCATCGATACCGGCAACCGCATCCACAACGGTTACTACGCTTCCGAAACCGGCGAGCTGCGTGACATTCGTGATGTGGACCTGCTGGCCGTCGCCAACGTCCTGGGCAAGACCAACCCACAGGCGCTCATCGACTACGCTGATTCGTTCGCTGCCGGCACCGCCCAAGCGCCGATCCGTATGTCCAAGCGTTTGGCCATCATCGACGACGTGCTGCAAGGTCGTCAGGTGATCACTGGCTACTCCGGCCGCTACATCATCGGCCCTGTGTTCCTGCGCGTCCTGTCGGAAGCCTGCCAAGCCTGCGGCCTGGTTGTCAACCCAGCGAACATGGTTCACGGTCTGGGTTCGGGTCAGGTCCTGGGTGGCTACGACTACGGCGCATTCGCAGCTGGTGCTGCTGGTGCTGGCGTGTTCAACGGCGGTGGCAACACCGCGGCCAACACCGCTGCTTACGGCGGTCGTTCGGTCTGGTAAGGAATTCGGCAGACGCCTCCTAGGGGGGCGCCTAGCTGGATAGCTGTTGGTTGACCTAAAACAAACTGCGTCATTCGGGGGTGGCTCCTCATTGGGATAAATCGACCGACAGCGAACAGGATGCAACGAAAGCCGCTTAGCCGAAGGCTAGGCAAAGATCATGGGTAGGCTGCCCAGTTGTATCCGGGTATAGCCGCCCTCCGGGGCGGCTTTACTTATGCCCCAATTTACTTTTTATGGGAGATTAGGCGGTGGGACTATATGCCTACGTTGTTGACCATAAGGAGATCCTCCAGACAATGGAAGAGCCTCCGATGGTGGTCAATGATCTCAACTTGGACTTCGGTACCAAAGAGGGCAAAGACCAGCTGGCCATGTACCTGTCGTTTCAATTCGACGGTGACGTGATTCCTGCGGTCCCAACCTGTCTGGGTGGCCACATTGGCGGTGAGGATAAGCTCGGCGTCAAGTGCAAGATCTGTGACACCCGTGTAGCCAACCTGGTTGATCGTGCAGTAGACCAAGGGGTATGGATTCGTCCGCCGGAAGGTGTGAAGGGATTCATCAACCCTGAAGTCTGGAACGTGCTATCGCCACGGCTGACCCCGCTCAAGTCGTTCTCGATGATGAGCTGGGTGTGTGACCCCAACTACAGCGAAACGCTGCCAGCGTACCAAGGCGTGCTCGAAGAGTACAAGAAGGTGCACAAGCGTGGTATGAACTACGTGCTGGAAAACTTCGATGAGGTAATCCGCTTCATCATCACATCGAAGCTCTGTAGTAAGCTGTCGATGCAGGACAAGGCTGACATCCAGCTCTTCCTGCTGCAGAACCGCGACAAGGTAGTTCAGCAGTATCTTCCGCTGCCGAGTTCCATCTTCGTGGTTTCTGAAAAGACAGCGATGGGTACTTACGCCGACGAAAAGACGCCGGCGTTGTTGGATGCGATCTACATGATCACCTCCACCTACGGTTCTGCCATTGCGCTGAACCAGCGTCAACGTGAATCGCACACAGCCCGGTTCATGGCTGCGATTGGTCCGTGTTACCAGAACATCTGTACCAAGTTCATCGGTAGCAAGTATGGTCTGATCCGTCGCCAGCTGATCGGTTCGCGTCTGCACTTCACTGGTCGTGGTGTAATCACCTCCATCAGCGATGCGCATCATTACGAAGAGATCCACGTCCCATGGGCCTTCGCAGTGCAGATCCTCGAACCACACCTGCAATCCAAGCTGATGCGTCGCGGCATGTCTGCGAACGAAGCGTTGGAGTTCCTCGAAGACCACACGCTGCAATGGCATCCACTGCTGCGCCAACTGTTCGACGAGCTGATTGCAGAAGCTCCACCGATCGACGACTTCCCACCAGGGATCTTCGAAGATCTGGACGAAGACCCATCGCTGCTGCGTGGCATCCCATGCCTGTTCCAGCGTAACCCTTCGTTGACCCGCCTGTCGGCACAATGCTTGCGCATTACCCGAATCAAAGACGATGTCGAGGATTACACGATCTCGGTTTCGAACATGATCCTGGTGAGCTGGAACGCCGACTACGATGGCGACGAACTGAACATGCTGCTCTGCCTCGACAAGAAGATGCTGAGCTGGTTCAACCGTTTCCGTCCACACCTGGGCATGCGTTCGCTGAGAGAGCCACGCGCACTGTCCGACAACCAGAAAATCCACGCACCAGTAGCCGCCACCTGGGCGCACTACGTGCACCACTCTGAACGTAAGGCACCCCCAAGCGTTCATTAGTCAGGAGCAAATGCATGAAACAGTTGGGCCCCATTCTGACCAGCGTCGTGCAGGAACAAACTGAACACCAGGACGCGTCCATCCAGGGCATGATCTCGGAAAGTGATGCAGTCAACTCCGTCATCGACGGCGTGACCATCGTTGTCCTGGAGAAGCTCGCCATGGCAACTGCTCTGGCCATTCCGATGGCACTGAGCGATGGCAAGAAGGTCGACCTGAGTAAGATCCAACGGGGTCGAGTAAAGATTGTAGAAGGTCTGCTGGAAATGCTGGAAGGCCAGGAAGAACTCCTGGAATTCGTCGGCGAAGAGCAGGTCCTCGGTGACGCTGATGTGCTGGCCGCACTCCGCGAATTCATCGACTACAACACCCCAGAAAAGGAGGCAGCATGAGTCTCGAAAAATACAGTACCCTGCACAAGTACGTGCAGCGTATCGCGGAAGATGACCTGTGCGAAGAGCAGGACGATGCCGCGGCAGTGGCCTACGGCGTAGGTCAAGTCGTGTGCGCGGTTGGCAACACCATCCAGGCCGCCGCCCAGCGCCTGTACAATGCCAACAACCCGGAAGCCGTGCAGAACTTCCATGCCGGGGTTAGCATGATCGCTGACCATGTCAAGCAGATGGCTGAAGAAGTCAGTGAGATGGTTGCCCCATTCGCCGAAGTTACCGACGGCGTCATGGGCGGCGCACTGGCCAATGAAGCCGCCATGTTCAACGACGGTGTCCACAACACCCTGCTGAACGAAGCACAGCTGTTCCTCAGCGAGCACCTCGTAGCTGAAGCGAACAAAACCCACGGCGAAGCGCCTAAGGAAGCACAATGAGCAAGAACCTGAGCAAGTACGCAGCACTGCATCGCCTGACCAACGAGCTGAACATCGAAGACCAGTCGAGCGAAGGCGCCCCGATGAGCGACGATCGCCGTGTCGTGGCTACCGTCGGCGCTGCTGTAATGACCCTGGGCATGGGTATGACCGAACTGGCCACCTCCAACGAACTGCCAGAAGAGCAGGTTGGTAAGCTGCTGGAGCTGGCCGGCAATTTGGCCGTGCATACGGCCGTCGGTTTCGACACTCTGGTCGATATCGACAAAACCAGCATCGGCGTCAGCATCGCTGGCGACATCGCCCAGGATGTTGAAGGTGTTGACATCTTCACCATGGGTCTGCGTGAAGTGTCCAGCTACGTGGCCGAGCGCCCGAAGCCAATCCCGCTGGCCGAGCAAGCCGTGCCAGCAAGCGAGTAAGTTATGAACCAGGTGATCTATGGAGACGAGGGCGCAATCAACGAGCTGGTGTATGGCTCGCGAAGTGACGCCTTGATTACTGAGCTGAAGCAACAGATCAGTATTCAGAACCCAATGCTCACCGAACAAGGTCGACTGCATGCTCAGCACGCCCACCGGGTATTTGAAGAGGTATCCGGTTGGGATGTTGTCCGCGCTGCTCGTCGAGCAGTTGCAGCAGCAGAAGGCTATGTCCAGAGTAGTCAGATCGCACTCTATGAGACGGTTGAGCAATTCCAGATGGCCCCTCCACGCCAACAGCGTTGGATCATGGCTCATCCAGAAACTCGCCGCCTGTTCCAAGACGGGCGCATTGACGGCTACTCCGAATCTTACGTCGACATCCAGCCCGACGCCATTGGTCGTGATCATTACGATTACAGCCTGGCTATCCATGGCGTCACTCGTGGTTACGAGTTCGTCAAGGAAGATGGTGAGGTTGAACTGATGTATGAGAATACTCAGATCAAGCGTGATCTTGCCAGCTGGGATGAACCCCTGTCGCAGCGTAACATTCTGGACATCGCCAGACTGCACCAAGTCCAAGACGGCTTCTGCAAAGAAGGCGCTGAAGACTTCACCAGTCGATTCGGTGGCACCATCTGAAGTGAGAATGAGGGCGGCCTTCGGGTCGCCCTCATTTTTATGACGTATCTTTTTTTTTTGTCTCGGAGTAGACCATGCCTACCAATGCCGTTGTGACGTTATCCTCCGATGGGTGGGTAACAGCGATTGACAAGAAGTGTGACCGCATTCTGATGAACGCGTTCGCCAGTGATTTCTCCCAGTCCAATATGTTTGTCGGACAGATCACTTCCATTCAGCACATGATCTATGCCGCGGGCCAGGATGTAAACGGTGCAGGTACCACCATCGCCAACGCATTGGAGCGGCTCTACAATCGCTTCTTCGATTCCGCTATCTTTAAGTGCACCGTCACTGCGTGGGGCGATAATAGCGGGAGATATGATTTAGCGATCCAAGGGACAGTGGCCCAAGCCGGTCGGAAGTATGACTTCGGTCGCCAACTTTCTTCGGCTAACGGTAAGATTGTCCAGTTCCTAACCAAGACTGGGGAAGTGATATGGTCGAATCAGACGGTGACGGGGCTGTAAAGACTATTAAGGTGGGCGTCATTGCTCACCACCATCCCAACACTACAACTAGCCTCGTGGTCTCTGCGCTAAGGGCAATGGAGAACGTTGAGGTAGTCGAGTTGGGGGAGAAAGACATCCTCTTTACCGAAGACGGTATCCGGGCCTCCATCAAAGACCTCGTGGATAAGTTCCCCGAGTCGTCACTGCACTGCGGGCTTGAACTCATCTCGCCGTATGCGGGGATGGGTCGTCGAGGTAAAGGTGAAAAGAAACGAGAGCGTGCGCATCTGCGCAGGTTCTATGGAAGGAGGAATTCATTTTGAACGACCAAGACTTGCAGAAGCTCAACGAGCATCACAACGCCGTTGCGGCTGAGGCCGATAAGATGCCTGCTGGCCTGCCTTACTCGATGCGAGAGGCGCTGGCAGAGCTGAAGGTGGGCGAATTGAACTCTCTGGTGCGAGTACCTGAGAGCATCTTCGTACGTGACATCCTCCCAGCGCTGTGCGGTGAACTCGGCACGCTGGTGGATTTCAAATGGTGGGGGTTCCGCTTCGGTAGTCCGTACAAGGGCTTCCTGATTGTCAAAGACCACAACCAGAGCGAGGTGTTGTTCGAGGCACCTCCCCTACTTGACCGCAACTTCAAACTACGTCCTGCCCGCTCCCCTAAGGATACGGTGCGTGAGGCGGCGGCCAATTACCAGAACCGCGCCTACAGTCGCCCGCACCAGGCCAAGAACGAGTTCAACGACGCCTTGCGTGGTCGCCTGGACTTCTCTGAAACTGGCCAGGCCCTGAAGTTCATGACCATGTTGGATAAGATCTTCATCCACTACGGAAAACCCTCTATCTTTGAGTCGATCACCGACCCAGCAGTTCTGGAAGCGGTTGGTCACGAAAAGATAGAGAGTCCTGCAACCGCCGGGACCGTTTCGACAGTCTACGACGAGCAGGCATATTCCGATGATGGACTCTACGATTAACATCGCCAGTGTCAGCGATGTTCACATGGGGCACCCCCGCACCCCGACGCAGTTGATCGCTGACAACTTCCGCAAGCACGTCCTGCCGGATAACGCAGTCACTGCCCAGCTGGATGTCCTGAACATCTGTGGTGATTTCTGGGACCGACTACTGAACTTACCAGAGGAAGAAGTATACATAGCCCGCCAGCTGATCGTGTACATCCTCCTTATCTGTGCCAAGTACGGTATCATTCTGCGTGTTCTGGAGGGCACTCCCCGCCATGACCGCAAGCAGTCGAAGATCTTCCAGGAATTGATCGACATTCTCAATCTGGATATCGATTACAAGTACATGGACGGCTGCCAGATCGAGTACATTGAAAAGCTCGACAAGCATGTCCTGTACATCCAGGATGAGTACGAGACGCCAGAGGTTGCACTGGCAGAGTTTCGTCGTCTGTTGGCTGAACGTGGCCTGGAGAAAGTTGACTGGGCAGTGATGCATGGTCAGTATGAGTTCCAACTGCCGGACATTGGTAACGCTCGACACAAGTGCCATGACTCCCGTGCCTACCTTGCACTGGTGCGGTACTTCATCTTCATTGGCCACGACCACACCCATTCCACATTGGAGCTGCCTGAGTTTAGCAGCATCATTTGTGCGCACGGTTCTTGTGATCGTTTGGCACATGGCGAGGAAGAGCCTAAAGGCCACGTACGAGCGCGTATCGAGCCCGATGGTAGTAGGACACTCACGTTCGTCGAAAACACCGATGCGATGGACTACAGGACCTTAGACGTGGCAGGACTCTCGACCGATGAGGTGATTGTTCTGATCCGTGCACAAGAGCTGCGCGACGGCAGCCACATTCGTCTTAAGGGTGACATTTTTGACAAGGGGCTGCGGATGATTCGTCATCTGCGTAAAGACTTCCCACAATACCGTCTTGAGCCTTTCCCGGTCAAAGAGAAGAAGCGAGAAACTGAGCAGGTTGTGCAAATCTCCTCTCGGTATCTCCCCGTGCAGTTCGGCCCATCCAACATCACTTCGTTGACAATGGATTGGTTGGCGCGCAATGGGTATTCTGAAACGGAGATCAAGGATTGTGAGGATCACTTGAATGAGCAAATCAACGCAGGCACTCGCCAGCAGGGAGCAAGGGCAGTTCCCGATTTCTAAGGGCACCAGTTACGCAATCGAGTCTCTGGTAAACATGCACCCGGATCGGGAGAAGATCAAGCCCGAACCGTTGTCGCAGATCGATGTGTTGTTGGTCAACATTCGTACGTTGTACCGCAACATGTTGGGCGGCTTGAAAGCGGCTGTGAAAGAGCAGGTACAGGCAGTGGACATCCCTGACTTCCTCTTTCAGGAAATGCAGCAGGTGCGTGCCGCGGTAGACAAGATCGGTCATGGCAGGGTGCAGGTGTTCTTCTACCTCTGCACCTATCCTGACCTGAAGAAACATTTCCCCAAGGCCAACCTGATTGAACCCACAACGCTCAAGCAGAAGGCTGCCAAGGCAATGGAGGATCAGGTGATCGCTGCCATGGTGGCGAGTCCTCAACTGTACGGCTATCCAAAGATCTTCGAGTACACCGTGGAGGGTGGTAAGCTTGAGAACGAACGGGTGGCTCTGCTGACCCACCTCCCCCTGGACTTGGTAAATCGCTACCAGTTCAAGGAGATGTATTTGCTAGAGAGCAACACTGGCGCATTCAAAAAGCCCAGCGAGTTCAATAGCAAGTTCAAGGTGAAACCAGAAGGCACGCACCTCCCCTTCTCGGCGTTCACCCTGCAGATCTTTGGCGACGGTGGGAAGATGTTTATGCCCATGGCGTCTGAGATTACGAATTCCGTAGCGGAGCTGGCGAGGAAGAATCGCTGGACTCCACTGACCACTGCCGAGAAGATCAGGTACAACCTGGACAACTCGCAGGGCAACAAGTTTTCAGGTTTCCTGAAGGCATTACTGCGCGAGTAAAACGTAACCGGATCAGGTTATTGTTTGAAGGCCATGACCCCAAATTTTCACTAGGAGCAACACCATGTCTGGTGGCAACGAATCCCGTGTCAACATTCCAACCGCACTGATCGAATTCCGTCTGCGCCTCACCGCCGACAAACTTCCAGAAGGTCGTAAGAACCCGAACCTGGAAGTCAGCGTCAACAAGAAGAACGAGATCCAGATCAGCTGCAACACCGGTATCTTCGGCGCCGACAATGCCCAGGTGCGCATCGATGGCAAGCTGGGTCTGCTGGACTTCAACGCCCTGCACACCTACGTGGAGAACATCCACAAGGAAGCCGCCGGCCACAAGTACCCGCTGATCCGTCTGTACGGCCCGCGCAAGAAGCGCACCCCGCAGGATTCCGGCAAGGGTCTGGACGCAGTGCTGATCGTCGGCAAAGATGCCAACGGCGTGTGCTACATGTCCGTCATGCGCAAAGATGCCCCGCAGGTCAAGTTCGTGTTCCAGCCAGGCCGTTGGGTTGACCTGGTCGATGCCAACACCCAGCAGCCTCTGCCACTGGCCGACATCTCCAACCTGTACTCGCAGGCCTGGGCCAAGACCTTCGCCCCTCTGGTCACCTACGCGCTGAATGTCAAGGTCTACGACTTCCGCGAAGACAACCAGCAAGGTGGCAACGGCGGCGGTAACAACTACCAGAACAACGGCGGTAGCAACAACAACTACCAGAACAACAACCGCGGCGGTGGTCAGCAACAGCAGCAACAAGCTCCTGCACCGGCCGGCGACTTCAACGGGTTCGATGACGACATCCCGCTGTAATTGCTTTTGAAAAAAACGGTGGGCCAGGAATGGTCCTCCGTTTATGCTGTCGTCTAGGAAATGACGATTTTTGAAACCTAAATTATCAAGTTGAGATCCTCCCCAAAAGGAACTCTAGATCGACAACAAAAGGAGTCATCGCTTTATGGAGATCCAAATTGAAGGTTACTCTCCAACAGGCGCCTTCAAGCGAGTGGCTACCGTGCATAACGGTGAGTCCATTTCGTGGAACACGCAGACTTATTCCAAGCTGAAGTTCCACAATGCGGCTGTGATCTTTTCGGAGATCAATGCGCTCTGGGCTACGCTACCCATGGCAGCTCAGGACAAGATCTTCGCGGCGTACAAAGAGGTCCATCAACACCTCACTGAACCTGAGGATAATAAGCAGCAGGTCGAAAGGCTCATGGTGCTTATCGTTGAGATCTACAAGCACTACACGGCCAAAGATGCCGAGGATATCGTCAATGGGTTGAACCTGACATATCCAAGCTCGATGGCTGAGACCTACGGCGACAGTGGCGACAACGGGCGTACCCATACCCGTGCCGACTACCATCGCCTGGTCCAACTGGCAATCCGGCTGCGCCCCATGTTGCCGGTGTTCGGCCAGTACATTCATACGTTCCTCGACCAACCGGGCTCGCAATACCGTGAGACCAGTGCGGTCAAGATCCTGAACGATACGGACGTACTGACCATGCCAGCGGTGGAGAAGTTGGTAAGTTTCATGGAGGCAACTCTGAAGAACTTCCAGCATCAGAACTCCGCCATTCTGGGAGGGAAGCTGGGTACTGCAGAAATGCCTTACTGGCTGGTCGCCAAGGCAATCTTCCGCAGGATCGCACCCGGCGAAGTACACAGCGTGGACGATGTATCTTCCATCATCACCAACGTGTACAACTTTGTGGTGAAGTCGACCCTCGACTCCATCCCCAGGAACTTTGGTGGCACCAAAAACAAAACCCGCACCACAGAAGGTTCGAACAAAGACGAGAACGTTTCCTTGCTGGAAGCGATTCGAATCCGTGAGCAAATCTCTGGCGGGCGTAAGAAAGTGGTTGACGTGTATTCGCGTAACATCCTGTTCACAGCGCGTCGGGTAGATCCGACCGTGCCTGAGGCCATGGTGGAAGAATGCACCCGACCAGACATCACCAGACTGAACCGTGACGTGCATGAAGTGCAGTCGATCATGGCGCGTTGGGTAATGTCGCGAGGCCAGCCACCGTCGCACTATGACCTGCTCAAGCGCGAGCCGGTGTTCCGCTTCCTCGGGGCTGCTCAAGCCCTGCTCTGGCACTGGGGCTACCTGGAGCTGGCTGCATTGATGGATGCGGTTCCCCTGCAAGACCTGACCATGGCTCCCTCGGCCACGCTGTGGGCACGAGAAGAGCTTAGCAAGGATCGTCTGGAACTGCTACGTGAGCGGTATCCACACGTGTCGCAACTGACCCGCGGTAGCCAGAATCCCGATGAGGCTATCAAGGGTGTCGTGGAGAACGCAGAGCTTGCTCGCATGATCCACAGTGAAGAATGGGTCCTGGCAAAAGACTCTCGGTTCTACGATCTCGTGAACCACAATGAGCAAGGACATCTGATCCTGTCCCCAGGCTTTAGAAACACCATCGCAGACCTGCAGCTTCAAGTATCTGCTGGTACGTGGTAAGCAATTTCAAATTTAGGAGTTAGGCATATGAAAACTGGCGTAAAGATTCTGAACATCCTGTTGGCCGAAGCAGTTCCATCGGTACAGTTGTTCCACCGTCCGTGGGAAGTGAACTATCGCCCAGAGTACCTGGATGGGCTGATGGAGTCCACCAATGACGGTACCAACCTGTCGCCGGGCGCGATCAAGCGCGTGGCTAACCAGATGCTGGTTCCTTCTGCCGCTCATACCGGGGCCGTGCAAATCGCAAACGGCTTCGATACCCAGCGCTTCACCGTGACCTTCGTCGTTGAAACTGAAAACGTCGGCGGCCGCAAGACTCAGGAGATCCTCTCCGGCTACACCGACCACATGGGCATTGGTGGTACCGATACCAACCCGATCTACAACCCAGAGATGCGCTTCTTCTTCAACCACATGGGCACGCTGCAAATCACCCAAGGTTCCGGTGCTCTGGGTTACGGCATGTTCACCTTCGGCAACGCCACCGAGATCCTGACGCCGATGATTGGCTGGGATAACCAGGAGCACGTGCCAGTGGTCAACCGCCAAGCTACCGCCATGCGTCCTCGCGACGTTCTGGCCAGCATGGGCGAAGGCGCATTCTCCGGCATGGGTATGACCACCGGCCAAAGTCAGCTGAACGGCGCCCCTGTTCTGGCCAACACTGGTTATCAATTCGGTGCCCGTGCCAAGCGTTCCAGCTTCGACAACACCGACTCGGCCGAATACCTGAGCCGCGTGTTCACTAGCGTGCGCGATGTGAGCCTGTCCAATGAGAGCGATGCCCGTACCTACGGCACCTCCCTGCAGCAGGCTGGTGAGAACAACTACACCGCTGAGCCGCTGACCTCCAACTCGGCCATGATGCTGCTCCTACAGCGCCGTAGCCAGTACCAGTCCGAGTGGTCCGTAACCCTGGGTGAGCTGTGCCAGATTGACCCAACCATCGCTCAGCGTATCCAACCGATCCGCATGAAGCGCGACTATGTTCACACCATGGCCGCTATGATGGGTAACACCGACGGCTGGGGCGAAACCAGCAATGAGTCCCAAGTGGCTCAGCTGGCTACCATGATCATGCCGAATGCCATGGCGAAGTTTGCTCTGGGTATGCTGCACTTCATCGCACACACCGACACCCTCGATGGCTCTGTCGACCTGCGCATCATGAACGCAGCTGGTGTGGCTCAAGGTATCGATCCTAAGCCGATCATCAACATGATCCGTCACCACCTGATCTACGAAGTATATCCGACTCTCACCAAGCAAGGTGCGATTAAGCTGTACATCGAAGCGAACATCTCGCTGAACCGGATCTCGAACGTGATCGTGTCGGTCAACGGCGGTGAGAAGAAGCCGTTCCCAATCGCGACCTACTGCTCGGCCCTGTATTCGCCAAACCTTGCACCGAACGTGCAGCGTCTGGAGTCTCTGGCATCCGACCTCAGTGTCGTATCGGCGCAGCTCACTGCGGCGGCAATCAACCATGGTCCAGGCATCATCCGTCCAGATGGTGGCCAGTTCCACAATATGAACTACGGTGGGAGCAGCATTGCCGCTACTCCGATCGCTGATCTCAACGTTAATCTGTCGGGCCAGGGCGGCGTCCCAGGCACTGGCAATGGTCGTGGCTTCTAAGGGGTAACCATGAACGCAAAGGAAAAAACACTCAGCTTCTTGACCAGCATCCTCGTCTCGTTGGGTGCTTCGGTCAAGGGTCGAGCGGTGGTGATTGAAACCGAAGACGGTGAAGATCCCATCGTGATCGATGGCAAGACGCTGGTCATGCCTACCGATGAAACGCTCAAGCTCTCCAACTGGGATACGGAGATTCCGTTCTTCCCACTCTGCGAGAGCATCCTGCGCGGTGAATCTGAAGTTCAGCAAGAGCTGCTCGACATGATTCGCAGCGCCGTCAACATCCGCCTGGCCTCGCTTGTCTGGCAAATGTTCAAAGTAGCGAACTCCGACGAGTGCAAGGCTAACAAGCTCAGTCCAGAACAGGCAGAGTTCCTGCCTTGTCTGCCTGGCTTCGATGCCGAGATGGTCAAACGCATCGGTAAGGTAGTGCTTGGCGTAGATCCGTCCGAGTACAAGTCCAGCCTGGTTCACATGAACCTCAAGCGCCGCGCCAAGATCAATGGCAAGGCGTACGATCGTGCATGTCTGGTTCGCTTCCCTCTGGCCGAGATGGAACGCAAGGAGAAGCCTTACAGCGCCGACCTGCGTGTCAAGGACATGGATGCACTGACCAACCTGCTGGACTACGTGCTGCCTAACTGGCAGGTGGAGAACACCTACAGCCGTGGCACCGATAGCCAGGTCGCCCCGTACTTCGTGGCAAGCCTGCTGGCCTACCAGAACATCAATGCCCGTATCACTGAGCTGGCCAAGCGCTTCGAACCAACCTTCCCGATCTTCGGGACGCTGGTCAACGAAGATGACTGGGTCGAGTGCATGGATGATCTGTCGCGCATGCGCGACAGCATGCCGAACCTGCCGGGCAACGATGGTAAGGTTGTGCGCGGTCAGGCCGATGCTCCGATCATCGACGATCCAAAGCCTGCTCGTGGCGTACAGATGCCAACTCCAAGCGCAGCTCCTCAGCGTCAGCCGGGTAGCCTGCCATGGGAAGATCAACCGCAGCAAGAGCAGCGCCCGGTCGAACGTCGTGTGGTGGACGATGAGGCTGTCGAGTACAAGCCGCGTCAACAACCGCAGTACGGCAACCCAGGTCACATCCCGGTGCATCAGCCAGTGCACACTGGTGGTCCGAACGGCTATGGTAACCAGAACCATCAGCCAAGCTTCGCCGAACTGCAGCGCCAACGTCAGCAAGGCCACTACGGCTACGCTACCGTGAACACGCAGCCAGAAGTTGGCGGTAGTCCGTTCAGCAGCAGTGCACAACCAGGTTCCACGACTAACGTGGGTAACTACAACGTCAGCTACACGACCGCGAACAACGGGTATAGCACCCAGCCTCAAGGTCGGGGCTACTAACGGCATACTCCCCCGCCTTAACCGGCGGGGGAGATTTATCACCTAGTTATTATTTTAGCACCTTGCCGCGAGATGTAGCGTACAGTCCCTTAAGTGTCGTATATGACTCTTTGGTCGGAATGTACAAAACCTCGACACTGGCATCGAACGCTGTGGGTACTTCAATGTCGCTCATGCGCATCGTTGCGAAGTGATACTCAGGATGTATCTTCATCGAGGCCAGGTAACCGTAAAGGTCATACTGGTACTTGAAGGCTTGGTGTTGGTCCACGGTGTGAACCTCAAACCGGCCATCCTGACGGAGGAACCCTCGATGAGTTTCAATCATCAAGCGGAACCCATCCTCGTTGGTAAGGGAATCGGGTGTAGCAATCGCCAGCTTTCTCAGTGGTGAGCCCATAGTTGATTTCCTGCAGTAAGGGAATTTCAGACCTAAAGTATCTAGGTGAAGGTTATACAACCTCAATTGCTGTTAGGCTTTGTCTATGACGATTACTTCCGTCGTTGTCGACAAAAGGAGATAAGATGCCTCGTTCAAAGGTCAATCAACTGCATCCAGAGTTTCTCTCGACGCAGAACTTGAACCCATTCGTGGGTAACGACTCGGCGTCGCGTAAGCAGATGATGGCAGGCAACATGCCCCAAGCGTTGTCCCTGCTCAATCCAACTCGTCGGATTCTCATGACGGGTATGGAACCTGAATACGCGAAGTACGTGTTTAAGATCGAGATGCCGTGTGACGCTTATGTCATCGACGTCATCGATCGCGTTACTGCCAGTAACGTAAAAGGAGCGTTGAAACGTAACCCATCAACCCTCGTGATTTACGAGGACATCAAGACCGGTGAAGTGGGGCAGTTGAACATCCCCGAGTACCTGTCGTTCCACAAGCGGTTTGGTTTTGAGCTGGTGAAGAACCCAGAGGCCATGGCCTTGCTCAAGCCAGGGAACGGCGTCCCCAAAGGTACAGTCTTCGCCCAGCCTGCTACTGTGACACCGGAAGGTGAATACATGTACGGGCGTGAGCTGTCCTGCGTCTGGGCAACCTTGCCAGGCGTAATTGAAGACGGTGGTATCATTTCCGAGACCGCTGCGCGAAACATGTCAACTTACATTTACGAGGAGCGTTCTGCCTCGTACGGTAAGCAGGAATACCCGCTAAACCTGTTCGGCGACGACAGCGTCTACAAGCTTTGCCCGGATGTGGGTGAGTTCGTGGGTGACGACGGTATCCTCATGGCGTTCCGTAAGAAACGTGACATGATGGGTACCGTCGAGATGACGCCAGAACGACTGCGCAAGATCGACCGCATCTTCGATCGCCAGATCAAGGTGCCGCCAGGATCTGAAGTGGTTGACATCCAGGTTCAGCACGACAGCGAACAACGTGTGAACAATACGCCACTCGGCATGGAGTACACACCGAACCGCTATGACGATGCACAGCGCCGTTACTATCAGCGCATCATCGCCAAGTACCGTGAGCTGGAGCAACGTGGTGAAGGTCTGTCGCTAACGCGTGAATTCCACCGTCAGGTGGTTGAAGCGCTGGTGTACATGAACCCGTACCATAAAGGCGGTCGTAAACTCTGCTATCGCAAGGTAGAGCTGGATGACTGGCGCATCACCGTAACCATCCGTCGCGAGATCCGCGCTGGCATGGGCATCAAGATCACCTGTACCCATGGTGGTAAGGGTGTGATTGTAAAGGTGATGAAGGACGAGGATATGCCGCGCGACAAGCACGGCCGTATCATCGATCTGGTCATGGACCCTATGTCGCTTACCAAGCGGATGAACATGGGTCGTGTGATCGAGCCTCGCATCAGTTCCGTCTGCATGGAGTACACCCGCCTGCTGCGTGAAGCACTGGGGTTGCGTGATGAGTTCACCGACTACAGTGTTGCTCAGACTGCATTGCAGAAGATGGCCGAAGATCAGCAACAAGAGTTCTTCAAGCGGTTCCTGAGCTTCTATGAGCTTATGAGCCCACGCATGCATAAGGGCATCGTCGACTTCCCAGACTTCGACGTTAAAGGTCACCTGACCACGGTGGCTTCCCATGGCATGCAGCTCTGGCTGCCGACTGACAACCCTGTGGTCTACTCGGACATTCTGCCGCGACTTAAAGCAGAGCATCCATGCAACTACAGTCAGATCACCTGGCGCAACGCGAAAGGCAAGTGGATCACCAGCCGCAAGGAAATGGTCGTAGGCTCTATCTACACGATCATGCTGGAGAAGATTGCCCGAGACTTGGCTGCCGTATCCTCGGCGAAGCTGCAGATCAACGGCGTTCCATCCAGGATTGCAAACAGCGACCGTTACAGCACCCACATCCGCATGCAGCCAATGCGCTTTGCAGGCGAGACCGAAGTGCGACTGATGCTGATGGCAATCGGCGGCATGGCGACACGGGACCTGTTGGAGCAAACCAACAACCCAGACTCTCACAGCATCGTCTATGAGAGCATCCTCTTGGCCGATCAACCAACGAACATTGAGGAGGTCATTCCACGCGATAAGTTCCCTGCAAACGGGCACCGCATCGCAAAACAGATCGAGCACCTACACATGTGTGCGGGTGTTGGATTCAGACTGGAACCTGACCACATTCCAACGGAGTGACCTGAATGTCATTAGTAATTGAAGGGAGAACACTTCTGGGTATGCGCCCAGAACGTGTGAACGAATGGCTGATGGGTCAGGGCCTCGAAGAGGATGGCGCCTTTACCCTGAAGCTGGATGACGGGGAACATCCCTGCACTGTTCAGCGGGCGGTCTACTCGACGTTCTGCTGGAACTTCCAGCGCATCTGGCCAAAGACGCCGTTGGAAAAGCGTCACGTGTTGCTGTACCCGGATCGGATCACTAGCAACGCACACTTGCAGCTGATGAAGCACAGCTATTGGGATACGTTCGACATCTACCTGGAGGCAGGTGAAGAACTGGATCTTGAGTACCTGGACCTCATTGGCTGTAAGTCGGCCAACGCCATCTACAACTACGCGGTTAATGAGCTGCAGGAATGGGTGGAAACCCTGTCGCTCGACGACTACGTGGACGTGGTGGAATCGCCGCTGATCAAACATGAGCTGGATACCGTTGAGCCGTCTCGCCGTGGTGTGAGTAATTGCCACGACAACATCGGTCGCCTGCTCATGACCAGCGATGACCTGGAGAAGAACACGCTGTCTGAGTTCTGCCGGTCGAAGTTCATCTCGCTGGGCCAGGTGTTGCAATGTATTGGTCCTAAAGGCTACCCAACCGAGATCAGTTCGGAATACTTCCGTCATCCGATCCTGAACTCGTTCTTGACTGGTCTGAACACGCTGTACGAAAGTGCAGCAGAGTCGCGCTCGGCTACCAAAGCGATGTACTACTCGAAAGACCATGTTGAGAAGGGCGAATACTTCCAGCGTAAGATGCAGCTTGGCGCCTTCCCTGTGGCCAGGTTGTTCAAGGGCGACTGCGGTTCTACCAAGTACCTGCAGATCACCATGCGTGAGGATCTCCTCTACGCATTCGCTGGTAAGTACATGCTGGTGCCTGAGACTGGCAAGCTTAAAGCGATCTGGAAAGATAGCCGCGAGCTTATCGGTCAAACGATCCTGTTGCGTTCCTCGATCCACTGCCAGCGCTTCCACGAGCATGGCGTGTGCCAGACCTGCTTCGGCTATCTTGGTCACTCGATCGTGCGCAACTCCAACCTCGGCCACATCTCGTCGTCTGAGCTGTGTAAGGATGCCTCCCAGGCGCTGCTGGCAGTTAAGCACAGCGATGCCACGGTGGACATTGCCGACGTTGCGCTCGGGGATCTGGAGCAGCTATTCCTCACGCCATCGGCGGACGAGGAGGTTGCAGACCTGCGGCTGTTGTACAACCCAGAGCTGCACAACCTGCGCATCGCGATCGACGAGCGCTACGTTCGCAACCTGCACGACATCAAGGTGGTTGACGATCTGTCCAAGCTGACCCTGTCCAACACCACGAGCATGTACTCCATGCAGCTGTGGTACGTGGACGAGGATGGTTTCGATCAGGTTCAACGACTGACAGTTGCCAACGGTTCCCGTCAGGCGTCGTTCACGCTGCAAGCGCTGGAGTACATCCGTAAAACCGGGTGGACCATCAGCGAAGGCATGGTGGTGGTCGACATGAAGGACTGGGAATTCGAAGACAGCCTGCTGTCGCTGCCGGTTCAGCATGCGAACATGTTGGAGTACATCAACGACGTGGAAACCTTCACCCGCTCTAGTGGCAAGGGCAGCGGAGATGGCGCACGCGATCGTCTGGTGAACTACGAGACTCTGGACGAGGGCTTGTTGATGATGAACAAGATGGTTTCCTCGAAGCTGTCTGTCAATATCGCCCACCAGGAAATCGTTATCTCCTGCATGACCGCCATCAGTGAAGATGACTCGCGCTTCCCGCGCATGCCATCGGAAGGGGTAATCCGTCCGTACGAAGATCTTATTCGTGATCGATCCCTCGCAGGGACTCTTTCTTACGAACATTTGGAACGTATTTATGGAAACCCACGTACCTATCTTAACCAGAACAGGTGCTACCATCCGATGGACGCATTGCACGCCAACATTCCTGAAGGCATGACAGTGCTGTAACAGGTGACTGCGCCCCCTCTTCGGAGGGGGCACGGCTCCCTGTATTTTTTTGTGAGGGAGATAGCGAATGCGGATTGACGTTTACTCCCACGGGTATACGGTGCGAGGTCTTACCAATGCCACTCGCGTTGGTGTTGGTAAGCTGTGTCGTTTCCTCGGTCACTTTGAATTGCAACCTACGGAGACTGGTCGCTACGAGCAAAAGCAAACAGCGACTTATGCCGGGGGTTTTGCAAACAGGGAGCAGTTCTGTTTCCACAAAGATACATTGGAGCGATTCCTGCGCATCATTGCAGACATCGTCCCAGGTATCAAACCGGAAATAGTGCACCATGACCTGTGGGACTCGGTCGATGTAAAGATCGAGCTTAAAGACCTGCGTGAACCTCGTTGGGGACAACCCGGTGCCATTGAGCATGGGCTTAGCGAGGGCAACATCAAAGCGATCTGCCTAGGCCCTGGCCGTGGTAAGACGTTTGTATTCAACCGGATCTCCTTCGCCAAGCAAAAGCGTGTGGCGATGATTCTCCGGTCGGGGTATGTGGACAAGTGGGAAAAAGACATCGGCAGTGCGCATCACTGCGAAGAAGGCGACATCCTCAAGATCAAGGGTGGCAAGGACCTGATGAAGTTGATGCTTGCAGCATTGACGGGAACCATCACGGCCAAGTACATCCTGATCTCCAACTCCACCTACCGCAATTACCTGAAGCTCTGGGAGATGGCCAACGGCGACCTGAAAGATCAAGGTTTCCCGTTGTCGCCCTTTGAGTTGATGGGTGCGTTGGGCGTGGAGATTCTGGGCATCGACGAGGTGCACCAAGACTTCCACTTCAACCACCGCTGCATCATTCACCAAAACGTGCCATTGATCGTTACGCTCTCTGGTACGCTGGACCCTGACAACTCGTTCAAGAACGACATCACCAAGCTGACGTTCCCCGCGAGTACCCGTTACATCGAGCCACCACCTCCACCCTACATCCGTTGTAAGGCATTGCAGTTCAGTCTGCAGAGCCCGCACCTGATCAAGTGGAAGCACCGGGGGCGGTCTGAGTATTCTCAGGCAGCCTTTGAAAAGAGTATCATGCACTATGGAAAGGTCCTGACCAAGTACAAAGAGATGATCCTCGACATTGCGGCCATCTCCTTCATGCCATTGTGGAAGCCAGGCAGGAAACTGCTGGTGTTCGCAGGTACGAAGAAGATGTGTACGATCCTGGCTGAAGCGTTCACCAAGAAGTACCCTGATCTCAAGGTACGGCGCTACATCGGTGAGGACCCGTACTCGCACATTGGTGAGGCAGACATTCTTGTCTCCACTACCAAGTCGTGTGGTACCGCAATCGACATCCCCGGCTTGGCAATCTCGTTGATGACTGAAGCCGTCAACGACACTCAGGCAAACTTGCAGCACATCAAACGTCTGCGCGAGCCTGATCAGGGACCTGATTATTTCACGCCGGAGTTCTTGTATCTTCTGTGCTCGAACATTCCGCAACACATGAACTACCACAAGCACAAGGTTGAAATCTTCCGCTCTGAGGTAATTTCTCACGAAACACTTTTAACGGACTATGTGATCTGACAATGAGCCATCCACGCCCGTATCAGCTCTATCGGGTCGATGCAGGTGGAAACCGGGTCTACGTGCCCGGTCTTGTCATTCAGCTTGTAGGGACTCACCCAGGCTGTCTGGCAGAGTATCACCTGATCCATCGACACTACAAAGTCGGCAAGATCATCGTCAAGTATCCGGTCCACGGACCGGAATTGATGGAGGTCATCATCGACGCAGATTTCCCTGCCCGCGACTGGAAAGTTGAAGACCAGTACGGTAACGACTACAACCTTGCCCGAGTTGTTGGGCTCATGCAAAAGGAAGAGTAAGTGAACAAGCCCTATCAATCTGCACCCCTGTCTGAACTGCACCTGCGCGTCGGTGCCCTGCTGTTCTTCGCCAACGAAGTCAACCGTGGCCTGGAGCGTAAAGAGCTGAACCCAATGGGTAGCTTCTACATGTTCGACGACCACAGCGAAATCCGTACCCCGGCCAATGTGCCCGACAACTGGCCACACGGCCTGGTGCGCATCTTCACCGAACAAGTGAAGGGCGACGAGAAGTTCGAATTCCAGCTGTCTCAGTTCGACCCGGCCATGAACACCGCAGCCTACGACGCCAAACGCGGCGGCGGCCTTGACCAGCAGGGCATCCGCTTCGTGGCTGGTACCGGCTGGCAAGGTCTGAGCGCGCACTACCTGATGGTGCCTGAGTATGACCAGATCTCCTACGTGCCACTGATCGGTAGTCATACCGACGACATCGAAACCATTCTGGAGCAGTCCAAGCTGGGTGGCTACGATCGCAAGGTCATTCGTGAAACCTACGAAGCCACCGCCATGGCAGCGTACGAGAACGAAGACGACCTCGAACACGCTCGTGGTGTTCCGCACACCTACCACAACTGGCTGATGCTCAACGCCCTGATCATCGCCAAGATCGTCACCCTGCGCGCGATCGCGCTGGCCGAGCATGGTGAGAACGTCCTCAACGAAACCATGCAACGCGATTCCAAGACCGGTGCTGTACTGCCGATCGACGTATCAGAAGAGCAAGATCCAGCCTGACGGCATAGCTGCCCCTCCCCGCAAGGGGAGGGGCAGTGAGCCTATGCTCTTTTTTTTTTGCTTCAGATCACATGTACTGTGCGTAGAAGCCTTGCAGGCGCTCGGCCTGACTTACGTCGCTGACGCACTTCTCGATGCGACCGAAGCCGTAACGGGAGATGGCAACACCACGGCTTCGGCCGTCGCAGGTGGAGGTCATCAGGTGCAACATGGCTTCCAGCAGGCGCAGGTCCATCACCGGCATGGTCTTGAGCAGGTCCATGAAGCGGTTGCGGTAGCGCATGCTCATGACGCCATTGATGTTCTTCAGCACCCACTGCAGGAGTGCCTCGTAGGCCTGGTTGAAGTCTTGGCCTTCGAGCTTGAGTACCATCTTGATGATCTTGAGAATGGCTTTCTGCTGCTTGATGCCTTCCTCTTCGCTCGGTTCATTGCCTTTGGGGTCCATGACCTTTTCGTAGTCAGCCAGCAGGCCGTTGACGGTCTCCATGGTGATGTCGTATTTGGTCTTGGGTGTCACGTTGGCTTTCGCCACCTCTTTGGCCATGACTTCGGTACCTTCTTCGGTTGGAGTTTGTTCTTCGCCAGCCATCATTGTTTCCTCAGGTGAAATGGCGCCTTGGATCAAAGCGCGTAGTTTTAAGGGCCGTACCGTGGGCTTTACCCATGAAGATGTACAGCATCATCGAACCCATGTCGGAGGCTTGACCACCAGGAGAGTTCGGGAAGCGAGCGTTCATGTCGCCCATACACTTGCCGCAGTAACCTGCACCAGGGGTCAGGCAGCGCTGAGGACTCCGCAGGGTAATCGTCTTGTTGACAATCGCGTCCAGGTTCTGCTCAGTAATGTGCACCGTCTTGCCATTGACGATGATGTAGAAGCCGATGTAGCGCTTGGCTTTATCTGCTGCCACAAACCGCTTGATACCCAGCACAGACCCGCAGTCGTCTTCGGTGATCGCATGGTTCTGGAATACCCGGATCAGGTACTGTACCGCTTCACCACCGAGCGCTGTCTGCGCACCACGGTTGAAGGAACCTTCGCGGAGCGAGTTCGCATAGTCCGGGAGGTTCTTAAGGTTCAGGCCTTCGTCCAGAGACGTTGGGATCAGGTTCACCTGAGTACCGTCACCGAAAGCAGATTCCTCACCGTGCATGAGCAGCGTCTTCATGCGAACGATGTCGAAGTTCTTCTTACCGATGAGGTAGTCTTGCGAGTCGTCCCCCTTTACCCAGTCCTTGTCCACCTTGGACAACTCGCCTTTGATGATGGCGATGGTGGCTGGGTCGTGTAGGCGATCCTTGTACTGCTCCAGAAGCTTTTCGCGCAGTTCCCGTACCTTGGGGTCAGTCACCAGAGATTTACGCGTGGTGCCTGGTGTGAAGAGCTGCGTGAGGCCAGAGAGGATACATGCAGTAGCCTCCGTGTATCGCAGCAACTCCCAGACATAGATCTTGGCAGGATCGTTCTGGCTACGGTCTTCCGGGTTATTGGTCAGACGCTGAGCAATGATCTTCTCGATGTCTGACAGACGACGCGGGTTGGGGTCGAAAGGAATCTTGCCATTGAACGCGTAGACCACAGCCAGATGATGCCACAGCACCCAGGCGTAAGGTGCATTGCAGTCTGCCTCACATCCGATGAAGTCACCTTTCTTGAAGTCGGCCACCTCACGCTTGGAGAACAGTGGCTTGGTGATGTCTGCTTCAAAGCGAAGCTTGGACTCACCCATCTTAACCACCCACTCCTTACCTTCCACGTAAGGCTCGTACTCGCCCGCCTCACCACGGGTCAGGGAGAATGCACGGATCGACCAGGACAAACGTTTGTACAGGCCAAGCTCCATGCATTTGAGAAAGAACAACCGCTTATCAAGCGTTTCCATGACCCAGTACCCTTGTCAGAATTTTGTTGATCTCTGCCAAGAGGCGTTGACCTGCTTGGGAACTGCCCAGCACAGGCTCCATCAACTTGGCCACTTCTTCACGCAGGGTATCGCGCTTGAGGTCAGACATCAGTGCCATGCCAGACACCTCGACTGCCATCTGCTCAATCGGCAGTGCCTCGAACCACTTGTCGTTGTTCACGATCAGGGTGTTCATCGACTGACCCAGTGCAGCGCCACTGCGCACGTAGTCCACGACCTTGGACTCTGGGTAGATGGCCGCGAACACACGGAAGTCGCTCAGCGCAGCGCCTGGGATGGTGGACTCCTCATCCGAGAGCAATGGCTTGGATTCCATCGACTCGCCCAGCCGTTTGATCAAGCTGGGGGATACGGAAACGATCCAGTCAATCAGGTGACCATCGTGGTTCTTACCGACCATCTCGAACAGTTCGGTGAGGATGTCGGTGTTGGAGTTACCCAGCTCATGGATGTCAATGCCGTCTGGGTAGTCCAGGTGTGATACACCTTCTGCCGTGTCCCAAGTCAGGAGGAACTCCAGCAGGTCGGCAGTGGTGGAGATTGCACTAGGCTCGAATTCGATCTCAACGCCAAATTGAGCATAGGCAGCCAAGATCCCATCGATCATCATCTTCTCAGCGTTACCTGCGATGACTTCAGGTTCAAGACCCTGCTCACCCTTGATGATGTGCTCGATGCGATCGGTGTGTCCGGTCATCCCGCAGCGATAGAGCAGGTTGATGCAGTGCATCAGCTCTACGGTGCGGTTGGGGTGATAAACCGCGTTAAAGAATTGTTCAAGCATGGCGCACCTAAACTGTGTGTTATATAGGAAGAGCGTCTACTAAGATATAGCGGCTATGGCCTCTTCAACAGACAAGGAAATATACAAATGGCAAATGGCAAGAGCGGCGCGTTCGGTAGCCGCAAAGGTATCAAGACTCCAGCGGTCATGGTTCAGGGAAACCAGCTGCGTGTGGCAAAGGACCCAGCCCCATGGTTCGCTGACTTCGACTCGCTGGCGGCACAGTGCACCGCACTGACCACCTCCCCGGCAATGATCATGCCGTACTTCGGCGACGCCGAACTGATGGCCAAGATCGACCGTCAGGGCGTTAACGATGCCACCAAGGCATTGATGGAACAGATCAAGCAACAGAAAGAACGTCTGGCTGCACTGGTTGCTGAGACCAAGGCCATGCGTGAAGGCGTCCCGGCCATGGACGGCAAACCTGCTCGTGCCCCGATCACCAAGGTCACCCAGGACAACACCATCGAGCTGCTGAACCACGGCGAGCAGTTCCAAACCTTCATGGATGACTGGCTGCGCATCATCTACTTCTCCATGGACAAGGTGCTGGACTTCTTCCGCGCCCTCGGTCAGGACATCCCGGTACTGTGCCCTTACAGCCAGGGCTTCGTGAAGACCGAGCAGAACATGACCCCAGAAGAGCTGAAGGCGGCCTCCGGTGCCAGCCTCGACGAGCTGGCCGCAGAAGTCGCCGAAGAAGATCACCTGGGCAAGATGATCCTCGGCGTACTGCAGGCAGCACCGCTGAAGGCGCACCAGCGCAAGGCCTTCGCCAAGATGATCGAGGTCACCCCTGAGCAGTTCAACAAGCTGATCAAGGGCGACTACCGCCAGTTCTCCCTGACCAAGCTGCGTTCCATCCATGAGAAGATGGACGGCCCTGCCTACGAGCAGGAACTGGCAGCTGTCGAGCAGACCGAACTCCAGCAGATGGCAGAAGCTGCCGAATCCACCACTCAAAAGGTTGAGTAACCATGCAAGGTTCCGACATCGAAAGCGAAGCACCAGCGCCGGATGATTCCGATCTGGTGCATGAGGCCGAGGCTGTTGCGCAGGTAGAACTGCCGGCCGAAGAACGTGCCCCGGCCGAAGAAAAGCCGCGCACTGAAATGCACGACGACGAAGACTCCGACCTGCCCAATGAAGACCAAGCGTCTTCCGAAGCCGGTAAGCCGTTCTTCGAAGCCGACCACTGGCAGAGCGACAAGACCTACCAGAAGGAGCCGATGGTTAAAGACCGTCCGGCTAACTTCGAACCCCCGTTCACCTTGATTGTCCCCTCGCTGAACACCAAAGACGCTACCCGCGTTGCTGAAGCGCTGGAACCAGTCATCAAGCATGTCTCTCCACAGACTGCTGAATGGCTCCGCCGCATTGTGACCAGCCAGTCGATGATCGTGGCCAACGGTCAGTTCGAAGCTTCTCTGCAACGTGATGGCTCGCTCTGGCTGCAAGCACCTGAACACGACGGCATCAAGCTGGTCGCTCAGGTGCCCGCCATTGCACAGCCTGCACCTGGCACTATCCTGACCGGCCAAGATGCTGAGATCCACATGGCTCAGCAAACCAAGACCTATGCCCGGATGATGTTCCCCCTGTACCACACCGGTATCTGGTTGAACGTCGCAGTGCCCCACGGCTCCGAGCTGCACGTCCTGGAAGAAGCACTGGCTGCTGCCAAGTACGACCTGGGCTACATGACCAAGGGCCTGGTTTACTCCAATACCTCAGTCATGCAGAACATCGCGCTGGTCAACTTCGTGTTGGACCATGTGATCAACTCTTCGGCGGAACACACCACCACTGCGTTCCTGAAGAAGGTGATTCGCATCACCGACATTAACTTGATCGCTGCGAACATGTCGTCGGCTATCTATCCGTCGGGCTTCCCGCTGGAGCGCCCGTGCTCTGCTGAGCCGATGAAGTGCCACAACGTTACCAAGGGCCTGCTGCGCCTGTCCAAGATCATCTGGACCGACGACAACGGCCTGTCGGCTTACCAGAAGAAGTTCATGGCTACTCGTCTGGCTGGCCAGAAGAAAACCGAGGCGGACTTCAAGAAGTATCAGGAGGAATTCCCCGGTGTTACTCAACGTGTTGTCGAAATTGCTCCTGGCATCAGCGTTCTGCTCATGCCTCCAACTATCGAACAGTACGAGCAGTCCGGCTATTCCTGGATCGAGTCGATTGAGCGTGGGGCGAACGCCATGCTCAACACCCCAACTGGTCCTGAACTGAACGCTCACATGACTGCGCAGTATCAACTGCAGTCGATGCGCCAGTACGCCCACTGGGTAGACGCGATCATTTACCCGAACGACGTGTCGGTACGTGACCGCGAGACCATCAACAATCTGCTTGCCAAGCAGTCGGATAACACCGACCTGGTTGACAAGTTCATTGCTGCGGTCAAGCAGTTCATCGAAGACTGTGTTGTCTCGGTCGTCGGCATTAACAACTACAGCTGCCCATCCTGTGGTAAGTCCCAGACTGCCGAAGGTTCGCGCAATCCGAAGTTGATCCCCCTCGACCCGGTCCACACTTTTTTCACCCTCAGCGGCCTGAAGACTCAAACTACTCTCTCGAAAAACTCGGAGCACTAGAGCCTTCACAAATCCAAACCGAAGCCGGATTATCAGTTAACACTAAGCGCCACGTTAACGATCCGAACTTCGGTTTGGACACCGACCTTTATGACACAGAGCTGGCGCGCATCCGCGAGGTGATCCATGAGACAGGTGATAAGCCTGACTATGTGGACTCCGAGATGATGATGCGCACGGTGTACGAGTCTGCGTTCGGTATACACAACCACTACGGGCCTAATCAACATCCTTTCGCTTTGGTCGCGGCTCATCCAAAGGAAGATTTTGTTCCGTACTCCAGTCGGTTCCGTGACTATGCGGCTTACATCAATGCGCGGGTCTACGAGACTACCGGGATTCCAATGGACAAGTTCTTTGATCGGCCTCGTGCCGAGATTGAAATGATCATGGGTCTTGTGCGAGTCAGCAACCGCAAGCAGGCACACAGCGCTGAAGAGATTGCCGCGGCAGCGCGAGCAGCTCAGCAGGGCAAGAAGTAATGGGGAGTCTACAATGATCGACAACCGCATGATGCGTCACGCTATCATGGGACATGAGGAGGGGGATGATCCACGCCCCTCCCGCTTTGTGGTGGATAACCACACACGTCGCCTGATCCCTTACCGTGACACGTACACGGAGAGCCAGGTCTGTACCAAGTTCGGTATCACCAAGGGCCAGCTGCGTAAAGCAGTGAAGTCTGGAGGCTTCCCGAAGCCTACCAAGTACGGTCCAGGCAACAAGCCGTGGTGGGCTGACACCATCATCGACAAAGTGTCCCGTGTTGACGAAGACGAGTGACGGCATAACCTCCCTCCCCGCAAGGGGAGGGAGGGCTTTATGCTGCGTCTTTGTGTTCCTCGTCGTACAGTGCCAGCAGTTCGTTCGAAGCAGGCAGGCCCAGCAGTTGTTGTGCGATCATGTTACCGTTGACATGACCACCAGTTAGATCGATACCGATCCATCTCCACTGATCCTCCTCCATGCCCTCCACAGATGACAGTTCCGTTTGCGTTGTGAACTTGTCAATGTTGAGCATGTCCTGCAACTTAGGATACGTTGACACCACGTCGATGTCGGATACGTGCGTGAACAGTAATGGAACATGTCCTCGCATGTCAGACACAATGTCGTCGTCTGGTTCCGGTCCCATGTAAGCAGGTAGTGTGACGATCCAGTTTCCAAGGCCAGGGCTGGCTTGGTCCACCTCCGTTAACATCTCGTCGGAAGTAGTACCCGCCATCAGCTTGTACTTCTGCAGGAAGAAGTGCAGGTCGTCAGCGATCATCCGTGGCTGGGAGTCGTAGTTCTTGTACTCGGAGCACTTCAGAAGAGCTGGCAGGCACATGGCGATGTCGTTGGTGGTTTCATCCAGCATTTCTACCGAGATGTCGTCCCACAAGTTGTAGATGCAGTATTCCACAGGGAAATACTTCTGCATGAACTGGTGCCACTCTTTCTTCACGAACCCGTCAGCTTCCGTGAACTTAAGCTTGCCGCCCAGCTTGTGCTTACGCAGCAGATAGTCCAGGTTGTACTCGGGGTCGTTCGCCGATGCCGTGCGGATACGCTTGTACAGAAGCATCGAGTCACAGATGACAAAGGAAGCCTGGTTGGTCACCGTGTGCCATTGGTCAATCGGGTTGATTGGAACCTTGGTGTCTTTACCGCCGTCCTTCTTGACCTTGTGTGCCGCGCCTTGGTTCCATTTGAAGTTACGGAACTTCTTAGGAATACGGGGATCGCAGAATACGTCAGCCGGGTCATAGCCAGAGTCACGTAAGGCGCGTTCTGATTTGGGAATATCGAACGCCATGTTGAAGATGGTGACGTAGTCTGGTTGCCATTCATGGGCTGCCTCAAAGCTACGCTGCACCAATTGAGCCGGGAAGTCATGGATGTTGATTTCCATGGTCTGCGGGTCAATGCCACGTTTCTTTAAGATCGGCCCTAATAACTCTTCAGCCTTGTCGCGCACCAGTTGAATGAAGCGTTCTGGTTTCTTGTCTTCAGCAGACAGCGCAGACTCATCAATCCAGCTGCCCAGAATGTTCATGCTGACATTCTTTTTGTTGGTCATCGACGCGATAATGATCTCCTCTTCTTCGGAGTTCATATTCGTCTCGATATCGTAGACCGCCACGTTACTTGGGGTAGGTGTTCCACCCCAGCGATCGCGGTAACCACGCTTGACCAACACCGGTGTAGATACGTCCGCACCGTACAGGTAAGGGGACCTGGCAAGCTGTCTCAGACCGCCCCGAGCATTGGGGTTGCCGAGGGCGCGAGCGACCTTATTATGTAGTTCATGCTGACTGCAAGTGAACTTCCGAAGCTGCGAGATAGGTGCCCACGGGCGCTTGTCTTTATGTGTCCTGTACTTTTCCAGAGTGACGTAAAAGTCACGCTGGTAGTTGTGGATCAGACGCAGGTTAGGAATAGGGGGACGCCCGTCCTTGCAGTGAATCAGTTCTTTAACGACGACCACGTCATTAGGCGAATAGTCGTTAGCCTTCGAATAAGTTGCGTGCACACATTCGAAGCGGTCGATCTCTTCCCGATCGGGGAGATTTGGATACATGAATGGCATGATGTGCTCCAGCGTGAATCTCGAAATTCTCTAAACAGTATCCCGGCCGGGTAGGAACTCACATGACACGTCGTCTCAAACAGTGCGCCACGATGGTGCAAGAGGCTATCGCCCACCAGGGTCGAAGCCAACTCTTCCGTGATCTCCTCATGATCATCCGCGAGGTCAAGGAAGTCCCTTACGCTGCGCTGGGCAAAGAATTGCTCATCAAGAAGGGCATCGATAAGGTGATCGAGAAACACACGGGTCTGAAGATCCCTGTGTACATCGACAACTCGCCGTACATCAATGCCTGGATCTATCCTCCGTACATCGACGCCAACCACGCGGTGTTCGCCGGTAACCAGTGGCAGCGTGGCGACAACTGGACCCTGGAGTACATCAACAAGCAGTCCAACAAGGTCTTCGGTAAATCCGAATCGATCTTCGGCACTGTTGACCGTGAGCGCTCGCGCGTGTCTGGTGACTTCACCAAGATCGAGTGTCCGATGTACGTCACTCGTATGGCCATCAATCATCCAGAGGCGACCCCTGAGATGATCGTGTCGGTTATCCTGCACGAGATCGGTCACGTCTTCACCTACTTCGAGTTCATGGGTCGAGTGACCACCTTCAACGGCGCACTGCAGGCTGCCTCAGAAATGTTCTTCCAGTGCAACTCCCGCGAAGACCGCCTCAAGGTTGTCCGTGACGTGGGTGACAAGTTCGGCGTCGATACCGACGACCGCGATGCATTGATGAACTCCCGCTCCAAAGACGGCTTCATTACCGTCCTGGCCCGCGGTTACGTCATCGACCGCAAGTCGAGCCTGGGTTCTTCGATTTATGACATCACCCTGTGGGAGTCGCTGTCTGACCAGTTCAGCATGCGCCACGGCTCCGGCGTTGATGGTGTGAAGATGATGGACCTGATCTACAAGAACAGCGGCGCCTCGGCCTACCACGGTACCCTGACCCACATCATCTTTACCCTGTTCAAGGTTCTGATGTTCATCGTCATGACCTTCTCGCTGTTCGGCCTGCCTCTGCTGCTGTTGTTTATCAACCCGGCAGAGAAGATCTATGACGAGCCAGAAGCCCGCATGTTGCGCATGCGTAACGACTTCGTCTCGGGTCTGAAGTCTCCCACCATCTCCAAAGAGGAGAAGGCAAAGATCGCTGAAGACGTTAAGGAAATTGATCTGATCATCAAGGACCTGGACGACAAGCGCGGCCTGATTGAACTGTTCTACACCTCCTGCACCCCAGAAGGTCGTCGTCAGTACAGTCAGATGCGCTTCCAGCAAGCCGTAGAGAACCTGGTTGCCAACGACCTGCTCGTGGCCTCTACCCGCCTGACCAACCTCGCTAACCGCCTTTCCTGAGGAGTGCCACCGTGCGCGAACTTAAAATCACCCGCAAGAAGTCGGGTAACATTCTGGCCAACATCAACCAGATGCTCACCGCCACCAAAGTCGACGCCATCGATCGTACCGCGGTAACTGAACTGGGCTTTGCTGAGCTGGTAGCAGCCACCCTGCCCCTGTGCCCAACTGGCCAAGACCCAGCCGACTTCTACCGTGCCAACTGCATCGAGGGCGTGCGTGCGTTCCTGGACCAGGTGGTCGAGATGGTCAACATCAACCAGGAACAGTGCCTGCTGGCTGTCTGGGGCGTCTACGCTTACCGCCTGTCGATCATCCAGCCGATGAACCTGACCGACGTGCGGCCTTGTGTGGGTCGCTACATGGCCAAGTTGCCCGAGCGCCACAGCGCCATGGTTGCCAAGTACCCGACCCTGAACGAGAACTACTGGGCTCTGGCTGACAGTATCTACGTCAACGTTTAAGGTGATCGCGATGAAGATGATCACTGAGAACCTGACAGAGGAGTTGTTTACCGACGACCCTCTGATTCCCAAGGGGATCATCACGGCCTACGAGACGATCAAACGAGATCGAATGGTAAGCCAAGAGATGGTGAGCCCCTACATCCAGAACTTCCCGATGAACGTGTCGCTCAGCAACTTTACCGTTGAGCCATCGGAGAAAGGATTGGAAATCGCGCTGGAAGGCTTTGCGGTGCTGTTTAAGGTGACTGCCGGTGTTTTGCTGGTGTCTGCCCTGGGTGTGTGCATCTTCAACTTCATACGCTCCCGTAAAGCGGCTGAAGCCACTGCAGATGCGGCCACCAATGGTGTACTCCTGCATAAGGAAATCACCAAGCTGGTTCAGGGTATCCGTGCAGCCAAAGGCTTCCATGACCGTACCATCAAGATCAAGGCAAGTGACATCCCGCTGGGTCCAACCCGGCGTGCCTTGGGCCTGCATGGCGAGATTATCTACCCCGAGTGGGCAGATCGTTTCTACGCCTACGGTCACGACCAGCACTTCACCAACGCCATTGCCTCCAAGGTAGCAACCGGTCAGTTCTTCAGCATCACCGAGCATCTCATGACGCCGATGGCTGATTACATGTCGGATCTGGCAGGTCGTGTCAAGCAGCTGACCAAGATGGTGGATAACCTCCCAGCCACCATCAACTCCGGTCGCCTGGAACAGGTCGCTCGTGACATCGAGCAACTGGACACCCGTTCTATCCGTGGCACGTTCCTGGGTCACCTCGAACGAGTTTATGGCAAAGAGCTGCCGCAGCCTCGGGTAACCTTCCAAGCCAACAGCGCGGAGTTACTAGATGCACGGGTAACGGCGCTGAAGGAGTTCTACGACAGCACTCGGGACGACAAGAAGTTCGTCCAGAACCACTACCAGGCCAACGTTGATCGTTGGAAGGCTGGTGATGTCGAACAGATGCTGGGGCGTATCCCAGAAATCTGCGCCCAGGCTGCAAAGCTTGGCGCTGCTCCTTCGCTGTCGACAGGTAAGTCCATCGTGGACGAATGCGAGCAACTGCGTCGCAAGATCTCTCCGATCGAAGTACCTGAGATGATTGATCAGGCGCTTAAGAACACCCTCGAAAGTATCCGACTCGATTCTATTGCGTCGGTGAACCTCTTCGAAATGGTGATCAATGAACAGCGCCAGTTCACCATCTACATCCAGGACATCCTGAACCAGACCATCGAGTGGGCAACCGCTGTGGGTGCGTTCACCAAGCCAGCTGATCCACAAGCAGCTCGGCGGTTGATGAGCGACGCTCAAGATGCAACCAAAGCCACGCGCAAGGTAAAACTTTAAGCCACCCTGCCCCCTACAGGTTCACGCTTGTAGGGGGCTCAAGGAGTTTTTTATGAAAGAGTACGATCTGGCCAGCTTGGCCCAGGCGTCTGACAAAGATCTGGTTGAGTTCCTCGGTCAGAACGAGCGTGTCATCGGTGAGGTGACTGCCCACATTGCCAACCTGGAACGCCTCAAGGGTACCAGTCAGGCACATGCGCTTGGCTACCAGGAATACCTGCCCGACGAAATCACCATGCAGGACTTTGACACTCACCTGTCGAAGAAAGGCTACCAGATGTCCACCGAGGCTCTGCACACCATCCTGCTCGTGGCCGCATCCGCCGCTGTCGTCGCTGGCATCGGTATCATCGCCTACAAGCTGATCAAAGCTTCGATGGCCAAGGAGCCCAAGTCCGCCGACTTCCTCAAGAAACAGAAGGAAGTTCAGCAGTTCGCCATGCATTTGATCAAGGTGCAGTGGAGCGATGCCGCCGCCCCTACCCGTGAAGCGCTGAAGACCAAGTTCCTGGCCGACTGCGTCAGCGAAGTAACTGCGAACCTGTCCGAAGCAGACCTGCTGAACGACCCGTTCAACGCCTACGTGCGCAGCGAGTTCAAGACCTCCGGCGTTCCGTACATGGCACTGGTTGCCGGCATGCGTGGTCCAGCCTCGATCTTCTCTGGCGCTGCCACCATCTACCTGACCAACGTCAAGGAATCGCTGGAAGCCTTCCGCCGTGAGTTCCTGGACGTGATCGCTGGTGCGCCTGATATCACCGACCACCAGATGATCAACCTGGTCAATGGCCTCAAGTGGAACCAGATCGACAACGGTAACGCTGCCGGTGTTCAGGCTCTGATGGGTTGGATCAATGCCATGGGTATCCCGTCCAGCAACCGTCTGGAAGAAGCCCTGCGCAATGCCAACGACATCCTGTCGGCCCCGGCCACCATCGACCAGATCAATGCCTACGACCAGCACATCCAAGATGAGCTGATTGGCGAGGGCACTGTTCCCAAGGTCATTGCAATGATCCAGTCGCTCAAGGCCACCGGCAAGTACATCGAAGGTGCCAAGGGTAACTTCGTGGCTGGCGAGAAACGCTCGCAGCAAGTGGTTGACCTGTTCAAGGCCCAGATCGAACGTGCGCAGCTGCTGACCGACACCATCCCTCTGATCTCGCCACTGGTGACCCTGGAGTCCGACAACATCGTTCGTCGCTCCAAGTGCATCGCCAATGCCGGCAAGGCCCTGCTCAATGCCATTGAAGATGTGGCAGACAAGCTGGAAGACAAGGAAGCGGCCAAAGAGATCCGCACCGCGTTGGACGAGATTGCCCGTGCGTCCAAACAAGTGCTGAAAATGAAAACCGAGTCGCTGGTAGAACTTCCTGCCCCGGTCAGCTACGGCACCATGATGGACCTGCAAGCCAAGTCCGTGTGGATGGAACTGCTGAAGTCTTTGGCAGTGGCCGCGATGATCGGCCTGGCCGTGTTCGCCATCCAGGCGCTGGTATTGTCTATGTTGGGTCTGCAGTCGATGGCTGCATCCTTCGCTGGCGGCATCGTTTATTTCAACAAGAACGGTAAGCGTATCACCCCTGGCGAAGCCGCCGACGCCATTGCCAAGACCGTTGAGGAAAAGCGTACTGGCAAATACGGCGCGACCCTGGTAACCGGCCAACGCAATCTGCCATTCATTCTGAACCGTAGCCATCTGGACTCTGGCTTCAAGGACGTGGCTGCTGGCGTTGAGAAGTCGCTGAACGAGTTTGCCAACGAGCTACCGCGCGGGGGTGAGATTACCAGCGAGGCTATGGTTGCCGCCGCCAACAGCGGTATGAAGCACCTTAAGCGCACCATCTCCATTTTGGAAGGTCGTTTGAAGGGCATGAAGGTCAAGGTACCAGGCGGCGACCCGTCGGTTAAAGCCACCACCCACAACCTGCGTGACGCGATGGATGCTTACGTTGACGAGTGGTTCAACCCTGAAAAGGCGAACTACGCTATCGTGCGTCAGGGCATCGACACCACCTGGTTCGGCGTCATGGACCCGAAGATGGCCGAGCACGTGGACGCCAACGCCAAGGTTCTGACCGACGGCATCGTACGCTTTGCCAAGTCCATCCCGAACGCAAGTAAGGATGAACTGACCAAGCTGTCGCCAGAGGCCCAAGAAGCCCATGCCAACTTCAGTCAGGCTCAGGCATACCTGGCAACCCTCGGCTTCGTCATTACTGAAATCACCAAGAAGGCAATTGCCGACGGTGGTAAAGGTATGCAGGCGGTAAAAGACAACCTCAAGATGAAGGGCGAGGATATTGGCGGCATCGAGGTCGAGGATGACTTCGGTGGTGACGACATCGTTCAGTATCAAGAGGATCTCGATCCCTTGGTTGACATTGCAGACGCCATGGGCGACCTGTATGTTGACGAACAGACTGATGCAGTGATGGCCATCGAGAAGATGAGCGTCAAGACCAAGCGCTTGCTGATGACCGCTGGTATCGTCCTCGCATTGGGTGCTGGTGCTTATCTGCTGCTGTCCATGTCCCAGAACCGCCGCAGCCCTTCCTCGTTTGCAACTGACAAGATGTTCAAGCAAATCCAGAAGGACCTGGAGGCCAGCTTGGCATCTGAAGAGTTTGCAGCCCGGATGCAGGCTTCCAGTGAGGAGCTGGGCGATGCCTTGCAGAAGGACTTCGACCGCATGCGCAAGCAAGCGGAGAGCCTTCGCCAGAAGACCGCGCAGCCGACCGAGAAAGAAGTCGGCGGCCAGCGTGTTGACGCAGGTGCCGCGCGCCCTGCTTCTGTGCATCCGCGCATCGGCGAGACCGGTTCCCCAGTGGCCGGGTCCAACAATGCGTCTCAGGCCAACCCTGAAACCACTTGGATCAACGACGTACCACACAGCACCGAGGCCCTACAGATTGCCAAGGAAGTGGACGAACTGATCGCCAACCTCGGCAAGTTCGACTACAAGGGTGTGCTGCGTAGTCGTCTGGTTGAGCGTGCCCCTGGCATGGTTGCTTTGAACATGGCCACCGGTGGCTTCGACAAGGCTAGCGAGATCCTTTCGGGTGACCGCACGCGTCGTGTCGATAAGTTGATGGACCTCATGACCCACGTCATGGAGAACATCGTTGAACCGGTCATCGATGTGGTCCGCGGTCAGGGCGATACCAATCCACAGGCTGAGCAGGTCTACGACAAGGTTGTGGCTGCCATCGAAAAGGCAACCGCCGATGCTACTGCCGAACGACTGCTCGACGAGGCCTACATGGCTCGCACCGAGGAAGACTTCGCAGACTGGTCCAAGCCTTGCACCGAGTCCGATGTGGTGGAAGCCATGGGTCGCTTCGATCCGAAGTGCGTGCAGTCGGCCGAGCGCTACTACCTGGACGAGGCCAAGTCTTACCACAGCTTGTCGCAAGACCTGGACTCGATGTGGAAGGACAACAAGGACTTCCTCAACCGCGAAGTGGGTGATCGGTTCAACGAGCTGAAGGGTAACCGGGACGCAACCTCCAAGCTCATCCGCCGCATGGAAGAGTTCAAGCCAACCTTCAACGTCATTGCGCGTTCGATCAAGGCTCATGTGGCCATCAGCGACGTCATCTTCGAGGCCAGTGAATTCTGCCTGCGGGTGCATCGCAGTGTGCAGCGTGAGCTGATCAAGTCCCTGCAGTTCCACCAGATGAAGGTGGCCGAGCTGGATGCCCGTATGGGTAAACAGTCCGAGACGCTGGGCAAGCTCTCGAAAGAGATGCAGGATCAGATCAACCGCTTCAATGATCGCAAAGATACCTAAGGAGGTAATGTGAGCGACTATTCCATGAAGATGGAAGAGCTGCTCGAAGACCTTGAAGGCAATGATTGGGTGGCTGACCCTGACGCGCCTCTGAGATTAGAGGACGAAGAAGGGAACGTCATCCCAATGCCTGGGGACAACGAACAGCCTTCGGAAGAGGAGCTGGACGATGCCGTATTCCTAGCACATGGTCGCGAAACCGAATTGGTCAACATCATGGAAATGCTCCAGAGTTCTGGCGGCGTATCCCGTGACATGGCCATGCAGTTCCGCGACCTGCTTCCGCCAGAGATGGCGATGGAATCGTTCACTGTCCAGGTGACGCAAACCAACCATGTCATGGCCATGGAGTATGTGGGGACTGCAATCAAGATCGCGGCCGCTGCCGGCGTGATCGCAGTATTGGGTGCGGTGGGTTATCTGATCTATCGCATTACCAAGTCCCGCAAACGCATGCCTAAGAACAAGTTGGACAAAGCGGTATCTGCGGCATACGGCACTGCTGAGGAAAAGCTCAAGGTTGTGTTGGAAGGGCTCAAGCATGAGTACCCTGAAATCGAGCACGTCGAACTCAAGTGGAACAAGGAAGAGGCGCTTGTCCAGATGGCAATCCAATGCCAGATGCAAGAGCTGGACCTGCGCATGATGACTGGGACCTACAAGTCCTTCGTTGGCATGGTGGGTTCTGATGCCTTGGTGCAGGCTAATGAGATCAAGAAGTTCTTTGATACGTCAGTCTTCCCAGAACTTGACAAGATGTCCAAGGCAGGTACGGGCAAGGATATTGACGACATCACCAAAAAGATCCAGGAATTCAAATTCACGGATATGGTGTCCAAACACCTTGATCGTTTCGGTCACGACATGCAGGTCAACTTCGAGCGCCCTGATCAGGTCTGTGAGAAGTTCCGTGCCAAGTATTCCCGTAGCGTGAGTGTTGAGGAGGCGGCCAGTAAGCTGAAGGGTGTTAAGCCCAACGGTGTGGACGTCCCTGAGCAGGCTGCTGTTGGTCTGTACAAGGCACAGGACATCATGACCCAGATGTTGGTCAAGGTGAAGAACTACGAGAAGAAGCTGGAGAAGACGAAAGAACTCCCAGCCGATTACGTGGCTCAGATCAAAGGCGTGTTGGAGAAGTGCAAGCAGCCTCTCAAATCCTTGGGTGATGTATTCAACATCCTGGAGATGGAGATTGCTTCGCAGACCCGCTGTGCCAAGATCAAAGGCCTGGCTGTAGCGGAAGGTTACAAGAACGTAGCCAACCACTACAAGGAGAAAGCGTTGACCGACAAGGAACACCGCGCATCCTACCGAGCCTGCGTCAAAGTGCTGGACAAGTCCTTCGACGACATCCGTGGCGCCATGAAGTTGTAACATACGCCCCCGGCTCATTGCGAGCCGGGGGCTATGCCGTTACTTGTCAGCCAAAGCTGGGAGGTGCTTCAGGAATTGAACATCCACGTCCTCCTCCACCGTGAACGTGCCATCTGGCAGTGCGGTCAGTTTCTTACGCACAGACAGACGACCACTGTTGTCGGCCATGGAGATCAGTGGATAGTTCTTGTCGCCGCCAAGGTTGCTAACCCGTACAGTGATGACCTCACTACCCGCATTCTTCTTGATGGCCTCAGCCGTTTCCAGGGCCTCAATCCGATCCTTGGCAAAGTCGGTTGCCAGCTGCTGGATGATGGTGGTGCGGATGCCGGACTTAAGCACTTCGTTGTTCCAACCAGCCTCGGTCATGTAGACCTGGACCTTAGGCGATTGCTCGGCATCGAGTACAACAGAAGAACCACTCTCCACCACACAGCGAACCTTGCCATTCGTTGCGATTGGCTTGAGGTACAGCTTGGTCTTTTCCAGCACCGTCTTGTTGGTGTTGCCCATGTCGGTATCGGACCACTGCAGCATCTTGGTGCAAACGAGCTTCAGGTAGTCTTCAGTCGACTTGTCGTTGGCGAAGTAGTACCGACCATCGAACAACGTCAGGTCAATCTGACGGGCAAGCTGACGAGGAGACACCAGGATCTTGTTACCGTTGGCATCGAGGACAAAGTCACCCTTGAACTTCCGGTACTGCTGAACACCGTTCTTGATTACCGGCTCACCAACCTGGTGCAGCAGATACGTGACCACCTTACCGTTTACCACATCAACCTTCATCATGCTCGGGTTGTTGGGGTCCATCTCGAACACCGGCTCAGTGTACAGCTCTGGCACGTCGTCGTCGTAGACTTGGTAATCAGCTTCAGTGGTAATGCTGCGGCTACCTGCCCACAGGTACTTCAGCGGGCTACCCAGTTTAACCTGGACACGCTCCTGCAGGATACCTACCGAGTCATACGGAAGCATGTTGCGGTTCTTGTCGTTGTCGATGTCGCCCTCTTTCATGTCGACCACGGTGTAGTCGGACACGGTGTAGATCACGTCGAACGTGACCGACAGATTAATCAAGTGATCCAGAGGGCCGTCACCGAACATGGAGAAGTTACGCAGGGTCATCGCGTCATTTGCGTTGATTGCGTAATTGGTCTCCAGCAAGAACTCATACACCCGATCACCATCTTGCTTGGCGATCAGCGTACCATTCAGGTAAGCCTTGGCCGATTCACCCGGTGGGGTGTAAGCAAGCTGCACATGCAGTTGGTAATCTTCCAGGTCCTTATACAGATCGCCACTCTTGGTGAGCAGGTGAATAAGGTAGCCCTTCTCCGTACGCGACACCGTGAAGGTCTGTGCGGCCTGTAGGTCCAGCTGCAGGGATGGGTTCTCCATCCAGAACTGGCGCCCTTCAATGGTCGGAGCATCGAGATAGTAGGCACGTACCTCAAAGCTCTCGTTTGCCGCATCCAGGACCCAATGGAACGGGCTGAAGCGATAACCTGCAGACGACACAGCGCGGGCCATGGCTTCTGGCTTGAGCTGATACAGGTCATTGATCTCAGACTGGCTCACAATGGTCATGCCGCCATCCACGGACCTGAACAGTACCGAAGGATGGATGGTGACCGAGTCAGTGTTGTGACTGACGCCTGGAATGCCATTGAGGTCGGCCATACGAACGATGAGGTTCTCTACGGCCCCTGAGATCGGCGTGATGGTGTATTTGTCCTGCGGGGACTCCATGACACGGGTTGCGTTCAAAGTACGCTTGGTGATGGCGTCTACGTCCTTTACGGAGGTATAGTCCATGTCACCCAGAACAAAGTCCAGGTTAACAGGCGTAATTGGAATGTTGATCTCACCCGTGTTGTGTTGCATGACACGGTTACGCAACTCTTCCAGCGTCAGGGCAGGCTTGCCGCCAGTGGTGTACTGGTCGGAGTAAACCGAGTACGTGGAGAGCAGGCCCCAGTTCGCGGTGTACTTGCCTTGGTCTTCGCTGTCAAGGTCAAGCCACTCCTCACTCCAGTCGTTGGCCGAGAAGCCTTCGAACACCATGTCGTTCACACCTTTGGTGGTGTAGACGTCAATGCGCAGCTCGCCAGTAACTTGGCCTGTGGTCTGGTAGATCTGAGGCAGGTAGCAGTCGATCACCTTGTCGTACAGCCGGACCAACACGGTTGGGTCATATGGGTCAAACACTTGGCGAGTATAGTTGACCTTGATCTCTTTCCAGTAAGGGACGCCCGCAGCGTCGCGCGCCCGAACATAGGCACGGCAGTACGAGTAGAGGTCGTTGAAAGCGATACGGGTGTTCCACACCGTTGCCTGGTTGAGCGGGTAGACCTGGCTGTTGATCGCCATCTGCGACATATTGGCCAAGAGGCGCAGCATTGGAACGCCGTCGCTACCAGCCACCTGGTCAACTTCTAGCAGGTTACCGTTGGATGGGTTCAGTACGCCATTCAGAGGAGTGCCGTACACAACGGTCGGCTCGCCCACAGGAGGAATGCGGAATTCAATCGGATACTCTGCAGTGAAGGTGTAGCCGTTGCAGGTGAAGTTGGAGTTCTTCGGCATCACCAACTTCTTCATACCACCGGCCGTTACTTCGACCGCATAACGAATAACTTCATCGCGGCTCACCAGCAAGGTGATTGGTAGAACAGGTGGCTTATTGAAGACGTTGAGGAAGTCCCGATCCGTCATGTGCAGATGCAGGTCTTCCATAGTCAGTGCAAGGCCAGGGTAGCGCTTGCGGTTCAATACGTCAATGCCGTTGAGTACGTGCGCACCACATGCAGCGGCGTATTCCCACATGAGCATAAAAGGACTGGTGGGATCGACCAGGCGGTAGTTACCGGCAAGGTTGTCATCTACGGCATCCAGAACGTCGAGCGCTTTGGCAGCTGGGTCAAAGCGGGCGAAGTCCATCGCCTTCATGAGATCTTCACTGGTCATGGTCATACGACAGTACCTGTAGTTGGAGTGTTACCTGGGACAATGATCCGGCTAGGGTTCTGCCCATTGTAAGCCATCGGGGTCAGCGCCCCCTTGGCAAAGCGGCTAGACCAAGCAATGCGAGAATCACCCAGACGTTCTTCGTACACCTCACGAGAAACCCAGCGCTGCATTGTCTGCTCCTCTGGATCAATCCAGAAGTACGTGTCGTATGTGAACAGGTGCCAGAGATCTTCATTGATCTGGACCATGTTCTTGTCACGAAGGGCGGGGTGCATGTTCGCATTGAACGAGGCAACGATGTTGTTGAATTCAGTGAACACGATCGGGTCGAACGTATCCAGGCCATGGCACTTCCAGTTGACCGAGATCTGCTGACCTTCTTGGTTGAAGGGGGAGTCCAGCGACATGTTGGCGCCGGTAGCAGTTGGGGCAACGTAAGGATATGCAATGGTAGACCACCAACTGGTGATCCGACGCTTGTTGGCGTCTAGGGAGAAACGGTAAATCCGGCTGTGGTAGTCGATCCGATTTTGAATGATCGAATCCATGTACGGAACCATGTCCCCCTCATACACCAGGGAGGCATAACACACCCAGACGAAAAGCATCATTATTATGATGTTACCCGTCCCGTTACGCAGCGTCGTATTCAGGTCCCATACCCTGTAGTTCTTGATCGTGTCATCGATCATACTCCAGGCTTCATGGTGGTTACCCTCTACCGAGGTGAATGTGCCTGGTGCGATTTCCTGCCAACCGGATTGGGAAACCAAACCGTTAGACAGCCACGGGATAAAAGCCTGCTCGTGGTTGGCCAGCGGGGAGCCTTTGCCGTCACGCCACACACCGACAGGATCAAGCATGGCTCGAATGGCCCGTGGAAGGCTAATGCCGTCCGCACCACCGATCATGCTGAAAAACGGGCGGAATGCACGCAGGTTGCCATCGGTCAAGTTAAGTCTGGGTCGCGTGAAGAACGTGAGACCAAACTGTTCTCGAACGGGCGGCATCGTGGGGTGTGTCCCCAGGCTGTTAATGCCTCTCAGCTGTTCGTAGATCGAGGTTACGGAACTACCCTTGCCTCCGATCCGCGAAATGAAATCAAAAATCTTCTCGTATTCTTCGCGGCTTAAACTCATAACCCCTCCAGAATGGTCAGGAGCACTTCATGAACATCAATATTCTGCCAGACCTCAGTCTGGCGGCGGCACCGTTTACCACGGTACTCGGCAATGCCCTAAAGTTGGCTTCGACCGGCGATAGTGACAGCATCATACAGTATTCCGCCCCCGCCCGCGTGGAGCCGATCTGCTTGGTGGATAGCGCTCTCGCCCAGTACGAATTCCTGTACCCGATTCTGCAGACCACCAACTCGATCTTCGCCGCCTACTACATGCAGGCCGCCGCTCGTATGATCAACGTATCGGCCATGCGCCTGCTGCGTGACATCGATCCGCTCAAGCCCGACCGCAACATGAACGCTGCAATCTACGACTTCGCCGAGCGCAGCGCCCAGCAGCACTACGGTGACAACAAGACCCTACCTCAGCGCGTTGAAGGTCGTGTCCTGGACATCGTTACCGAAGGCATGCAGCTGCCGCGCCCAGGTCAGGGCAAGCCAACCATCACCTTCATGATCACTGAAGGGCAGGGCGGCAAGCCTGTGATGAAGGTGGCCTCGCCTGAAGAAGTGCGCAAGTATCAGGAAGCCTCCAAGCGGGCGGCAACCGAACTGGCCAAGAAGGAATACGACAAGCAGCTGGCTGACCTCAAGCACGCCGGTGCTTCCACCAAAGGTGGCGCGTCTCTGGTTGGTGACCTGCTCGATACCCCGAACCTGGCTACCGGCCGTATTTTCGAAGTGTCTGGCGACTACGGTGGAGGCGAAGTTACCATCCAAGTGATGGTGGTCTTCAAGACCATGATGACTACCTCGAACAACATGGTAGACGTCTACGCCACCGGCGGCGAGCTGCGTACCGCTTCCGAGCGTTACCACGGCTGGCGTTCGGGTCAACTGCGCTTCCTCGAAGACATCATCTTCACCAACGACATCATCGAGAACCACCGCCGTACCGCTATCCGCGACAACACCGGTGTGTACCTGCTCAACCGCGAGCGCGACACCAAGAACCGTGTTGCTGCTCTGCTGTCCGGCAAGTCCTCGATCGGCACTGCCTCGGGTGTTGCTGTGATCGACAGCGCCACTGCCAAGCGTCTGGAACTGGCCGTAGGCGGCAAGCTTGCTGACTTCAACACTCGTGAGAAGATCTTCAAGCGCACCTACCTCATGAACATGATCGTCGTTGATCGTGACTGGGACCAGGTGGTTGTTTACAACCGCGGTATCCCGAAAGCCGTTGAACTGCCGGTGACCGAGTACACCAAGGCCAAGAGCAAGGGCGGCTCCGACGTGGCCGATATCGTCAAGCTGTTCCTGTCCGGCTCTGCCCCGACTCTCTGAGTCGGGTGCCTCACTAAAGGATTCAATCCATGAAGATTACTGCTTTCGTTGACAAGATTGTCGACGGCTTCAGCCAGAACGCCACGGTCACTGTGCATTCGAACGTCATCAAAGAGATGATCGATCACACCATCCCGTCTCTGGAGTTGTTCTCCGAGTACGTCAGTGCCGAACCTAAGGCCAAGAAAGTCCTCGACAAATTCAACAAGGACTTCCTGCAACGCCTGGGTAAAGGTGGCAAGGGCGAATTCTACGACCGCATCCTGGCCGCCATGCGCGCTAACGTGGCCCAGGCTGGCGACGTCGAAGACCTGATCAACAAGCTGATCCCCAAGAACGCAGATGCGCTCTCTCTGGACGGCCGTGCTGCCAACCTCGTGCAGTACGTCGAGATCCTGGGCTTCACCAACCGTTACATCCGTCACCTGCTGCTGACCTTCACCGAAGACATCGCCAAAGGTACCGGTGGTCCGAACTTCAAGTCGGGCCTGGCCAAAGAACAGGTGGATGGCCTGCAGCGCAACCTGAGCGCTTTCGCCACTGCCATCATGGTATTGGAGACGGCCGCTCCTGGTGTTGAGCGTGCCATCAAGTCGATCCCTGAGTTCAACGTGGCTCATACCGACATTGATGCTATGACAGCAGCCAATGGCCAAGCTGCCATGGACCCACTGCGCGCCACTGGTTTCATTTCGGCCGACTGGAACCCGATCACTGCCGTGCGCATGCTGATCGAAGACCGTTGCATCGCCAACTACCAAGGCGCCAAAGAAGACCGCCAGGCTCTGGAGTTCCGTATCCAGGCCCTGAAGGACGCCCGTGACGGTACGCAGAACCCACGACTGGAGAAATCCATCGAGTACCACACTGGCCGTCTGAAAGAGGTCAACAGAAAGATCGAGAAGTACGAAGCCTCGGTCAAGGAGAAACGTGAATGAACGATCGCGGGTTCGACGTCTACAGCTCAGGCTTTGCACGCCTGAGCCCGCTGCAAGCCGGTACGGGCTACAAAGAGCCTGATACTATGGCAGTTGCGCACTATGATGGTATGGTGAAAGGTTTGGTGTCGATCGTTGACTCCAAGACTTTCGACAGCGTCGTGCGTAATGCTTTGGCTCTGTTGGGTACTGGCCCTGACTGGATCACCGTCCAGGCCTTTAACCCCAACCTGTCGAAGTACCAGGTCGAGTTCATGGTTGACACTGTCAATTATATAGTCACCGGAAAACGCCGGTACTTGCTCGCCACTTGGCGCGAACTTCTCGCCGAGATGAACAACAACGGTTCCGTTAAGCCTATTGTTATGGGCGGACGATCCGTGAACCCGGATATCAAGGTGCCCGCAGAACTTCTGAAAGGGCATCCCGCAGAAATCATGTCCCGCTGGATTTCCCGAGAGGGTGGTGTAGTGGATCTGATAGAGTCCCTCCATCTCATGTTCGGTGGAGACATCGAAGTGGGTGAAGTGGGCTCGCTAGTAGCTAGCTAGCGCTAACGCAATCAACAACTCTGGAGTTAGACACATGTCCCGTAACTTCCGTTCCACCCGTGGTCGCATGGCCATCGAAAGCATCGAAGGCGCTGACCAGACCGCAGCTGAAATCGACATCGACACCGACAGCCAACACGGTGACGGCGCCGACGCCGCCCTGCTGGATCTGAAAGACGTCAACACCGAAGTCGCCGAAAACGACGGCGCCGTCGACGAGCTGGAAAACACCGTTGCCGCTCTGGAAAGCCTGCTGGAAACCGCAGAAGCTGCCCAGGAAACCGGCGGCCTGGACCCAGTCGCTGCCGACCTGCTGCAGAAAGCGGTCGAAAACGAAACCGCTCCGCTGGGTACCCCGGCTGAAGAAGTGGTTCCTGCTCTGGAAAACTTCACCTCGCCTTCGAGCCGCCGCCAGGCGACCGTCATGGCCTGTGAAGGCATCAAGGACTGGATCGACAAGGTCTGGGCCAAGATCAAAGAGCTGATCCAGAAAGGTCGCGACCTGGCCAAGAAAGCCTACGTTGCCGTCAAGCAGTTCATCCAGCGTATCGAGCCGCGCATCAAGGCGCTGCAGGAAGACGCCGGCAAGCGCAACTTCTCGATGCCGAAGTCCGGCAACGTCAGCGACAAGGGCGAGTGGGCTCTGTCCGAAGTCGGCAAGCTGCAGCAGCTGAGCGACGCCGTTCTCGACGGCTACACCAAGGCCGCCATCGCGCACGCCAACAGCATCGCCTCCGCCCTGTCGGCCGGCGACGAAGTCAAGGCTGCCGAAGAAGGCAAGACCGAAGAGAAGGCCGAGTTCAGCGTACCGTCCAACCTGGACGCGCCTGCCAAGGTCCTGCTGGCCATCAAGAACCTGCCGGGCGGCCGCGAGTTCGTTCCTGCTGGCGACACCATGACCATCCGCACCAAGCAAGGTGGTTCGACCGGTGGCTCCAACGCAGCTTCCGCTGCCAACGAGCAGACCATCACCTCGGCTCTGACCACCCTGGCCACCGTTGCCAAGGCCGTCGTCGGCTACGAGAAGAACTTCCAGGAAAAAGACCGCGCTCAAGAAGGCGTGATCAAGGCTGGTGACGCTTTCGCCAAGAAAGCCAAGGCCAACGACAAGGGCGACGATGCTGCTGCCCGCGCCGCGATCAACGCTGCCAAGAACGCTGGCCGCCTGCTGGACCAACCGGCCAAGGACACCCTGTCCTACCTGGTTACCGCCATCAACGGCTACTGCACCACCATCGCCGCTCACCTGAAGCACTACGACAAGAAGTAATTCTTCCGTAGCGCCTGGTGCGTTGTGAATAAAAGCCGGGCCTTCGGGTCCGGCTTTTATGCCGCAGGTTGGACATGCTATGCAGACCATTCCTTCAAGGACATTATCATGCCCAATGGTAACTACGCTATTGGGAATACCTACGAGACCGTGACGCGTCCCATGGCTTTTGCCATTGCCAAGGACTGCCTTGCTCGGCTAGGGTTTCCCGAAGACGCATTCCTGAGCATCCCTGGCCACACTGAGCAGGCACTCGTTCAGGGCTCCACCATCGACAACAATTTTGATACCAAGAACTGGTTCGGCACTAACAACGAAGCCATTCTGAAAATCAAAGAAGACCCCATCACCGATCGCATCTATGAAGCCTCGGTTATCCGACGCGACAACAATGTGATCTTTAAGGACGCAGAGACGCACGTATACGTCCGTCCCGTCTATCAGCCTACCAAAGCCACGCTGACGTTTCGTCTGCGCTGTAAAGACGAGATTGAGGCCAGCAAGCTACGTGACGATACATGGGCCCGTTCCCATCTGTTGCGCCACGAGCAAGTGCACACGCTGACCTACCACTGGCAGATCCCCGAAGTGTTCCTGGTTATCCTCCACGAGATCTGGATGAAGCAGGAAGCCCACGACAAGACCGGCGACTCGTTCCCCAAGTACCTCAAGGATCGTTTCGATCCACGGGTGGACACTGTCACCAACTTGGCAGGTAAAGGAGGTGTGTTGGTTGTGCCTGAAGATCAGGTACGGGTGCTGGGTTGGTTTGACTTCTCTGGCGTCATGGATGAGCCGACCTTCAACAAGGACAACGGCACCTGGGATCTGGAGTGGTCGTACAGCGTGGTTTATGACAAGCCTATTGAGGCTGTCCTGGATTACCCATTGGTTGTGCGGCAGAAGATGCTGGGGGCAGACTTCCGTCCCAAGCAAGGCATGTACAAGCTCTCTGACCACGACGTAGACCCTAACACGGTCAATCGTACTCTCGGTAGCTTCTTCAACGTCTGGACGCCTCCTAAGGGCATTCTGGACAAACGTTACCCTGACTTCGATACATGGCAGGTGGAAGGCGGTACTCGTGGCTGTATCGACCTGTGGTATGGCCTGACAACGATCTCTGCGGATAACCGCAAGGACATGTTGTCCATCGACACCCTGGGCGTGCACAAGCTCAGCGACGCTGCTCGTGACTTCATCATGTCTGAGCGTAAGTACGTGGTGGATTACGGCCGTAGTCTTTTTGACATCGCGGTGTACTCCGATAACGAGCGTCACTTGAACGGGCAGGTCGAGTTGACTGAAGACGGAATGATCCGTTCCCTGTTCGATGTGTCCATGGTGCCGATCTACCATGTTGTGATTGCCTTCCGCAATAACCTCTACACACTCTCTGTGGAGGACCAGGATCGCCTGCGTCAGAATGCCTGCAAGATGTATGAGGTATTGGTTCAGATGTATCCAGCGCTCGCTGCAGCCGGACAGATACCTAAGCCAAATAAGCGCTGCTTCTGGACCCGTGAAGAGTGGGAATGGATTGTTGACATCATCTCACCTCCTCGTCCAGGTGTGTGGCCTCGTCCATCTCGCCCCCCTAGTGTACCTGGCGGACATGGTGGCGGTAACCTCACCCCAGGCCAACGTCGCATCCTGATGCTGACAGTCGGTTCTTACAACATCATCACCCGGAGATAAGATCATGCCATTGGTCGAAGTCGATGAAGACAAGGTCGAGAAGCAACCCGCTACTGGTCGTGTCGTACCCGTGGATATGCGCACTGCCTTGGTGCAGACGCGTAATCAACCTCGCCAATCCCTGATCACTCAGGCGGGTGGCTCGATCTTCCCGATCACTGTGTACAAGCAACTGGTTCGAGAGCATGACTCGGTCAAGCCTCAGGCACTGAACCTGGATGCCCCGTACCAACAGTACGAGAAGATCAACAACGTGGAGTCTCGCCTGCAGGGCGACTTCTCCTATTCGTTCGAAGAGGAAGAAGGTGACCGTGTTATCACCGGTACCCTGATCCTCTATCCGGGCATCTACCTGAACATGCACGACATGTTTGAGGCAGACGTGGGGGATGGTCAAACTGGCCTCTTCCACATCAACATGAAGCCAGAGCCTCTGTCGTGGATGGGTCAGGCCTGTCAGCAGATTCAGTTCCGCATGGTGGCCCGTGATGACCCACTGCGCCAAGCAGACCTCAAGGCCAAGACCGTAGAAGAGTTCTACTACGTTGTTGACTTCGTCCGCTTCGGCAAGAACCCTGTCCTGATCAGTTCGCTGTATCACGACTACCGCATGCTGTTCCGCACATCGGAAACGATGATCAGCGAATACCTGCGGTTGTTCTTCAGTCCGATCAGTCAAACTCTCATCATTCCTGGCCAGGAGCCAGAGAACGGTACCTGCTATGATCCTTTCCTGGTTTCTGCTGTGCTCAGCGTACTTGAAACTACCCAGCACCCCCTGCTTCGAAAAGTACAGGCCCATAACACCGACGCACAGTACGCTTTCAGAACCACCACGATCTGGGATGCTCTGCTCCAAATGGAGCCAAGCCACCTTCACCTTGCCTGCCAGCAAATGGGCCTAGTGCAAAAGAGTGTCCTCAAGACCCGTGCCAACTACGGCGGGGCTTACTGGGCACAGATCGACATGGTCATGTTCCCCATTGAGCCGCGTGAAGATGCCGACTCAATGCGTGCGCCGACCATGCAGTACACCACCACCCCTTTGCGTGACGGCCCAGCCCCGATCCATGACTTCAATCGCCTGATCCGTGAAAAGGACCTGACCGACGTTAAAGTAGTAGAGTCGCGTGATCCCAAGGACAAAGTACCGAACATCTGGGACACCAACGACGACACCTACTACGTCTTCAGTAAAGCCTTCTACGAGGAGGACTACACGAAGATGAGCCATCTGGAGAAACTGGTTTGGTCTGTACTGAACCAGCAGGAACTGGATGTGCCCAAGTTGGCAGAGCTGGTCCGTCAGTCGAAAGAGTGGGACAAGCTTGAGCGTTTCTATTACGTGCCAGTGTTGATGATCCTGAACATTCTGGCATTGCGAGGACCTTCGATATGACTCCTAATCGTCCAAAACCCCTACCCGTGGGAACTAGCCTGTCGCCTGCAGAGCAGATCTCCTTCAACCACTATGAGGTCATGGTACCTCGGTTGTTCCTGCAGTCGGCAGAGGCCGCCTCCTTCTACGGGGCGATGGCGCAAGACAACCCGATGGCTCAGCGTGAGCAAGAGCAGGGAGACATGCGCGTGAACCTGCCTGCAACTAAAATGGCAGAGCTGTACGCCAAAGGTTGCAAGCCTTGGTTCATCGACCACCCCAAGTCTGCCAAGCTGTACCGCGAGGTTGTGGGCTACCTGAAGACTGCTGTGCAGAACTTCGATCAGGCGCCTAACTCTGGTCGCTGGACACCAGACATGATGGACAACCTCCTGAAGCTTGAGAACTTCGCTCAGTGGCTCCATGGAGTTGCGTTGCCATTCCTCACCGAAGAAGACGTAGGTCCTCCACGCGATACGTTGGCAGGCTACAGCCGTCGCACTCCAATGCAGCGTCTGTCGCAGCAACAGCAGGAAGACCAACGTCAGAAGGCAGAGCACCTTGCGCCAGATCACCAACGCGTGGTTGATGACCTGGTTG